GTTGTGGAGGACCACGGAGCCGAGGACATCCTGGACAACAAGGAGATCGGCACGCTCATCGGCGCGCTGGGCTGCGGCATCGAGCAATCGAACGCCTTCAGCATCGGCAAGCTTCGCTACCACAAGATCATCCTGCTCACGGATGCTGACGTGGACGGGTCGCACATCCGCACGCTGCTGCTGACGTTCTTCTACCGATGCATGCCGCAACTGATCTACAACGGCTACATCTACATCGCGCAGCCGCCGTTGTACGGCGTGCACGTCCCGGGCAGCCGGGTCACGCGCTACTTCACCACCGATCCGGACTTCGCGTCGTACCGCGATTCGCTGACGCAAGAGCAACGGAAGTCGCTGCGCGTCACACGCTACAAAGGGCTCGGCGAGATGAACCCCGAGGCGCTCTGGGAGACCACTATGAACCCGGAGTACAGAACGCTTCGGGCGGTGAAGATCAACGACGCCGTAGCGGCGGAAGAGAACTTCAACCTCCTCATGGGCAACAACGTCGAGAATCGGCGCAAGTGGATCGAGGAATACGGCATCCTCGCCACGGACTTGGACATCTGATGGATCAGATCATCTTCATCGTCGTAGGCGCGTTCGTCGTCATGGGTTTCTACTACGGCGATACGATCAACAACTGGGTCAAGCATCTCATCGAAACGCGGAGGGATGAACGCGAAGAACGCCAGGCCAACGCTCGCGCCGAGATGCGTCATCGCCATCGACTAGAGAAGGCGGAGAAGCTGGAGACCGTCGTCAGCATTCTCATCGCCGACGAATCCATGGCCAAGGGACTCAGAGATAAGATCGATGCCGAGTTTCCGAAAGCTCGGGTCGAAGTGGAGAAGGAAGAGGAGGAAGACGACTACTCCCTCCGCCGAATGAAGAAGCACGCTGGGCGATCAAAACGGTAGCGAAATCCCCTATGAGCAGTAGAGGGGAAACCCGCCTCAACAAACCCACGAAGGAGATCGAATCATGCAAAACGAATCGCAGAAGCAGACCGAGCTGTCCCCCGAAGGCCTCGCCGTCGTCGCCCGTGTCCAGGAGCTGATGGACATGAACAGGACGAACATCCTCAAGAGCGTCGACGAGCGGCACGCCGCAGCCGACGCCTCGCTGCGCGCCGCCATCGCGTCGGTGGCGTCCAACGGGGCCACCGGGGTCGACCTCCGGCAGATCGTGCGCGACGAGGTCGCCACGCTGAAGCCGGCGCCGCAGGTGAACCTCGGCGAGTTCGCCCGGTTCGCCACGGGCCCCAAGGCCATCCACGAGGCGGTCCAGAAGGCCTCGGCGCTGGAGGTGAGCCTCCTGACCCGCCTGGGGCTCTCGGCGGGCTTCCAGCCGGCGGAGACCAGCCTCTCCCCCGCGCAGGCCGGCGCCGCCATCGCGGCGGTGCTGCCGGGCGTCATCGCGGAGGCCAAGACCGAGATGGGTCCGGCGGGCGAGGTCGTGGCGGTCAGCCTGGCCGGCTGGCTGCACGACGGCGTCAAGAAGGCCCACGACGCGAAGCTGGTGCAGTCGCCGCAGGCCGGGATCTCGAAGTGGGCGGCGGTCGCGCTCGGTCTCGGCGGCAGCGCCGTGATCGCGGGCGGCGTCACGCTCGGCGTGATGGCGTACAAGAAGACCGGCCCGTTCGCGCCCACCGAGGGCTGACGACTTGGGGCAGGCCGGCGAAAGCCGGTGCTGCCCTGATCGTTTGCCTACGTGCTGCCGTCGTACGTCGCGTAGTCGTTCGCGAGATGGTTCTCGATCTCCTCGATAGCGTAGTCCTCGCGCGCACGAGCTGCGGCCTCGTCGCTGGACGCCGGTTCTTGGATCGGAGAGATGATGTCCGGGCGCCTATGCTTGTGGAAACTGGTGACCACGCAGTAGAGGATGGAGTGGAACGTGTCGTCGGGAATGCTCCGCGGCTTGTCGTACTTGATCATGCGCAGGGTTTCCGAGTACTCGGCATGGATGCTGAGCAGATCCTCGGCGTACGGAGCCTTGAACACGGAGTACGCTGGCAGTCGGATCTTCAGGTTCTTGAGCGCGGAGAAGATGTCCGCCATCACGACGGTACGGAAGATGATGTAGCGGTGCAGCGCGCCCTTGTACGTCACCTTCTTCGTGCTCTTCGCCGCGTACTGGTACTGATGGATTCTCTTCGCTCCGAAGATCGAGGTGAGCTTCTTGTTCTGCACGAAGCCCATGCCGTAGTCGCAGCCCACCAGCTCGATGCGGAACTTCTGAATGAGGCGAATGATCTCTGCCATCTGAGGTTCAGGATCGGTGAGGACGCCGTCGAAGCGTCGGCAGTATACGATCTGAAAGCTGGAATCCCCGCGCGTGTAACCGCCCACCGTCATCACGGTGTACGCGTTCTCGCCCGTACCCCAGTCGATGCCGGCGAACAGCTCGTGCGATTCGCGCAGCTTCGCAACGTGATCTTCATCCATCAAGTAGGTGTCGGTCTCGTCGCACGCTCGGGCAACTTCGCCGCGCGTCAGCGGCTTGAGCCCTGAGTCGTAGCTGAGCGCCAAGACCTCGTTCATGAACTGAGCGGTGGGGTAGTTCTCCATGACGTGGAGAAGCAGGTCCCACGCCTTGTACGGATTCGCGTCGTTGAAGTCGGGCTTGAAGTACCACGGCACCATCGGACGACAGATCCGGAAGCCCTCGACGCGGGCTCCTGGGTTCATCTGCACCCACTGCGCGTACGCATGTTCAGGATTGATCGGCTTGCCGCACTTGTCGCAGATCGGACCACGCTTACCGATGTTCTTCTGGCCGAGTACGATCCAGTGCCACGGGTAGTGGTGCTCGCAGGGGATCACCCACTCCGACATCGTGGACTCTTTCGACCAGATGCTCTCGATCGTATTGTCGAGGCTCTTGGGCGTGCCGGAGTACACGTACAGGGAGTTGCGGTAGCGCGAAGCCGACTCCTTGATGACGGGCATGACGTCCTTGAGGATGTCCTGCACCTCGTCGATGAAGATCGAGCTGACGCTGATGCCGCGGATGCGGTCGGCGTTGAGGAAGGCGTATCGCAGATAGATCTTCGACTTCGTCAGGAACTCCTTCTCCAGAAGGTTCCAGGTCAGGCTTTTGTTCGTCATCGCCTTGACGAACGGCGAGATCTCGACGATGTCGTCGATACGGGCGGAGGAGAAGACCTTGGTCTGCGTGGCCGAGGGCGTGACGAAGAGCGCGTTCTGGTACCAGTTCATGCCGCACAAGCCGATCAGCTTGTTGCCGAGCGACGTCGACTTCTCGGTCTGACGACTTGTCATGAAGAGGATCTCGCGCGCCTCCGTGTCGTACGGCCGGATGAGGTAGCGGCGCTCGTCGAAGCCGATCTTGGAGACCTGACCCTTCTCGCCGTCCTTGACGCGGACCATGTGGCTGACCCACTCCGACGTCTTCATGTGGAGCTTGCTCTGTGCTACTCCCTTCTTGCGCGCCTTGCGCTCCACCTCTGCAAACGGATCATCGACGAAGCGCTGCCCCGCGGTATTGCCCTTCTCGAACTTGGAGTAGTCGATGTCGGAGAAGATGGGTCTCGATGCCATGACTGGTCTCTTCCTGACCTGGCTCGGAAGCTCGGCCGTCGAATCACGCCGGGACAAGGACGGATCGATGTGGGTTCGTCTCACGATGCCGGCGAGTGATGCCTTGCGCCTGGCTTCCGCGAACTTCGTCCGCGAGTACAACAAGGCCTACAAGACGTCGTTCTCCGTGAGCTACCCCAAGAACTATCGACTCGTCCTCAAAGAGGGGCGTCGATCAGAGAAAAGAACCGGTTCACGAGCGGCCAAGGATCGGGCGAACGACCGAGACCCCGGACGATGATGCAGAAGCTGGCCAGCTCCTCGGTGTAGCGGGCCTTGATGAACTGCACGTCGAACACGATGGGCATCGCGCGTTCGAGCCGGTCGGCCATCTGGTAGGCCGTGGGCCACGACCCGATCTTCTTCGGCGGGTACTCCGACCAGTCGGTGTTCGGCGGATAGAAGTGGAAGATCATGGATCCGTCGTCCTCGCGGACGCCGTACTCCACGAAGTAGTTCGGAGTCTGCTTGACCTGCCGGTCTGCGACGGCATCACGCAACCCACGCACCGGCTCCGGCGAGGCCTTGAACGTCTCCAACTGCTCTTCGATTTTCGGGTTCATGCGATCTCCTGGTCTTCGGTGGTTTCAGGCGCCGGTTCTTCGACGAACGTGGCTTCGATGGCCGGTGCAAGGGTCGGGATGTCCTTGACCGTGGCGAGCTTGGAATGGTCGTATGTAGTCTGGATCTTCTTGAACTCGTCGAGAAGATCGGCGCTACCGCCTCGATGCTTCGTCAGCTCTTCGTCCGCCATGCGCGTCATCTGGAACGCCATGAACATCGCCTGCGTCCGAGGCAGCGATGGCTTGGACTGAAGCAGAGCGTGCTCCATGAAGACGTTGAAACCGTGATCACGAAATGCCGTGTACTGCTGGACCGGCGTCAGCGAATCGGCACTGCGATCCACGATTGCCAGAACGAGAGCCGCCCCTGCGGCACTACGAGGCGCTCCCAGAGCGGCCAGGTAGTCGTTGTTGTTCTCTTCCGGGAGCCAGTGATCGATAAGTCCACGCCACTCCGAGATGTTGAGCGCGGAGACGTTCCAGAAGTAGTGCTGGAACGCCTTGATGACGCGGACGTTGATGACCTCCAGGCTGAGCCCGAAGCGCTGCGACACCCGATCTGCGATGCTCTGCGGGCTCAGGGGACCGAGCAGAAGCGCCTCGGTCATTCGACGCATCGCCGGCTCGTTGAGCAAGTCGATAGCGCGCGCCACGAACTCGTCTCCCCTCCACATGTCCCAGATCTTCCACTGGGTGAGAAACCGAGTCGTCGAGTCGTTGGGCTTCTCCGCCCGTGGATCGAAGTCCTCGGGGATCTCCATGGCCTGCCGCATCTTCACCATGTGCACGGTGAAGCGGGCAAGCTCCTTGTTCGATCGAGGAAGCGGAAAGCGCAGATCGTCGAGTTCTTCGATGATCTGCGCGGTGCTCAGTCCACGCTTCGAGAACAGATACGCGATGTAGTTACCAGCAGGATGTCGAAGCATCAGCTCCCCGCAGAAGCACCCTCCGACGCGTCGCGCAGCGCGAGCGCCTTGAGGCCCTGGACCGTCTCGTCGAGAGCGCGAGCCGCCCGCGCCGCCGCGAACTCCGGGATCTCCGAGAGCCCGAGGCGGGAAGCGAGAACCAGCTCACAGATCTTCGAGAGGCACTTCTCCAGGTATGGGGTGTTGCTGACGAACATGCGCACGTTCTCGGAGTTGATGAAGCCGAGGGACAGAACGGCGTCCACGGTCATCGTGTCCGGAAGCGACGCTGCTTCCTTCACAAGGTTTTGGCGCAGGGCCGTCACCTCGTGGCTGCGGGAGGAAGCGATCTTGCGTGTCGATTCGATGAGGTCGGAAGCGAGGGAAACGTCGAGCAGGCCCGGCACCATGACGGTGTCGAGCTGAGCCTGTGCGATCTTGTTGTGCGCCAGCTTGGGCGAAGCCCCGGCGAGCGCGAGGACGAACGCGGCGTCGTCGGTGCTGAGCCGCTTCGCGGTGACGCTGGCCAGCTTGGGCAGGTTGACGAACTCCAGGCTGACGCCCTCGTCGTCTGCTGCGTAGAGCCGGATGGCCCGCACCGTGGCATCGGCCGCGGTCTTCGTGATCATGTCGGTGCTGTCGACCAGGGCCACCATGTTCTCGTCCGACAGCGGCAAGAACTTCGCCGTGGAAGGCATCATGATCTCGCCCTTCGAGACCACGATCTTGTTGAGGCCGGGGACGAGGCGGACCTTCGACTCCTCGCCGGTGATGGACGTCACGAGGAAGCTCTTGCCACCTGCCTGCTCCTCGGTCGCGCCCTGCACGAGCACCGGGACGGTCGCTTGCACGCCACCCTGGCCGGCCGCGTAGAAGCAGCCCGTGCCCTTGGCCGGGCCGGCGGGGAGATCGACGGCGCTCGCCACGTGCGCTCCGATGACGGCGCCCTGCACCATCGCCGCGGCGCCGTTCGTGAAGACGCACATCGGCACGTTGGTGCCATCGAGATCGATGAGATCCGGAATCACCCAGCCCGTCATCTCCTTGCCGTGAACGGTCTTCACCTTGTAGATGCCCGGCTTGTGGACGGCGTGCCACTTCGAGGCGTCGAGGTCCACCTCGGTGGTCACGACCGGATCCGGAGAGATGGTCGTGGCCCCATCGGTGTCCACCTTCGCCACGACCTCGGCCCCTGCGAACTTCAGGACCTGGGATCGCGTCATGTACTCGGACACCGGGCCTCGGTACGCTGTGCGGCTTGCACGCTTCACCACGTACATCTCCTTCGCGTCGTCGTAGCTGACCTGCGCGGCGTGAACCGGGGCCGTGCTGAGCGCGACGTCGAGAAGATCGGACGCCCGATCGCGCGCCGTCTTCTCCACGCTCGCCAGGAGCTGAAGCGCGCGCAGCAGCACGTCGTTGTTGGTGAGGTCGATGCCCTGGGCTTCGCTGGCGAGCTTCGTGATGTCGGGCTGAAGGATCGTGGGAAGCACGCTCTGGAGCATCGAGAAGCGTCCGGCGGAGCTGAGCTTCATGCCGGGGCCCTGGATGAACGTCACGGCACCCTGGGTGCCGCCGCCGATACCCTGGCTGATGCCGGCCCCGAAGTCGTTGTCGCTGCGTCCCGGCGGGTAGAACTGGTTGTAGAGCGAGGTGTCGCCCCAGTCCTCGGTCGTCATCTCGAAGGTCTCGGGGCGGAACAGCGAGCTGCGCAGGCCGTGCGGCGTGAGCGGCAGCATCTTGCCGTTCCGCATCATGATCAGGTCCAGCGGCATGAGCATGTGGTTCTTGATCACGATGGGGACGAGGATCCGACGAACCTGCGGCGCCGTGCGGGCGGCGGCCAGCGCGCTGTCGGTCGTGTTCTCCACGACGATGACGCCGAGCCCGAAGCCCTGTTCGTCGTCGACCTTGAGCATCTCGACCTTCGGCGTGTAGTCGCTGGTCTCCGGCGCGGCGCGGAACAGCTCGGTGAGGATCTCACGCGGCCAGTTCTCCGGATCCTCGTCGAGCTGCGCAGACGCAGCCTTGGTGACGGCGGTGGGCTCGAACGACGGCTTGGACGTGTGGAGGAAGAGATCCATGTTGCTGGTCATCGTAACACACCTACTCGATGAGGACTTTCGTCGAGAGAATCTGAGCCAGCGCCGCGATGAACGCTGGAGAAGGCGAGGCTACCATTCCAGGCCCGACGGTGGCCACTGGCCACTGCGCCGAAGCAAGGAGCTGCACGAGATCCTGCCCCTTCACCGCTGGATTCGAGGCTGCACGGCTGCCCAGGCGCACCGTGGATCCTCCCGCGATGTTCTCGCCAGCAGCGATGTGCTCGATCTTTCCATCGGCGGTCGTGGACTCATCGCCACTGATGCGCACGGTACGGCTACCCTGGACCGTGAGGGAGTCGCTGCCCTTCACCGTCACGCTTCGGTCGCCACCGATGATCTCGGTCTTCTTACCTCCCATGCTGATGACCATGGAGTAGACCTCGGACTCTACCGTACCGTCGTCACGATCGATGCCTTGAGGCGCAACGTGCACGGTCCACGCCGACTTGTCACTCCCACTACCCCCGAGCGGCAGGTGCTGGAGACGGATCGAAGCCTTCTGGTCCTGAGCGAACTCGTTCATGTGGAAGACGTAGGTGGCCGGAGCGTTGCCGCTGGGATCGCTCTCCTGCCGCTCGACCGTCCAGGCGATGTCTCCGGCGAAGGTGTGGTGCTCGAAGTTCTCCGAGAAGTGCTTCATGAAGTTGAGCACCGGGATGTAGACGGTCTGCGCGATGTTCGTCGCTCCGATCTGCACCACACCGCCGCGCCGCAGGTAGATGAAGTTTTCGTCTCGCCCCGTCAGTGCGATGTCGCCGGGGTTGAGCTGGGGCCGGCGCGAGCGAAAGCTGACGTCCGTCATCGATCCCGAGCCATCGGTAGTACTACGCTCCGGATCACCATCGGCGCTGTTCTGGACCGCAGCAGCGCCGAGGTACCCCATGATGAACGGGGGCGTGTTGTCGCTCGGCCACCCAAGCATACAGATCGCACCGACCTCCGGCAGGTGATGGAAGCCCTCTCCGTTCTCGTAGTGGTGGTAAGGCGCCAACACCTGAATATCGGTCGGATCTTTGTCGGAGTGCCGCGTCTGAACCGTGACCGTGTAGGTCTTTCGGTTGACGTTCGTCACCGTCCCTTCCTCGCACCGGAAGTGCGAGTAGCGGCGGTGCGAGGGACCGTCGGGCGTGCGTGCCATCAGCGCGTAGCCTGGGCGGTCCCGAAGGGACGTGCATCTGCCGGGGCGCCCACGGTGACGCCCACGGCGAGCGCGGGGATGGGGTGGCGGCCCGAGACGTCGGAACGCTGGCCGTGCTGGATGCCGGTGAGGATGGACTGGCCGATGCGCTCGCCCTGAAGGCGGGCCATCCAGTCCGGCTGCTGCCGAAGCGGGTTCATCTTCGTCGGGATGAGCATGGACTGGTACTCGATCGGTTCCTTGCCCTTGAGTGCCGTTCGATTGATCTCATCGACGACAGCCTTCTGGACGTAATCGCCGCGGATGTATCCGTCATGTGAGCCAGGATCGGTGATACGAACGACACCGGTGGCGTTCCGAACCGCCAACTCGACGTGGCGACGAAGAACGCCCTCCCGCCCGTAGATGGTTCCGATCTTATCGACCATATGGGCCTGAACAGCATCAAGTCCCTTCGTCGCGAGCAGATCGTGCAGATTCGGGTCGCCCTCGGTGAGGACCTCGCCCTTCTTGAACTCGTAGTCCTTCTTTACCATCGGCAGCGGCTTCTGCCGACTGCGAAGCGAGAGCTTCTCCGTGTTCACCACCCAGTCGCCGGAGCGGCTCTGGTGAACGCTCAGCACCTTGCCGGCGCTCGGAGCCACTGCCGCATCCTCGCGTCCCCGCTTCGCTGCGTCGAAGAGGCGCTGTACGTCACCGAACTCCGAGATCGAGTGGCCCAAGGAGCTGACGATGCCGCCGCCATGCGTCTGCTTCAGCATGAGCTGGGCCGCGCGCTCGCCGATGGCCTGCGCCGCGATGATGCCGGCGTTCTCGCCCTGAGCGTATGCCTTGCCATTCGGGTGCACGCCCATGCACATCGAGCAGATGCCAGCGGGCATGCGGCACTTCAGCGGCGAGCGCACCACGAGCTGGTCGATGCGGTTCTCCTTCGCCTTCGCCAAGATCTCAGGCGTAACGACGGTGCCGGCTTGCAGTGTGACATCTCCGAGCTTCACCGGCTGTGCGAGGTGTCGATCGACGACATCCTTGTTGCCGACGCTCATCGCGAGTCCGTGCGTCGTGCCGCAGTCGTGTCCGGTGATGGGATGATCGATGTTGACCTGCACGAGCAGCTTGCTCATGTAGCCGGGCTCGCGCACGGAGTCGGTCTTCTGGATGACACCGCGCCGTGCGCCCGCGGCCTGAAGGAAGTAGCCACCGACGTCGATGCCCTCGGCGAAGCTCTTCGTGATCGGCACCTTCGACGGTCGACCGAGATGGTCCTCGACCAGCATCGGAGCCATGATCAGGCCCTGGAACTGCTCCCGCTTCGCCTTGATGCCGGAGCCGAGGGGCGACGGCGCCATGTCGCTGACGTTGGTCGGCCGGCCCTGGAGCGCGCGGTTGTACACGTCGTGGATTGCGCGGGTGGCTTCGAGCCAGGCCGGAGCGACCTCGTCGTGCTTTCCGGCGGCCTCCAACTTGGCCACCAGCTTCTTGGTGTCTCCGATGATCTTGTCACGATCTTCGCGAAGCGGCTCGATGTCTCGAAGCCCGACGGTATGACCGGACTCGTACGCCATGTTGAAGCCGAGCCGGCTCAGACCATCGGCGACCTCGACGAAGTGCTTCGGCGTCGACTTCGCCGTGTCCTTCAGGACCACGTCCTGGTACTTCCGATCGAACGGCTTGGAGAGGTTCGTCTGAACATCCTTTCGATACTTCTCCGGGACGACGGCGGCGATGCGCATGCGGCCGAGAGTGGTGTTCCCGACACCAGTGATGTGGATCTCCTGGTTCAGGTTGATCCGGTTCTGGCGGAACGCGGTCTCGGCGTCGTCCTTCGTCTTGAAGGGCTCGCCGTGCTTGCCGCGAGCGATGCTCATCCGGTAAAGGCTGAGCGCGGCCTCGTTCGCCGGAGCGAAGAGAACGTCGCCGCTGCTGTCCGACAGCGTGCGCTGCGACGGCAAGATCCGATGCGCCTCTTCCACAGCGCTCTGCGTCAGCGGAACCATCAGAGCGACGGTGTCACCGTCGATGTCGCCGCCGAGAGGCGGCAGGATGAGCGGGCTGACCTTGATGGCGGGATCGTCGGTCAGGCGCACTCGCTGCGCCACGAGCCCGTACTGGTGCAGCACGGGATCCCGCTTCATCAGCACCGGCCGCGTCAGAACCTCCTGTTCCAACGCCCTCACCGCCATCGGATCCTTGCGGCTGATCATACGCTGGGCTTCGTCCGGCTTCACGCGCGCCTGGATGAGACGACGCGCCACCATCGGGCGCATCAGCTCCATAGCGATCTTCTTCGGCAGGCCCATCTCGTCGACGCTGAGGTTGGGGTCCACGACGATGGTGGCGCGGGACGTATAGTCCTGCTTCTTCGCGATCATCTTGTCCTGGAAGAAACCGTCCTTCGGCTGCTCACCGGAGATCATGTGGATGATCCCGGGCAGCGTCTTATCCGGATCTTCCTTGGTCCCGCGCATGTCGAGATCGAGCGCCTTCTTTCCCTTCGGCGTGGTACCGAAGAGGTTGCCCATCTCCTGGTAGAGCCCGGCGCGAACGTCGAGCGTGTTGTTGTACGGCACCTTCTTCTCGCCCTTGCGGATCGTCTCGTTCACCATGCCGAGCCGCTTGTACAGCGAGTTGAGCGGATTGTTCTTCACCGTACCGTCGGGCAGCGTGGTCTGCGGACGAAACACCGGCGGCAACACCGGGATCGCGCTCATCGTCCAGGCCTCGGCCAGGTTCTTCCCGCTCTCCTTCACGGTCTTGAGCGATCGGTACTTGAAATGCAGCTTGTCGAGCGCGGTGCCCTTGACCTTCGGGTCTTCGAGCGCCGACTTCGTCCGCTTCATCTCCTTGTCGATGTCGATCTTGGCCAGCGCAGCACGGATGGCCGCACCGCCATACGTACCGTCGGGCAGCTTCGCCTTCCCCTCGATGATGTTGGGGATGTCGCGCTCCTTGATGCCGAGCGTGTTCGCGATCGAACGTGCGTAGACGGGATTCGGCATCGGCTCCACCAGCTCGATGTGGCCCCAGTGCTGGCCGAGCGGGCCTCCGGTGATGACGGGGTCGAAGAGGCCTCCGGGCTCCGGCCTGTCGTCCTTGCCCCGGATACCGCGCGTCGGGCGCGTGATCTCTCCACGGCTCAGCGCCCGCACCTCTTCATCGCTACGCGGCATCAGACGGATCTCGGCCCCGGTCTTCTCCACGTTGACGCCGAGACCCGTCAACATCGCCTCGAACTTCTTGAAAACGAAGGGCACCTTGGGCGCCGGTACACGATCGCCGTTCGCCAGAGCACCCCAGACCTCTCGGGCCTGCGGCTGATCCGACTTCAGCGTCTGCATCTCACGGAGGTTTTCCTTGAGACCAGCAGCCAACGCCGCGTAGACGCCGAGCGCACCCAGACTCTGGGCGCCGGAGTGACCACCGCCGCGGGGCACGCGCGTGTCGTTGTCGTAGTGGATTTTGGGCGCATCGTACTGCGCCAGCTCACCGCCGTATCCACCCGAGCGGACGTGCGTCTTCTTGTCGATCTGATGTTCGAGCTGGAACGCGTAGTGAGGACCCACCATCACGTCACCGAGACGACGCCCGGTCTTCGGGTCGTAGAGCGCCTCGGTGTCCGTGAGCCCGTGCGCCGACAGCTCGTCCTGCATCTTCTTCAGATAGTCGACCCCGCCCTGGAAGTTCTTCACCAGGTACGGCTTGCCGGTCTTCTCTGCGATCTTACCCGCTGCGGTCTCCAAGAGCTGCCCGGGATTCATGCGTCCCGGTACCGAGACCGGGTTGATGAGCATCTCGACTGGACGGCCCTTCTCGTCGTGCGGCATCTCCTTGTCGGGGATGATCTGCGTGACGATGCCCTTCGCGCTGTGACGCGTCGAAATCTTGGAACCGATCTGTGCGGGCTCCAGGGTCTTGAGGTGCACGACGATGTTCTTGCCCTGACGCTCCGCTCGTACCACTTCCGCTTCGTAATCCCCGTCCCAGACCATGGCGCCGTTGTTGAACTTGCTGCGAAGCCGCTTGCCGATCTTGAACTTCGCGCTGAGATCGGCAGTACCCGGAAGCTGCGTCTCGGTGAGCGCAAGCACGAGCGGATCACCCGGCTTCACTTTCTCTCCGGCGCGAATGATTCCGTCGTCTCCGATCTTGGCCACTCGATCCTTCGAGTAGATGGCGCCCTTGTCGATGAGGAACTGCCGCTTGCCGACCACTGTGGAGTCGGAGATCAGCATGGTCGGTTTGTACAGGTGGTCGGAGGCGAGACGACGGGCCGCGCTGTCGGAGATGACGATGCCGTCCTCGTGGTTGGAGCCGTTCGCGATGTAGGCGGTGCGCAGGTTTGCGCCGAGAGCCAGTACGCCGTCCCTCGTGTAGTTGTTGTCCGCGACGATCTGCTTGGACGTGACGGAATCGCCGGGCTTCACGAGCGGAGTGCTGTGGAGCTGACCCTTCAGATCGTTGGTGGGGTAGTGGTGGTAGAGATGGACGGAGTGATTCCCTCTGTCCTTGCCTCGGATGAGGATCTCGTCCGGCTTCACTGCGGTGACGATGCCATCGACGGGGGAACGATGGCTGAGGAACCCAGTACCGACGATCTGCTCGAAGCTCCTGCCGGCACCGGCCTCCACCTGTACGAGAGGAGCCTCGCGCCCGACGACACTGATCGCCTGTGCCATGTGACGAGCCGACATCGTAGAGCGGCCCGCGCTGTCGTTCTGCATGAACGGCACGAGGTTGGTCTCCACGGCGAATATCTGCGCCGCCGTAGGCATGACGTAGTCGGCGGACGACATCGGTAGATCGTCGACCATCTGACCGCGTCCGTTCGACATACGGACCGACTTGCCAAGCGGAACGGGAGTGCCCTTGTCCCACTTCACCTGATCGGGGAGCACGACGTTGCTGACCGCAGCCGTGGCGGCGTCGACATCCTCCATCTTCTTCGTTTTGGTGTTGTAGAGCCGCATGTGCGGCTTACGATCTTTCACCATGACGCCGAACGTCAGGTGCGTGTTCACGCCCGCATTCGACTCCGGGGTGAACACTGGGTCGAGGAAGCCGAGATGGCTGGGATCGAGGCTGGTGTTCGACTTCGAGAGCGCGTGAGGATTCTGAATACCGCCGGGGCCGGTGATCGTGACCATGCTGTGATCGGCGAGCATGGAGACCGGGTTCGTCTGCTTGCCGTTGGCGGACAGCGACGTGGTGAAGACGTGGTACAGCGGACGCTGAATGACGTCGGGCGCGAACACGTCGCGCAGCACGGTGGCATCGCCGGAGAGCAGGCGGCGCTGGGTCGTGGGCTTGCTGAGCGCGCGCTGCACGCGCATCTCGATGTCGTCCTTCGCCTTGGCGATACGATCCACGAACTGGTCCCGTGCCTGCCACAGCTCCTTGTACCGGAGACTGTCGATCGGGTCGGGGTCGCGACGCTTTGCCGCGACATCGAGCAGCTTCTTCGACGCCTCGAACAACACGTCGCCGTTCACGCGCTCCGACTTCACGCCGACGTTGGCCTCGGAAACGATCGGGTCGATGCGTGTACCTTCGAAGATGGCGCGGGCTTCCAGCGCCGGATCCGTACCGGCGGGAAGCGGCTCCTTGCGCCACGTCTCGTAGAACGACTTCAGGTCACGAGCGACGTTGGCCTTCTTCTTCGACGCCTCGAACGCATCCTTGCCCCACGACGCCTTCATCTGCTCCTCGGACACGCCGAGTGCGGTGAGCACGGAGAAGAGAGGGATCTTGCGAGAACCCAGCTTCATGTAGAGCTGATCGTCGTCGCTCTTCTGCACGTCGAAGCTGCGCCCCTTGGCGAGCTGGAACTGCGCCTCGAACTCGCCGGGCTTCTCCGTCGCTTTCACGTAGACGCCCGGGCGCAGTCGCCACTGATTCGTGATGAACTTCTCCTGCCCCGCGACGATGTAGGAGTAGTGACGCGTCAGCTTCGGGATCTTGGCGACCGGGTAGTCCTTCTTCGTGATCAGCGGCTTTCCGGTCGTGGTGTCGACGACGCTGAGCGTGCCGGTGACCGGCGCCGCCCACGTGCGTCCTTCCATCTTGTGCTTCTGCTGATCCTTGATGTCGTCGACCCCAAGGCGGTCGTCGACACGCAGGTCGTCGACCCGCACCTCGAAGCGCCCCGTCCGGTCCTTGACCGGAAAGGTCTGGGAGATCTGGGAGAGAAGCTGGGTCTTCAGCTCCTCGAACTGGTGGCGCGGGTCGGAGGTGAGCACACCGCAGTCTACTCGGCGCCGAAACAAAGGGTCAACGCGCGTGCGTACGCAGCTATCAGCAGGTGGAGGCAGAGATGCAAGATCCCAAGGAAACAAGCACCGAAGACAACGACAGCGACAGCCTCAGCGACTTCGAGAAGTCCCTGAACGATGCGCTGGAGCAGTCCACGGAGGAGAAGAACGAGGAACAGAGCTAGATGGGCCTGATCGATATCTTCTTCTGGTCCGCCCTCGCCGGGTTCGCACTCGGCGTGATCGATGCCATGACGTTCAGTCCCGCTTGGCGGTGGCTCTTCGGAGGAACATGAAAGACAAGGTAGAACGCGCTCAGATCGAGGAACCCGATAGCACAAGTACCGGGTTCGACGACATCACCGCACCCTGCGATGCCTGCGGCGAGGAGAACGTCGGCGTCGGCACGCCCGTCATGATGATCATCCCGGGCATGATCTTCAACAACATCGAGTACGACGTGCCGATGTTCGTCCCGGATCCCGACGTGAAGCTGCGCATCGTGCAGCTTCCGAACGGGCAGCTCGGGTTCGTCACCGACCACAACGTGACGAAGTACACGCACCAGGACTGCTACACGCGCCTCGTCGACGAGGTGGCGTACATGGACCCGGACGAAGACGAGAACGACGAAAACGAAGAGATCGAGGAGAGCGAAGAGGAATGACGTACTCATTCACACAGTCAGAGATCTTGGTCCGGCGTGAGCTGGAGATGCAGACCAACCTCATCAAGAAAGGGGTCCGTCATCCGCTGAACAACCCGCTGCTCCTCGGTCCTACCGGTATCGGCAAGACGGCGATCGCATCGCGTGCTTGTGATCTCTACGAGCTGCCACTGCTCGCCATCAACTGCGGCGAGAACAGCGACCCCACGGATGTGTCGGGCGTTCCGGTCCCCAGCATGGTTCGGCACTTCCTGCACAACGGCAGCAACAGCGAACGGGAGGGCGCGCGCGTGGCGTACATGGAGTGGGTGCTGAACCGCTACGCCGCCATGGCATGCGTGGAGCCCAGCTTCCTGTTCTTCGACGACCTCGACAAGGCCGACCCTTCGGTGCAGGGCGCGCTGCTCGGGGTCACAGCGAACCGTCAGTTCCGTGATCGCACGCTGCACCCCGGAACGCTCATCATGGGGGCCGGCAACCGTCTCGGCGATGACCAGCACGCGAACGAGATCAGCGAATCGCTCCGTACCCGGATGACCATCATCGAGATGATCCCGGACATCGGCAGCTTCGCGACGTATGGTCGAGCCAGCGGAGAGATCCACGACACGGTGCTGGGCTACCTGTTCTTCAAGCCCGCGCATCTCTTCGAGCACATGGACAACGTGCCGCGCTTCCCCACCCCTCGTGGGTGGTGGGAGGTGTCGCAGCAGTTCTTCGCCTACCCCAGCCCGAAGCAGGACGTCTTCAACAACAACACGCCCTCGAACTGGAAGGGCATCGTGGAGCGGAAGTGCGGCCAGGCAGTCAGCAATGACTTCTGGGCCTGGCACGAAGTCATCAGCGAGGTCAACGTCGATCAGATCCTCCTGAACGGTGACGTGCAGTTCGCGTCGAGCGGCGCGGAGCGTCGCATGAAGCAGTTCGCTGCGATCTACGCCGTGGCCGTGCGCCTGAACCAGAGCGGTGTGCAACCGCAGTACACCGGTCTGGAGAAGGCCGTCGCATCGCTCGATCCCGAGATGCGCGTGGCTCTCGTCGTCCAGCTCAAGATGAAGGTTCGGGTCGACATCGCCACGATGTTCCCGAAGACCGCCGACGTCATGATGTCCGATCTCGTGCAGATGGGAGACGGCGAGAGCACGCTCGTCGCCCCCAAGAAAGGAAGTACTCCATGATCGATGAGTCCAGCTTCAGAGATGCGGCCGCCCTGCTTCTGGTGAAGCGCGCGATCCGCGAGCTGATGATGGACTTCCCCCTCGGCGGCCTCTCCCTCATGGGGGAGGCCGTGCGAGTCGTGGAAGACGCCAGCATCGGCACGATGTGCACCGACGGACGAATGGTGTACGTGGCCCCGAACTGGGTGCTGAAGAACGCATCGTTCGGGACAAAGTTCGATCTTTTGCACGAGTGGCTCCACATCTTCTTCAACCACGTCGCACGTAAGGGCGATCGTGATGGAAAGGTGTGGAACGAAGCGTGCGACATGGTCGTGGTGCGAGAGTGTTGCACCATCTTCACGAGAAACGGCATCGTGGTGACTCCGCCTGCGGATGGCGTACAGCCGGCCGATTGGGCGAAGGACATGACAGCCGAGCAGATCTACGATCAGCTTGTCTTGAACAGCTCCTTGCGGCCTAGGCCCAAGGGCGGCGGCGAGACGCAGTCGGCCTCCGACTTCATCTACACCCCGCATCCGCAGGCCACAGAAGATCAGTTCAAGCGACAGTTCACCGAAGAGCTGGCCCAGGCCGCGATGATCCAGCAGCAGGTCAAGGGGAAGAGCGTGGAGGAGGTCTACGGCGACATCATCGGGAACCGTCTCGGCAACGTGCTTCGTACTCGCGTGCCGTGGTCGCGCCTGCTTCGAGGCGACCTGATCTCCGACATCGGTGCCGGCTTCCCCTCCTACACACGCCCGAACCGGAAGCACTACCCCGACATCATACTGCCCACCCGACGATCGAGGACGGAAAAGAAGCTCTTCATCGGAATCGACGTCTCGGGATCGGTGAGCCAATCCCTGTTTCAGGAGTTCAAGTCGAACGTACTGCCGGCGGCGCTGCGCGCGAAGAGCGTCGTAGTCGCGACGTTCGACGCCGCGGTACGAGAGGTCGTGCGAACGAGCAAGCCTCGCGAGGTGCTCAACCAGGTGAAGTTTCTCACCGGCGCGCACAGCTACACAAGCACGCGTGATCTGTTCAATCTGATCGAGAAGGAGAACCCTTCGGCCCTTACCATCTTCACCGACGGATTCATCGCAATCCCCCAGAAGCCCTTCCCGAAAACCCTCTGGGTGATCCCGCAGAATGGACAGCCACAACCCTGGGGGCGCAACTACATCATGGAGGTGTCGTGGTGAACGAACTGCTCGAAGCGGCGGCCAGACAGATCCTACGGGACCGCCTGTCCGCCGGGTACGCCGATCGAGCACTGCTGCTCGTGGCTGGGTACGAGACGGTCGAGCGCATGAACTTTCTAACGGAGCATCTAGACGCGCTCCAGAACAGGTCGATCACCTACGTGGAAGCCACTGCCTACGGGCTGTGCCCGGCCTGGGTGCAGAGAACGGGGTTTCGGCTCACCAACCCGTACCTCGACTCCGGCGACTACGGTTTGTCGGACCCGCTTCAGATCGCCGCCTTCTTCGCCTCGAACTCGATGATGCCGGAAGCGCAAGCGATGATGGTCGATCGACAGCGGCTGTTCGACTCGTACACCGCGGCTCGCGCTAGTAAAGTCTCCCCCGTGGTCAACGAAGGGATCTACGAAGTCGACTACTTCGAGAAGGTGGAACCGCGGGTGTTCTTCCGTACGTGGGTCTGTCCTCCGTTCGAAGACCTTGGACTGGTCCCAGTTCATCGAGATCCAGTGGGCCGCGGTCTCGACACCGTCTACTGCTCGGGCGGCCACACCAAGGCCTCGGTGGTCCACATGATGGAGCATCACTTGAATGGCGAGAACGTGTGGCTGTTCTCCGCGCTCTCTGGTCGCCTCGGGAATCGGTTCCACGAAGAGCTGAGCCAGCTCGCGTACAAGGAAGTGGTTCGACAAGGTCTCGGACCGACGGGGTCGATCAACTACACCGCCATCTGCCGCTTCCTACAGCTCTGCACGCAACCTCGTGCCCACGAAGTTATGAACGATCTGTCCGGAGTACGTAAGGCCGCGATCATTTCGCGATACGACGCCAACTCCGAGCAGTACGTGGAAGGACTTCGCGCCCTCTCCACACAGTTCACCGAAGCGAATCGACGAGAACTTCTTCGGTTCATGGCGAGGACGCCGAAGCTCGACGAGCTGAAGTCAGTCCGCACCTCCGGCATCATCAACATCCTAGACGAGATGCCGTGGGACCTCCTGGAGCCCATCGCCCGCGAACCCGGGCTTCGAGGCCTCTCGCTGCCCTTCGCCGAGCGCCTGGGCCCGCAGGTGCTCCACCGCTACCTCACCAACCACGACGCCCGCGTCACGCGAGCCCCAGACGCGCACCGCGAAGCCTCGCAGATGGCGCATCAAACGATCGTTGCCGGGAACCGCTCGATGGCGGACTGGGGCATCGTGATGAACAACCTCAGCTCATTCTACGCCGACTCCACGCGTATACGTGAAGGGATGAAGAAGCTCGTCCCCGATCCGTACATGGCTGCGTTGATGGTACTGCGCTGTTTCGCCGAAGGCTCACCGGACATCGATACGATCGTGAAGCATCATCCCGCATACGACAAAGTCCAGCGCCTCATCGAGGACTGGACTCCGCCGATCATCACGAGACTCTGGCTCTAGGCCGCGGCGCGTCGCGGCGGCAGAACTTCCGGCAACGGACGCATGTCGACCTCAGGCATGGGCGGGCCACCCGCCCCCTGTGCCTGGGGTCCACCGCCGATCGGCATCAGCTCCTGTGGCATCTGGATGCCCTGCTGCGCCAGCAGTTCCATCGCTTCCGGCGCCTTGGACTGAAGCTGCTCCAGGTAGATCTTCTGCTGCTCCGGAGGCATGGCCTTGACCTTGTTCGCCAAGGCGGCCGAGACCGCATCCATGGAGGCTCCGCTCTGCTGCGTACCAGCGCTCTGTCCTTGGATCTCGTCGAACGGCGTCTTCTTCGGCGCCATCTCTCGTGCGCCTGCCGTGGTCAGAGCTGCCTGGGCAGACGCCTGGTACTTCGCCATGACGAGCTGCGCCTCGCCCTGAGCTTCCGCTTCTGCGATCATCTTTTGCTTCAGGGCCTTCGCCTTGATGGCGCTCTCCTGCACCATCAGGTTGGCCTCGTCCTCGACCTTCAGGTCGGTGTAGCTGAGCAGCGTGGCATCGCTGATCTTGCCCATCTGGTTCAGGCTCAGCATCATGCCCTGGCGCTGGAGATCGTCCGCCATACGGAAGGGCTTGAAGCGCCCGTCCGGCACCGGCCAGCCGAGGTACGCACCCATGCGCTTCATCATCCAAGCGAGGAAGCGGGAGTGACCGTGCATGTTGGAAAGGAAGAAGTTCTCCAGCATGCGCAGGTTGACGCTGTTGCCGGCGTAGGTGCCGTCGCCAAAGACTAGATTGATCGGGAAGCCCATGCCCGCGACCATCAACTCGTTGAGCTGCTGGATCTCCGGCATCATGAGCAGCGCGCGCCCGTTCTCGCCGATGACCTGGTGGCCGAGAGGGAACGGCAGGATGCCGTAGTAGCTCGGATCCATGCGCTGACGCGCCAGCTCGCGGCGGATGTGGTCGCGCCAGTTCGAGAGGTCGACGGTGGTGAAGGGATCGGCGCCAGCGGTGGCCGGCTGCGGGAACAGGAAGATCTGTGGCACCAGGTGCGTCAACATGATCGCTTCCTGGGCCTTGCGCATGACCTGGGCGTAGAAGGCGTCCTTCAGCACCGGCATGAGCAGCGGCACGCCCCATCCACGGCTCATCGTGGAGAGGCTGGGGCGACGCATGTGGAAGACCTCGGACTTGTCGAAGACGAGCTGGCGCCGAGTCTTCACCGCCTCCAAGAAGATCTCCGGCGTCGTTGCCACGAGATCCTTGCGGCCCATCATGACCTGCGCGCGGAAGTCCGGGCTCAGGTCGAGGCCGTAGTCCATGCGGCCGGTGGCTTCGTTGTAGAAGATGTGCACGTACTCGGGGTTCCACCGGATCATCCCGATGTCCGAGTACTTCGGGTAGTAGTCGTCACGGCTCGTCGCGAAGTCGGTCTGGCCGCACTTCGAGCACTGGAGCCACCAACGGTTGTTGACGTAGCGCCACGCCGGGCGCGAGTTCAGGGCGTCGTGCTCCGCACCGCACAATGAGTTGCCGCAGATCAGCTTCTTCCGGAAGGGGAAGCTGGCCGACATGAAGGCGTTGCCGTACACGTAGTAGTCGAGATTGATCTCGAACTGGTGCACTCGATAGTTCATCACGCCGAGAAGGAGATCCTCCCAGCGATTGCGCACGCCTTCGTTCTCGTGCTGGATGATCAGGTCGGTGACCGGGTACTCGGACGCCTTCGTGATGACGGCGTTGATGATGCCGTGGGTCAGGTAGTAGAACCGGCAGAAGCCGAACAGCGCCTTGATCGAGGGCGGCGTGTACGTGCTTGCCTGATCGAAGAAGGGATTGGCGAACGGCTGATATCGACGACCGAGTACCTGGCCGCGATCGGCATTGCCGCCCACCGCACGGCCGCCACCCATGGCCGAACCTGCACCACTGAAAAACATCAGCCAGCCCTCCCGAGCGTGCGGCTTGCGATCGATTCGATGGCGGCACCACCCAAGGCTCCCGGGATCACCGGTACCCCAGCGGTCAGCGCTCCGCCTGCAACCTGAGCGCCGAGCCCCACAGCCTTCTGGCGCAACGAACGTCCGCCCTTGGCGCTTTCATCACCTCGAGCGAGGTCTGGGGCAGCCAAGGCCAGCGGCAGCCCTACGCCGAGCCCCAGGCCCGTCGCAGCGCCCCCGCTCAGCGCCTCCTGCCCCACGGCGTGTAGCGTCTCTCGGGGGCGGCTTGCGAGCCCGCGCGCGAGGCCGGGCAGGGACGTGACTCCCTGCTGCACCGCCTTCGGGCTCAGGCCGATACTCGCCGCCTCGTTCGCGTAGGCACCGGTGAGCCCGTGCGCCTGCCGCTTCGCGAAGTTGCCGAGAGTCTTCGTAGCCCGTGCCAGCAGTGAGCTGCTGCCCGCCCGCTTCTCGACCTCGGAGTAGAAGACTTCCAGCGCTTTCATTTTCCGCCGATCATCCTGAGCTGCTGGATCATCTGGGCCTTCACCGTCGCGGCGTAGGACCACTCGACCAACAGCCGGTATACCGCACTTCCGGCAGCGGTGTCAGGAAGGTTGCTCACCGCGTCCGCCAACGGCTTGTTGTGGCGAGCGTTCCAGAGATCCTGGGTCTGGGACTTCTCCGCCTCGAACTCGTACGGGACCTTGACGAGCGGTCCCTTCCCACAGGTGACGCAGGTGACGTCGTTGTCGTCTCGATGCAACGCGTTGCAGTGCTGACACTCGATCTTCGTTTCTTCCAGCTCACGCTGAGCGAAGTCGAGTGGCTGGGGGATGAAGGCGATCCCGTCGTTCTTAAACACTGCGGCGATGAACTTGTCGATCTCCCACGCCGTGGTGCGGGCGGGATCGACCAGTTTCATCATCGCGTAGCCGGCGACCAGATGCCCGATCTGCGGCTCTTCCAGATAGACGAAGTTCGGGCTTTCACCCGCGAGTGCTCGGCAGACCCAGTGGAACACTTCCCACTGACGCCACGGCGACGGTGAGGCGAGCAGCACTCTGCCGGCGAGAATCTTGTTCCACACGCTGTTGGACAGCGCCACGCCATCACGATCCAGCGTCAGCTTCAGAACGTCGGGATGCCACGCCAGGTACTCCTGCCCGTACTTGTCGAGGAGCAAGAGCATGAGTGCGATCGGATTCGCATTGGGATGACGCCAGATGCTCTTCGTGTTCGGTACGTACCCGGTAGTATCGATCGACGCTTCCGAGTTCAGGGCCGCCAGCTTCATCCCGTCCGCGATCGCCTGGCTGTGGTCGTCGATGGAATCGACGGCCCGTTGAGCCAGCATCTCGACGTCGACTGGATCAGCCTCGGGAGGTGTCTCCAGAACAGACGACACGGGCTCGGCCCCACCAGGAGGCCAAGCCCGAGTGCTGCCCTCTTCGAGCAGGACGTCCATCGATCAGACCGTCGTGTGTGCCGACAGGTAGACGAGAACGTAGCTGCGGATGCCGTCCGGCACCACCGAAGAGTCGGGGATGTAGCGGCCGAGCGGGCCCGCGTTCGACACCGTCGAGGGATCGACGGCACCCGCCGTCGGAACGGCCCAGATGCCCGACGACGGCGCCGAGGCCTCACGGATCACGCAGACCGCCTCGACGTCGCTGAGCGCGTCGATGTCGAGTCCCAGCTCCGTGTTGAGGATGCCGACGTCACACGTGCCGGTCGTACCGCCCTGCTCGCTGAACGCGAGGCTGACGACCTGCTTGACGAAGAACGACGTGTTGACGGTCGCGTTGCCGCCGGACGGGATCGCGATCGTTCCGGTACGGCGGACGTTGCGGGCGTCCAGGTACACGATCGTGAGGTTGCCGGCGAGCCAGCTCGCGTCGTTGTTGAAGACGAACGAGAGACGGCGCGCATGCTTGAGCACGCGGTTGCCGACACGCGTGCGGTTGAACACCGCGTTCGTGCCGAGGCTCTGCGCCGAGGCCGAAGAGACCAGCGACGCGATGCATGCGGTGTCCGCCGCGACGCCCAGCTCCAGGCTCGCCCCGGTGCCCGCCGCCGCCGGGAGATCGACCTCCGTGACGGTGGCGAAGTACTGCGTGCACGTCGTGGTGCCCTGACCGGCCGGCGCCACCACGGTCTCCGAGAGCGCCTTGCCGTCCACGTCCGTTCCCTTGAACGTGACGTTGCCGCCGAGGAAGTTCGCGGGCGTACCCGTGGAGTTGACGAAGATGGTCGGGCGCTTCGGCGTGTTGATCGTCGCGTTCTCCGTGCCGGGCGCGAGGATGCCATCGAAGTCGGCCGCGACGAGCACCGCGGGAGCGACCTGCGACGCGAACGCCTGCTTGATGCCGTCACGATCCACCACCGGCGTCTGCACGCGCGAGAAGTGCTTCGTGACGACACCGTCCTCCACCTTCGTGAAGGCCTGGTCGATCTGCGACCGAAGAAGCTCGATCTCGTTCGCCTGGCCGCCGGGGCCGGCGATGAGATGAGGACGCGCCGGAACGAAGGAACCGAATGCTTTGCTACCCATGATCTCTCCTCCTGGTTGTTCAGACTCGGAACGTGCCGGCGCTGCTGTCCGACGCGAGGCGCGAAAGTACCACCTTCTGTGGCGAGGGCATGGACTTGAAGGTTCCGATCGGATCCTTCTGGAACTCGTCGGCGAACTCCTGGCCGAACAGTTCGTCCAGCTTCAGCCCACGCTTCGAGAGCGCGCTGAGCTGGATCCCCGAGACGTAGTCGTTGCCCTCGCACCACGAGTAGGCGTCGTCCTCCGGCTTCTGGGCCGAGGCGAGCTTCGCGCTGCCGTAGACCGCGGCGTACGGATCCTTCAGACCGAGGCGTCCGTAGATCTCCGCCGCACCGGTCTGGCCGTCGACCTCTCGGAGCATGTCTGCCATGATCATCGGAGAGATCTCGGCCTTCTTCTCCAGAAGGACCTCGTACCCGGCGCTCCGGCCCGTGCCCTCGTACGCCGCGATGCGCGCGTGCAGCTCGCCCTCGATGAACGGACCGTAGCCCTCACCGAGGTAATCGAGCACACGACCGGCGGTCTTCACGCCCAGCTCCTGCGCGCGTTCTCCGACCGAGAAGGCGAACACCCGGCGTTCGATCGGCGCGATGTCCATGACGTGCTCGTCGAAGTACGCCATCGCCGTCTTGACCTGCTGCTCGGTGTCGATCGGATACCGATTGACGTGCGGCAACGCGAAGTTCGTGTGCGACGCCACCTTGCGCGTCGTCGGCGGCTCTGCGATCGAGAGGTCGCCGCAGTGCTGCCAGCCCACCGGGATCAGCTCTTCGGCGATCTTGGCGGCCGAGGTCTTCTGCGGAAGACCCAGACGCGACGGGTTGTTGCGCGTGGAGACGCTGCGAAGCGTCGACTGCGGCATGATGTCGGTGCCGTTGAGGTCTGCCTTCTTCGACACCTCGACGCCCTTGGCCTTGCCGGGGTTCCCGCCCGCCACCGGTTCGAGCTGATCCCGCTTCGAGAGCTGCTCGTCGAGCTTCCGGTGCGTCGCGTCGTGCTGCGAGAAGAGACCGAGGGGCCCGAAGATGTGCCCGGCCTCGGGGCCGTCACCCTTCTGCATCGCCTGATCTTCGTCGAGGCTGAGGTCGATGGTACGCCCGGCCGCGATCTTCGAACCCGAAGCCTGCGCCTGACGGAACGCGTCCATGTTCGCACGGCCCTGCATCGAACCCTCTCGCGCCTTCGACGCCATGTCCATGACGCCGAGCCCGACGTTGAGCGCGCTCAGCGGATTCAGCGCGATCTTGACGAGACCCTCGGGAGGATCCACCTCGTACCACGAGCAGCCGTTGATGAGGTTGCACGCCACCTTCTGCTGCGTCTCGTACGGCAGCAGGCGATGGGTCTCGTCGAAATAGATCAGCGAGAGGGAGAGGTTCTCCGCGCTGTCCATCGCGAACTTCCGCACCGTCTCGTCACCGCTCGTCGCGACGAGCGCGAACAGACGATCCGGGAGCGCATCACGCTGCTCCTCGTCGAGCGGACGGTAGCTCGCCAGCTTCTTCGGCAGGTCCACTCCCGAGGAAGCCAGCTTGTTGCGCAGCACGAGGCCCTTCGGGTCGTCGTGCAGGTCCAGAACGATCCCTGCGATTCGCATGCCAGAAGGGTACTCGGTAGCGGGGAAACTGGTCAAACCCATCCTATCAGCAGGTGGAGGTGTTGATGCAGACACAGACCGGCGACACGATGATCGGACCCGCAGGCAAGCCCAAGAACTGTCGAAGCTGGGCGGAGTACGAGGAGCCCAGGAAGAGCCAGCAGGGCATCCCGAACACGGCCAACCTGTGCAACGGCGGGTGGTACAAGAGCGAGTTCTACGAACCGTGCGCCTCGATTACGGAGTGCAAGACCGAGACGATGGCGGCGCAAGGGAAGCGATTCCTGCCGACGTACGGATCCCAGACGCATGCCCCGCGTCCGATGGGAAGTCAGCTTCTCGCGACGACCCCGAACCTGAGCGAGATGATCCGAGCTGATCGATGGAGCCCGATGCCGGCGACGATGCCGAAGTCGTACGTCGTGCAACCGGGACAACAGAACCAACAACAGCGCCCGATGCAGGGCGTGCCGACCCCCTTCATGGTGAACCAGGCGCTTCCGTATCCGGTGCAGCCACCGCCGGAGTGGCCGATCGCGATGCAGAGCGCGTACGTCGGCCCGTCTCCGGTGATGACCGGAGGCATCACGCCGACGTTCCTGCCCGCGCCCGGTGAGCATCCGTTCGCTCGCCTGGCACGCAACATGGCGAACGGCGTCGTCGGCGCCCTCGGCTGGCAGACGTTCGACCTCGCCCGCAGTATCGACATGTTCGGTCGAAGGAAGTGAACCCCTAGGGGCGGCTTCGGCCGCCCCACCCTACTATGCAACAGATCAAACGCGAACCTGGTGTCGGATATCTCGACTCGTGGCTCTGGCTGCCCCGCACGCACGTCAGCAAGATTCAGATCGAGTCGACCTTCACGTACATCGGCCGTGATCAGTGGCCGATCGAAGCGTGGCGAGAAGAGCCGCATCACTTCCGGGTGCCGCGGAACTTCCTGTCGCATGAAGCCCTACGAGCGATGCCGTACCCGTTCTACGACGCGCGGATCCGTTCGTTCCCAACGATCAACGTGAAGAGCCGCGCGATCATGGATGCGCGCGAGCCTGGCACGAACTACCAGAGCACCGGCTGTCAGCGGCTACTGGCAGCTCAGGATGGCATTCTTTGCTTGAAGTGCGGCGCGGGTAAGACCGTGGTCGCGCTTCACGCCGCCACACAACTCCGCGTACCGATCCTCATCGTGGTGAACGACGAGAGCCTCGCCGAGCAGTGGCTCGAAGAAATCGACGAGTGGCTCGACATCGATCTCGATGACGTCGGGATCCTCGGCGGACGAACCGCAAAGGGTAAGCGATTCGATTGGCGGAAGCCGATCTGCGTCGCCCAGGTTGCGACCCTGGCGAAGCGCGTGGACGAGAATCGCTTGCCGCCCGAGATGCTTCGCCACTTCGGGGTCGTCATCCCGGATGAGGCGCACATCATCGGCGCGCCGTACTTCAACAACGCACTCACTCCCTTCCATGGACGACGGTGGGGGCTCACGGCGACGCCAACGCGCGAGGACGGCTTCGACTCGCTGCTCCAGTGGACGCTCGGCAACGTCGTCTACAGCTACCTCACGCCAGATCTCATCCCAGATGTGTGGTTCCGTCAGTTGCCGACGACGCTGAACCTCGACGACAAGATCTGCTACAAAGCGACGCACGGCAAGGGCGGTGACTTCCACCACGGCATGACCTACGGGTACTTCGCTCGATCCAACAAGGACAACCGGACCGACCGGATCGAGAAGGAGATCAGAAACGCTCTCGCCACAGACCGCCAGGTGCTCGTCCTCACACACAGCAAGGAGATGACCGAGATCCTCGGCGGTCGATTCCCCGGCAGTGGAGTGGTGAACGGGGCCGTTCGCGGAAAGGAACGCAGACGGCGTATCAGAGAGTGCAACCCGGTCATCGCTGTGATGACGCTGGGCAAGCAGGCGCTGAACAAGCCCGCCCTCGACACTCTCTTCATCGTGGAGCCGTTCGCGAAGGCGGGCGTGCTCCAACAGACCATGGGCCGCGTCCTTCGCCGCTTCAGCGGAAAGAAGAAGCCTGTTGTGATCTTCTTCGAGGACGTGTACATCGAAGAACTCAAAGGACTGTGCGGGAAGCTTCGGCTACTGCTCAGCAAGTGGCCCTTGGAAAAGGGCGGTAAGATCGCGTTCAAGATACTGAAGGTGTGAAGCATGGGTACGAAGATCAAGGCCAAGAACAACACGTACGACATCTCGCAGGAGGTCCCCGAGGGCGCACGCGACTGGCTCAAGCGGCTCTATCTCGTCGCGACGGCCCAGCACCGTCTCGTCGGTATCATCGAGGACGAGACCCCGGAGGAGACGATCAAGGTTCGCTCGCTGACGATGTACGGGGCGCTGATGTACATCTGCAACCTGTCCTTCCAGCCGATGATCCGAACCGACGACACGGGCCGGCCGGTCAACAAGGAGGGCAAGCCCCTCGTCGGGAACGAAGCGCCCGAGATCATCGGAGTTCGGGGCGGCGCGCAGATCCAGCTCCTGACGAAGTACGACATCATGTTCACGCCGGCCATTCGGCTCACGGATGTGCAGTACGTGATCAGCATCAGCGACATGGAGCCGGATCAGGCGAAGTTCTTCGTCGACGAGTTCCTGCGCGTCTACGACCCGCCGCGCATCATCCGCTGAGGAGCCATGGACGCGCAAAAGTCTCTGCGCGTCCTTCGCGACAAGTGGGCAGGCTGCACCAAGTGCGGCCTCGCCCAACTTCGCGGAGGCGCTCCCGTGATCTTCGGCGCCGGTCACTTCAGGTCTGACTTCCTCCTGATCGTCGACGCTCCCACCAGTGAAGACCTCTCCGACGGGGTCCTGCTCAGCGGAGAGCCGGGACAGCTCGTGGAAGACATGCTGACCCAGGCAGGCATCGACCCAGCCAAGAACGTGTTCCGCACCGCGCTGGTGGGCTGCCGGCCCTTCGTCGTGTTGCCGGCGACCGACGATACGCCCGAACGACAACAAGACCGCCACCCCGACAAGACCGAGATCGAGACGTGTTCGCCTCGGTTGATGGAGTCGATCTATCTCGTCGACCCCCGCGTCATCATCACCATGGGTGACGAGGCGTGGAAGTCGATCGTCCCCCCGAAGAACCGCAACAAGAAGAACACCATCGCCCAAGCTGCTGGCGAGTTGTTCGAGATCAGCCTGCCAGGCCGTACCCGTAGCATCACCTACCCGGTGCTGGCGACCCTGTCTCCTGCCCAGATCGTCGCCAACCCCAGCCAGGCGGCTCACGGTCCCATCACCACCACGATCGAGGCGTTCATGCGTATCCGCCTCTATGTCGAAACTCTGAAGAAGGACGAGTGAGATGAGCAATCCCCCGATCCAAGCCATCGCCGCCAAGGCGAAGTTCGAGGCCGCCCGGGCCGCACTGGAGGCGTTCAACAACGAGAACGCGAAGCTGATCGAAGAGCGTGCACTCCTCGTCGCCGCGTACAACGATGCGCTCGCCGCGGTGAAGACGGAGTACAAGAAGTCGCACACCGAGATCGGTAAGACCTGGGGCGAGTTCAAGGCCGTGCCCAAGGTCGAAGTCGACGCTGCTCGGCTCTTGAAGCTGATGCCCAACGCCGAAGGCCTGGTGAGGATCGAGTACAAGATCATCGCCGAAGAGTGGAAGAAGGCCATCGGTGCCGGCCTGATTCCCGACGAGGTTCAGTCTCAGGTAGTGATGGAGGGCACGCCAGCCATCTACGGCCCGAAGGAGGCGTGATGGACCTGATCCTGGAGGGCACCGTCGAGCTGTTCGACGCCGACGGTGTCCTCATCGAGAAGGTGAACGAGCAGATCGCATCGAAAAAGGTGAAGAACATCATGAGGCAGAACGATCACATGAAGGCGCTCCTCGGTGACGGCAACGCGCGCGTCACTGTTGGAGTCGACGAGGCAATGGGTGGCCCGTACGGCTACAGCAGCGTGAAGGTGCGCGTCAGCGTCACGCTGAGCTGCGACCAGAACGCGGAGTCGGTCACGAAGGCGCAGCAGATCTGCTTCGACCAGTGCACGAACTTCGTCGAGGACAACATCAGCGTTGCCCACACCATGCTCTGCGCGCACCTCAAGGCGAACTACGTCAAGGAGGCGTGATGGCGAACTCAGGCTTTCGTGGGTCGTCGATCAACATCGCAGAGTTCAGCGTCAAGGGCACCGGCACGGGATCTGTCGTGAAGTTCCGTGTCCTCTTCGCTGATCCCGAGAGCCACATGGTGCACGCCCAGACTACACACGAGGTGGAGATCGGAGAGGAGTCACCTCTCTACGAGCCCGCGAAGGCCATGCTGGCCGGGCTCAAGGCGATGGCCGAAGGCATCCACTTCCAGAACACCGAAGCTACCCCCACCGTGGAGAAGATGCGTGGAATCGTCGAGGCTGCATCTGATTCCTCTGAAGACCCTGGCCGATCAGGTTGAAGCGTTCGCCGCACAATGCCTACCGGACTTCGTCTACACGGAGTCCGAGACCCGAGAGCTGAAGTTCATCGAGACCGATCTCAGTAACTACCTCGGCGGTAGAATCGACGAGATCGCAACCATCTCGATGAAGGAGGGCGACACCGTCTACCGCTACGCCTTCACGAAGTGGAGCCGCGGCCAGCTCCTCAACCACCTGGGTACGCGCGAGAAGTGGTTCAACACTGTGACGCGCGTGCAAGAAGTAGACGAGCTGAACAAGCGCTCGCACGCGTTGAGGAACTTCCGTCTCCGCACGATGAAGAGCTACGACAGCGACGAACTGCGTCTGATCCGCGGCATCGTCTCTCGTCAGTACTCCGACATCCCGGACACCTCGATCATGACGGCACTCACCGAAGTGATGCCCGAGGGGTTCGTCGTCCGGCGATTCTCCGGCAAGACCGACCGTGCGTTCTACGCCGCGGCCGTCACCGGAGAGAAGGTCTCGATCCCGAACACGTCCTTCGAGGGACATCCTGGGGTCGTGGTGAGAAACAGCGAGGTCGGATACACCGCGCTCACTCTCACCCCCATGATCTTCATGCCTGCGTACGGTTTGCACGGAACGTTCCTCGTGCTCAAGAAGAAGTGCACGTTGAAGCGGATCCATCGTGGCGCGCTGAAGGACCTCTCCGAGAAGTTCCAGGAAGCGCTGGACAAGGCGAAGATCGTGTGGGGTCCGCTGAACGACAAGCTGCGCAAGCTCGGTCAGATCGCCTATCTGACGGAGGACGATGCAGTCGAGAAGATGACCGCGATGCTCGACAGCGTTCGAGCGGACGGCCTCTTCATCGACGGCTCCGCGCGCACATATCGCTCGAAGCAGCACGTCGTACACCACGCCCTGCACGTCTTCGAGGCCATCCTGGGCAACGTGGCAGGTGACGACCAGGACGGCGCCTACACGAACGCGGAGATGGCTGGAGCTGTTCTTCTCAACCTCATCGAGTAGTCCCGGGCGGGGACGCACACCCCAACAGGTGGTGCGTTGATTCCGCCAGAAAGTATCGATACAACGGTCGGTCCCGACATGGTCAACATCGAACTGCGCCTGTTCGCGAAGATGCTCCAGATCGGAGACTTCTCTCCGATCCAAACCGGGGACATCTCAGCCGAGACGTGTGCCACTGAGCAAGGGCTCATCGTCTTCAACTTCATCACCGGGTACAGAGACGCAACGGACGGCATGGCGAGGTACCCCTCGCTCTCTGTCGTCCGATCGCGCTTCGCCAACTCCATGATCGAACTCCCGGACCCGGATCCGGGGGACACGATGGAGGCGCTGGTCTACGAAGCGCAGACCTCACGCATGCGAGGCCGCGTCCAAGAGATGGCGGTCGAGCTGGACACGCTCGCGAAGAGTGCAGACGACCTCTTCGCCGGCCTCGCCAAGAAGCAGGTCGAGATCCGGAAGATGACGGATAAGCTTCAGCGGTCGAAGCACGTCAGTCTCGCTTCCGGATTCGAGCAGGTGATCGCCGACTACGACAACGGCACCATCGTCACCGAGGGCATTCCCTGGATGTGGCCGTCGATGCAGAAGGCAACGCGCGGCATGCAGAAGGGGGACTTCATCATCGTGGCCGGCCGACCAAAGGCGAAGAAGAGCTTCACCGCCTTTGCTGCGGGCGTCTGGCCGGTGAAGCATCACCACCAGCGTCTGCTGATCTTCACGCCGGAGATGAAGCGTAAGATGGTGCTGCTGCGCGCCATCGCATCGTTCTGCGAGCTTCGGTACACCGAGTTCAAGAACTCGGGGCTGGACGAGGCCGAGACGCTTCGGCTGCTCGAAGCGGCTCGTACGTACGGCCAACTCCCGAGCGAGGACTCGGCCGAGTACTCGTTCAGGATGCGCTCCAGGATTCCCGATCTACCGGTGTGGGCCATGCCCAGCGTCGACATCGTGGAGTCAACCGGCCGTTCCATCTCGTGGATGGAATCGCAGATCGAGCTGTACAAGCCGGACATCGTGATCGCGGACTCGTTCTATCGGCAGGTCGCGGATGGGCAGAAGCGCAACGACGTCGACCACAAGGTCATGACGATGCTCTCCCGTAACCTGAAAGATCTGGCGATGACCACGAATGTCGTCATGATCGGCACGCACCAGCTCAACCGCGAAGCCGACAGCAAGGTCGGGTCGCTGTCGAATCTGGGCTACTCGGATGCCTTCGGTCAGGACATGGACCTGGGCTTCCGCGTCATCAGCGGTAAGATCGAGGGCAAGGATGTCTCCGCCATCGTCGTGCTCGGAGGCCGAGAGGTGCCCTTCGAGGGCATTCTCATCAACAGCGTGGTGTGTTCCGACTTCTCGGAAATCGCCCCGATCACGAGCCGTAAGACGGTAGAGAACCTCCTGAAGCAGGAGGACGCCGAGGACGCAAAGGAAGAGGCCGCAGAGGCCAAGACCAAGGCGCGGAACCTCGGGCACAAAACCCGAAAGGGGCTGACCTCAGCGGCGAAGAAGGCTGAAGCTGAGATGCAGAAGAACTTCGGCGGCGGGATCGAAGAGGTCGACGACGCCGATGATGACGACAACGAACCCGAGTCTCACAACGAAGCTGCGGCATGAGAGATCTTGCTACGGCGCTCTTCTCCCTCGCGCCGAAACTCCAAGACACGGCCCGCCGTGGACGGGACGCTGTGATGATCCAGTGCCCGTTCCACGGCGGTGGTGAGGAAAAGACCCCGTCGTGCTCGGTCTCTCTGGAATCTCCGGTGTTCTTCTGCCACGCGTGCCAAGAGAGCGGCCACATTTCGCGGCTGCTGCGAACGTTCGGGCTGGGCAATGACGGCGTCCAGGCCGTGCTCCAGTCCACTGGCCTCGACAAGCCCTACACCGTGCAGTCTCGCCGAGGGAGGCTGGCTGCGAGGGTGGGATCGCACATCAATGCACTCCGAGGCCCGTTCATCCTCGACGAGGATCTCCTCGACGACTATCGCCATGCTCCGCGAGCCCTGATGCGCTCGGGGTTCGAGAAGCAGACGCTGCGCCACTTCGAGGTCGGTTACGACAGCACGAACATGCGCATCACGTTCCCGCTGCGGAACATCTACGGAGAGCTGGTCGGTATCTCAGGCAGAGCGCTGCTCGACATCCAGGAGCAGAAGTACCGCATCTACGATCAGGAGCTGAAACGCCGAACCGGCTTTCGGGTTCCCGACGAGTACACGATGGAAGACGTGAAGGACTCGATCATGTGGCATGCCCACGTGGTCCGGCCCTTCTTCTACAGCTCTGAACCCCAGGACGAATCGCTCGTCCTCACGGAGGGATTCAAGGCGTGCATGTGGGTGTGGCAGTCCGGCTGGAGGAGCGTCGTCGCGCTCATCGGCATGTACATGTCCGACATGCATACGGAAATCTTGGCTTCTTCGGTCCAGGACGTCGTGCTGTTCCTCGACAACAACGAGGCCGGCTGGCGTGGTACGGTCCGAGCCGGTCGGCTGCTTTCGAGACTTGGGATCGTAGTTCGCGTCGCGAAGTACCCCGACGATCGGCAGCAACCCGACGCCCTATCCTCTGAAGAAACTACTCTGGCGATCGCACAATCTGAACCCTATCTACTCTGGAGACAACAACATGTCGGACTCGTTCTTGAAGACGCGCGCTCTTTCCGCTCCCAGCTTCGGTGATCAGGGCCGAAAGCGAATGGAACAGGGTCGCCGAAGTGGCGGCAACCGTCAGTTCCCCGCCGGTCAGTTCGATCGGTTCTTCCCCGGTGAGACGCCCATCTGGATCAACGTCTCGCCCTACTCCCTGTACCTCCAGAAGATCTACGACCGCAACGAGAAGCAGGTCGTGGACACCGAGACCACGTGGTACGAGTCGCGCAAGCACTACGTGCCCCGCAACAAGGGCCGCAAGGACAACAAGGGCAAGCGGATCGACACCGACTTCCTCTGCTCGTGCGGCCCGTTCCGTACCGATCCGTGCTGGGGCTGCTCCGTCCGAGCCAATCACTTCGCGATGCTCGACGCCGTCGAGGCGGAGAAGGGCGTGCGGCCGGACAAGGAGTCGCCGGTCGGCTGGTCGTCGCAGTTCTCGCTCGCCATCACCATCATGGAGAAGATCTACGAGGTGCCGGCGCGGAACAATGACGGCAGCATCCGCAAGGCGAAGAGCAGCGGCCAGATCATCTACAACTACGTGCCGCACCCGCTCGCGATGGTGAAGCACGAGGGAGAAGATCTCAACCAGTTCAAGCACAAGTTCGGGCATCGCGTGCACTGGACGATGGGCACCGAGCATCTCGATCAGCTCATCAGCTACGACGCCAAGCTGAAGAACTCGTGCAAGCACTGCGCGTCGAACCTCTTCTGCGCGAAGATGATCTGCCCGGGCTGCGAAACCGGGACCGACATCGAGATGGTCTCCGACGCCGACGGAAGCCTCAGCATGGCCCGCAAGATCGCGCGCACGTGCACCTCCTGCGGCGAGAAGGGACCGTTCGTCCCGTACCTCGTCTGCGGGGAGTGCCAGCGTGAGGGCATCGGCGACGCCATCGAGGGCCGCCTCACCACGTTCGACCTCCGCCTCAAGCGCGAGAAGATCGGCGACACCAACAAGAGCAACCTCGTCGTCGTCGCGATCCGCATGCCGGGCGTGAAGAACAACCTGGAGGACCACAAGAAGGTGATGGAGATGATCGAGAACCCGCTCGACCTCGCTTCCATCTTCGCGCCCACGGGCCTCGATCGTCAGAAGTTCATCCTCGGGGAAGAGCTGACGAGGGGCCTGTCCCCGAAGCCGCCGAAGAAGGAAGCCTCGGCGGCCGACGAAGAGACCGAGTCGTACGCCCAGGACCAGGGCACCAACGACGAAGTCACCTGGTAAGCCATGCCGAGACTGCGTCTACTGCCGCCCGTGACGGTGGCCGAGACGCCGGAACAGGCCGCCCCGATCATCCAGTATCTGATGAACCGGGGCGGCCCGGTCGCCATCGACACAGAGACCACCGGCCTCGACGTGATGAGGTCGCGCGTTCTCTTCTGGTCGATGGCGACCGAGGACCGGCGCTACTTCTTCCCCGCCAACATCCTGGGGTTCTTCGACCCCCTGTTCCTGAACTCGAAGATCCGCTGGTACCTGGCGAACGCCAAGTACGACACCCACCTCCTCGCCAACGCCGGTTACTCACTGGCGGGCGAGACCTGGGACATCATCGACATGGATGCGATGGAGGACGACACGCGCGATCACGGTCTGAAAGACCAAGCGCAGTTCGCCTACGACGCTCGATGGGGTGATTTCAAGGAGCTGTTCTTGGATCCGCACATGGTCTCGGAAGAGCTGGGGCTCGACAAGGTCACGTTCGCGCGATTCAAGCAGCTCGACGTCGGCAAGAAGCTGCTGTTCGTCTACGACGAGCGGCCCGACATCGTAGAGAACTACGCCACCTGCGACTCGTACTTCACGTACATGCGGGCCACAGATCTGGCTAAGAACCTCTCGAACGTCGAGCTGCCAACCACGATGGTACGCGGCTTCCACACGCTCCTCGACTACTACAAGACGATCGAGGTTCCACTCACCAAGGTGCTGTGGAAGATGGAGCGTGCGGGCTTCCTCGTCGATGTCGACTACGTCAAGTCGATCGACGGTCCAATGCGGGACGGTATCGCGGCAGCGACGAAGAAGCTGTTCGACATCATGGGCTACGCGTTCAACCCCGGCGAGGCCGACGAGAACGACTTCAACCCAAAGTCGAACGAGGACATCCGCGAGATCTTGTACGGCAAGGACCACTTCGGTCTCAAGCCGATCAAGTTCACTGCCGGCGGCAAGAGTGGCGAGCCGACTCCGGCAACGGACGAGAAGACGCTCAACATCCTCAAGCTGCGCTGCCAGGTGGACTCACGGGAGTGGCAGTTCATCGACACCAAGCTCGCGCTGGCGAAGCTCCAGAAGCTTCACGGCACGTACGTCAAGGACATCATCGGCGACACCTCGTTGCCCGATAGCATGCGGAAGAAGCTGGGACCGGATGGCCGCATCCACTGCCGTTTGAACCAGAGCGGAGCGCGCACCTCGCGCCTCTCCTCCTCTGGCCCGAACATGCAGAACATCCCGACCCGCAACGATCCGTACAAGATCCGCGGCTGCTTCATCGCCGACCCCGGCTACGACCTCATCGACTTCGACTACCCTCAGATCGAGTTCCGCATCGCGGCAGCTCTATCTGGGGAAGAAGGGATGATGGAGGCCATCCGGAACGGCTGGGACATCCACTCCGCGAACGCCGCAGCGATGTACAAGTCGGACCCCAAGGTCTCGTACGAAGGCATCATGGCGGCGATCGCTCGTAAGGACGCCGGCAAGACCGACAAGACGATCAAGCTGACGGCCGACGAGTACTACCTGCTGAAGAAGCGCGACGGCGCAAAGACCTCTGGTCTCGGCGCGCTCTACGGCGAGGGCCCCACGAAGATGTCTCAAGATCTGAAGTGTTCCAAAGAGGACGCGATGGATCTGATCGAGACCTTCTTCAACACGAACAAACGCATCAAGGCCGAAATCGACCGGATGCACGAGTTCGCACACAACCACGAGTTCACCTACACGATGCTGGGCCGCATGCGCCGGCTGCACCGCATCAACAACAACTACAACCAGGGTCTCGCGCGCGCAGAGGAGCGCCAGGCCTACAACACGCTCATCCAGGGCTCCGGCTCCGAGATGATGAAGCTCGCGATGCTCCAGATCTCGCACGACGAGGAGTTCAACGAGCTGGGCGGCATCCTCATCCTCACGGTTCACGACGAACTGATTGCGCGCGCCCCGAAGGCGTCGAGCAAGCGGTGCGCCGAAATCATGAAGGCGAAGATGGGCGACCCGTACAACTGGGGGCCGATCCGGCTGAAGTATCCCGTGCCGGTCGATCCTGACGGTGCAGTGGGGTACCGATGGACGGACGTGAAGTGATGCAACTGCTCCAAGCTCGCGGCTGGTACGGAGTCTTCCTCTCCTCCGTGCCGAAACAGATCGACTCGTCAGAGGACGGCGGCCTACTGGAGACCTTCACGGTCTCGGTGAGGCTCCGTCCTCTGGTCGGGTGGATGTCCGCAGAAGGAGGCTTCCAAGGCCTCTACTACCACGAGGGGCGCGGCGCGTTGTACTCGCACGCAAAGATCGTAGAAGAGTTTCCCGGCATGTTCGCCGGAGACATCTGCGTCGATGAGGTGCGCACGATCCAGGCCATCCTCCAACAACGAGTCGTGGAGAAGGTTCGTGCCTACCTCCAGGGCATCGAGAAGCGGGGGATGATCAGGCTCGACCTGTCTGAAGAAACAAAGATCCTTCGCGAGAAGGGCCGACTCCCCATCCCACGACCGATCGAGTAGGAGAGAACATGGCGACGAAGGCACAGATGAAGAAGGCCGCGGCAGCGAAGCCGGCCAAAAAGACCAAGACCAAGGCAGACGCCGAGGAGAAGGTCTCGAAGAAGAAGGACAAGGTCGTGCTGGGCTCGGATGCCAGCATCGACGACATCATCGATTCGATCAACGACGAGCTGGGCTCGGACGTCATCCGGCGCGCGGAGAAGATGAGCACGACGTACCTACTGCGTCGGCCCACCGGCATCACCACCCTCGACTGCGAGCTGGCCGGAGGGTTTCCCGCCAGCGCCACCACCGTCTTCGTCGGGCCTGATGGCTCGGGCAAGGACTACCTCATCTGGAGAACGTGCGCCGAGGTCCAGAAGATCTACGGTGACGACTTCTGCATGGCGGCGTTCTTCACCGAGTTCAAGGCCGACAAGCCCTTCATGAGGAACCTGTGCGGCCTGGAAATCGCGATGTCCGACGAGGAGATCGAAGAGTACAACCAGGCCCGGGACAAGATCGGACAGCCGCGGCTCACCGACGATGAAGTTGCGACTTACCAGACGCAGACCGGTCGGATCCTCATCATGGACGGCGTCACGGCGGAGAAGGGCTTCGATGCCGTCATCAAGCTCGTCGCCGCGAACAAGTGCCAGATCGTCGTCATCAACAGCATCGGCTCGCTTCAGACCGAAGCGAAGGAGGCGCTGGACAGCTTCGAGGAGTTCGCCCGCCAGGCGAGCGAGGCGACGCTGATCAACAGCTTCATCCCGAAGCTCGCGATGACGATGAACAACGACCGGAACGGCCGGAACGAGACCGCCCTCTTCATCGTCAACCAGATGCGTTCGAAGCGGGACGCTGCTCCGGTGCGCGGCCGCCCGGTGACGGAGCGCGACAAGTACGAGCCCGGCTCGAAGTCGTGGGCACTGAAGCACGGCAAGGCGATCGAGCTGTCTCTGCACAAGGGCCCGAAGCACATGGACGCCGTCACCGACTTGGTGGCGGGCCGCGTGGTTCGCTGGTCCGTGGACAAGGGCAAGCTCGGCACTCACGACGGCCTGACCGGCGAGTACAACTTCTTCTACGACGGCGGAGTCGACGTGGTCGAAGATCTCATCATCGCCTGCCGGAAGTACGGCATCATCGAGGGCACGAGCTGGATCACCTACGAGCACGAGGAGTGGGGCTTCAAGGTGAACGGCAAGGACGCGCTGCGGATGAAGATCCAAGAGAACCCCGACCTCTACGACCACCTGCGGCTGGAATGCTTCCGGCGCGCCGAGGTCATCTACCGCTGGCGCTGACTATCAGATGGCGGTCCTGGGGTTGCCCGGGACCGCCCGGGAGATCCCATGACCGAGCAGAAGAAGAGACAACGTCGAGCCGCGCGCGAGGAGAGGAAGATCGCTTCCGACATCGGAGGACGGCGCGTGTTCATGTCGGGCGCAGGCCCGGACAAGGGCGACGTGAAGTCGGACCTGCTGAGGATCGAGGCGAAGACCACCGCCAACTCCTCGTTCACGTTCAACAGCGCCGACTGGAGCGACATCGTCCACTCCTCCGACAACAGCGGCAAGACGCCGGTGTTCGTGATCAAGCTGGCGCTCAAGGCATTTCCGTTCTCGGTGGCCATCCTGCCGCGAACGTTCTGGCTGGAGATGGAGCCCGCAGGGCGAGCGATCCCGATGTTCGGGGAGGCGGCGCGGAGCATCGTCATCAACCGCGACTGGGCCAAGTCCTGTCCAAAGGACCTGGCGGGCCATCCATTCCGTCAGATTCAGATCGACGTGCAGCACTGCGCTTCCGCGCTCATGGCGAGGAAGAAGGGCGATCTCGTCATCATCGAGTACTCCAGGTTCATCGAACTGCTACGCACCGCGGGGCTCGATGCCTCCTCGTAGCGCTACCAGCATCCTGGACGTGCCGAGCTTGTCGATCGCCGACGTGTTCGACATCGACGGCACGTACCAAGAACTGATCAGCACCATCCCGCGTGACAACCGCCAGGGCGTCTTCCACCCCTCGGGAGTGGGGCGCTGCGGCCGGGCGAACGTCTACGAGTATCGCGGAGAGCCCTGCCACCCCTTCACCACGCCGGACTCCATCGAGTACTTCGATCTCGGGCACGCCATCCACGAGCTGGTGGGTAAGCGTCTGGGTGATCTCTCCCGCATTCTGAGCCCGAAGAACATCGGCTACAGCTTCAGGCGTGAGGTCCCCTTCGATCCTGCGTGGGACAAGCTCTTCGTCGACCTCGGCATCGCCGGCACCACTGACGGGTTGCTGGAGTTCTGGGCCGATGACTGGCGGCAGCGCTCGATACTGGAGATCAAGTCGGCGAACAAGGACGGGTTCGACACCCTGTCCAAGCCGAAGCTCGAACACGTGATGCAGGCCCACATCTACGCGTACCGCTTCGACTGCCCGATCATGTACATCTGGTACTACGGCAAGAACAACTCCCAGCGCAAGATCTATCCAGTGCTGTTCGACCATGCCATCATGGCCGCGGCATTGGCGAAGTTCGAGGGATGGCTCCAGCACTTCGAGGCTGGCACGCTGCCTCCGCGCGAGGAGGACTACTACAAGTGCCCGCGGTGTGAATACCGCGGCTCGTGCCAACCCGGAGTGCTCTACAAGATCCAGAACAAGAACAACGAGAAGAAGGCCACAAACCTTCGACAGCGCGGGAGGCTCTAGTGCCGAAGATCGATCTAGGAAAAGCACCGGTCTTGTCGAGCGACGAAAGGGAGCAGTACAAGAACGCCCAAGAGATCATCGACGAGGTCGAGGCCCAGGTGGAAGCCAAGGGCCTGACGAAGTTCCCACGGCCCACAGGCGAGCCAGCGGACCTCACTCAGATCGACGTCACCTCGATGTCGAACAACGAGCTGGGGCAGCACTTCATCCGCTACACCGCGTACGCCCAGTACGTCTTCGGGGACCTCGCGAACATCGAAGCGGCGTACAAGGTCGGCGCAGCTTCGCTAAAGCTGATCGAAGCGAACCTGAAGTCGAAGCTCTTCGCGAAGGACATCCCGAAGGTCGAGATCCCGGCCCTGGTCCGAGAGGACCCGGTTCGCGTGGAGTACGAGCTGGAGCTGCTTCGTCTCTTCGCGATGAAGGAGATCTTGGAGGCTCGCTACAAGGCGTATCAGCGCAGTGCCGACGCGCTTTCTCGCATCATCGAGCTGCGCAAGCTCGACTTCGACCAGTCGATGCGGGACGCCAACATCGCGAACCACCGCAAGCGACCGACCAGGCCCTCCGCCGGGGACTTCAGCCGTGGCGGTTCTTAGGCGGAACGAGATCGACGAGGAGTTGCGGCGGATCGAAGATCACGACGCCCAGAAGATTCTGGTGGTCGAGAACTGGGTCCGTCTTCGTGACCCTCGTCCGATCAGCGTGAACGCGGCGTACACCCGAGCGCGCGGCATGGTCTTCCTGTCCAAGGAGGGCAAGGTCTTCGAGGATGCGCTTCGGGCCGAAGTCTCGCAAACCCTGATGCACAGCCAGGTGCCGTGGGGACAGGTGGTCGACCTCGTCTATAAGCAAGGGGGGAGTCTAGCCCTAGAGATCTGGCTGTACACCGACATGCTCAACGGAGCGTGGAAGGTGGGCGGCGGCACGACCTCAGGAGGCAAGACGGGAAAGCCACAGCCTCGTTCCCCCTACAAGAAGATGGACGCCAGCAACTACATCAAGCTGATCGAAGACGCAGTGGTGAAGGGAAGCGGTGTCGACGATTCCGCCAACCTCGACGTCACCATCTGCAAACGCCACGACCCGGTTGACCCTCGGATCGTAATCCGGTATCGAGGCTTCGAATGAGCAAGCCCACCGAGCTGATCACCCTCAACAAGGACACGACCGAAGACCCCCGGTTCGCGGTCTGTTACGCCCGGGGCTCCGTGTTCCGCCCCGAGGGTCACTTCTTCCGTGTCGAGAAGGGCAAGCGGAGCGTTGTGCTTCGCGCCCTCTGTGCATCCCTGTACTTCGGCCGTAAGTGCGAGATCTGCCCGAACAGCCGGTTCAAGATGCGCTTCCGCGCGGGAGGCCCTGATGCAGGATCTCCTTGACTCTCTGAACGTCAGCGAGCTAGTGCTGATGGCCCAAGAGACGAACCCCAGTGCTCACCGCGGCCTACCGCGCGAGACCCTGATCCGCCTCGCCCTCGGCGAGGATGTGGATCTTCCCCAACGAAGAGTAGATAAGACGCGTCTGCTGGTGATGCAGTGGATCGACGCGAACTTCAAGCAGGTGTCCCCCATCGTCGGTGGATGCCCCGCTCGAACCCGAGATCTTAGGGCGTGCTTCCAGTGCACGGATGTCCAAGCAACGGAATGCGCTCTGACGAATAGCTTCATCTTGAAGAACACGGAAACCAGGTAGAGGAGAACGATCAAAATGGGACTTCCCGCAGGAATCGAGAAGCGCAGCCGTGAAGCGTGGCTGGAGCTGGCGAACAACTCCGACGCTGCCAAGCGCAAGGTCGTCACGGACGCGCTCCGCGCGCTCGGCAAGTCGTCGACCGACTACATGCCGTGGGACGCGGCGACCCGCGTCCAGCACATCATGGACGCGCAGGGCGCGGACGAGGGCGGCGGCGCGAAGGCGTCGAGTGCCAAGGACAAGGTCGACTCGTCCGAGGGCACGAAGAGCAGCGGTGGCGGTGGTGGCGTCGACGCCGCGACGAAGAAGGCCATCGCGGAGCTGGACGCGCGCACGCGCAAGATCCACGACCTGCTCGTGGTCCTCGTCCTCTCGACGCCGTCCGCGAAGGCGAACGCCGAGGAGATGGAGATCAAGCTGGAGCTGCTGGGAAACGGCTGACGTCCTCTCGGCCGATTCGAGGAACCCCGATCCAAGTCATCCCCGGAGTGGAGCCCCTCCCTCCGGGGATGATGATCGAGGTGAGTGCCACCAAGCTGCGTGAGATGGGTCTGGACGACCTGAAGATCCTCGCGCAGCAGCTCGGCATCAACCTCACCGGCCTTGAGGACCGTGAATCCGCCATCCGCACCAGGCTGGTGGAGAACGCCGTCGAGATCGAACCGGAGGAGTGACCTGAGGCGGGCCCGTAACTGGGCTCGCCTCTTGTCTTTTTGCCTACGATCTCACCTATAAGCAGATGAAGGAGAACCCCCATGAAGACCATCCTGCTCGTCGAGGACGCCGACTACAAAGCCAACGCCATCCGCCGCGTGCTCTCCAAGGCCGGCGTTGAGGTGGTGCGGGCGTCGAGCCTGCACCAGGCCATGCACGCGCTCCGCGAGGAGAGCACGAACCAGTACATCGGTGCCGTGATCATCGACTGGACGTTCCCGTACCACGGGGACGGCGAGCCGAGGAAGGGCGCGGGCTCCCGCGTCGTCACGGAATGCCAGGAGCGCAACCTGCCGTTCGTCGTGGTCAGCGGCGACGATCCCCAAGACGATATCAAGCCGTGGATCACCTTCAAGCCGGAGGTCGCGCTCGACGCGCTGAAGGCTTGGGTGGAGGAGACGAAGAAGACGGTGCCGGAGCTGGTGTGCTGATCTAGGCCCGCAAGGGCCGGGGAGACAGCTCCCTTTGCTTAGAGCTGACTCAGCAAACCGGCGGTCACGCCCACCACCAGACCGACGGCCAAGACCCCCATTACGAACCCGAAGACGAAGGTGTCGTACCAAGGATGCTCTCGGGCCTGAGCGAGCTGCTGTGCTGCGGTCGCCGCCTGGTCTCGAAGGTCCTGACGAAGTCCGTCGATCTCTCGCTGCATGCTCGTGGTGGTAAGGCTCAGCTCGGTGGCGTGGCTGCGGCGCTCTGCATCGAGCAGGGATGCCCGCAAGCGGTACTGAAGCTGTAGCTCCTGGCGATACCACTCGATGCGGTGGGTCCAGCGGATGCTGGTGTCCATGTCGAGCAGCATGCCCTCGACGGGGGCTGGAGCCCTCAGCGCCAGGTGCTCGATGACGTCGTCGCCGGGCGGGACGTCCGGAGCCACCAGCGGCTCTTCGGCGTCCTCCTGGGCCCTGGCGAGCCCAGGAGTCGTCCAGACGGCCAGAACGAGCCCCAGGACCGCCCAGAGCCGGCTCACGGTGCCTCCCGCAGGGTAACCGCCCAGTCGAGATACTGGAGCGTCGGGCCCATGTCTCCGGACGCATGTTCCACCACCACCTTGAGCGGATCGACTCCGAAGTTGATGAAGGCGATCTTCAAGGCCCGCTCGATGTTCTCGCGAGTCACCTGTAGCGCCCCGTTCACTCCGTAGTGAGAAGCAGAAGGAAAGCCGATCCCGTATTCCACGGTGGTGTAGTCCGGACTGCCGAAATGCTCGACCAAGCTCACGAGCCGCTGATCTCGCGTCTCTTCACCAAGGAGTAGCCTCACGGCTTCCCCGCTCGAAGCATGCGGGCGCGGAGTGTGTCGGGGGCGGTCCGCAGCGCATCGACCTCTGCCGCCTGCTGCTGTTCCACCGCCGTCCGGTCGGCAGTCGCCTTGTCCGCCGCCGCCTTCTCCTCGGCCGCCAGGCGGGCACGCTCCGCTTCGAGCTGACGCTGCCGCGTCTCTTCCTCGATCTTGGCGCGCTCGTCCGCCTTCTCCGTCGGATCGATGATCTCGACCTGCGGCTTCGGCTGCATGGCGCGCAGCACGAACATCAAGATGCCGATCGGAAACAGCACCCACTGCCAGTTCGCCTTGAGCCAGGGCCAGGCGGTGTCCTTGAACCAGTTCATGCCACCACCGTAGCATCGTACGGGTTCGCCCGGCCGGGCAGGCGAGCCGCCGGCACCGTGGCACCAAGCGCTGGAGAAGCCAGCGGACGACGCCCACGCGGCACCGTGGCGCCAAGAACCGGAGCCGGTGCCGGTGCCGCTCGACCGAGCATGTTCGGCGCCACGCCCGATACCACCGATCCTGCCGAGGTCATCGAGTGCACCTGTGCCGAGGGGTTGGCGAGCGCGTTCATGTACCCCTGGCTGTACTGATGCGTGTGGTTGAACGCGTCGTGCGTGGTGAGCGGCTTCGCCTGGTTGAAGCTCAGCGGCGTCTGCGCGATACGCTGCTGAAGTCCCGCCTTCGCAGGAGCCAGCGCCTGGACCTGCCGAGCCGCCCTGACGTCGGCACCAGCGTTGAGGGCCACACTCCGCAGCGCCCCGGGTGCCAGCGACTCCGCCTTCGCCAGCAACCCGGGCGCCACGCGAGCGCCCTGCGCCGCACGCTGCGCCAGGAACGACGACATCACGCCCGCGCTGAGCGCCGTCTTCACACCCTCCTCGAACCCCTGCTGCACGCGCGGATCCATGATCAGCCTCCCTCGGCCTGACGCGTCGGAACGCGGAACCCTTCGATGCCCTTCGAGATCTTGTCGAAGATGTACGAGCTGAACTGCCCGCAGATCGCGCCCCACATCGCGTAGATGCCTGCGCCTTGCCACACGCCCTGGACCTTGGAGTCGACGTAGGCGGTGAGGACCTCGGGATGTACCGGCACGATCGCTGCGATGAGCGCACCGACGAGTACCGGGACGATCGGTAGCACGATGCGGTTCATGATCGGGGTGTCACGACGTACGTCGCGACCCACCGCCGCCTTCACCTGGACGGTCGCCGGCTTGGCCGGATCCCGGTAGGTGACGGCCTTGTCGTCCTTCGTTTCCGGTCCCGGCACGATCTCCGGATCCGGCGGAGGAACCGAGGTCTGCTTCTGGATGACGCCGTGGCCCGTGTGGATGTCGATGGCGGTCTTGACGAACTGCGTGATCATCCAAGCGATGCCCGCCACGAGCATCGCCTGCCACGAATAGAACATCTCCAGCGGGCCCATGATCACCTCAGTTGTTGCGTGGACCGGGATCCGTGTAGTGGATGCGCACGCCCCAGAACGTATCTTCCTGGCCGCCCGTGCCGGCGGTGTTGCCGGCGCCGAGGATCATCCAGTAGTCGCGACTGCCGTTGAAGCTGTCGCGCACCACGGTGTGGCTGAGGCCGGTGATCGAGATGATCTGCTTGTTGGCGGTGGTGTCGTCGTACTCGAACGCGACCTGCACCGGAGCAACGGGGTTCGAGCCCGCCGACACCCAGCTCTGGGGCGTGTAGCCCACCAGGGCGTAGGCGCGGTTCGTACTGGAGCGCGCGGCGCCCGGCTTCATGATCACCTCGATGCCGGTGATGATCATGCCGTCGCGCAGATACGGGTTGAGGTCGGCATAGATGTCGCCGCCGTTGCTCTTGATGAGCCAGTAGTTGTTGGTGCCGGCACCGATGTGGAAGTCGGCGACCGTGCTGTTGAGCTGATCGCGATGGAAGGCGGGCAGCGAGATGTTGTTGTAGCGGGTCGGCGGGTTGACGTATCCGAAGCTCTTCGCTTCGTACGTACCGTTCGAGTTCAGCCGCGCGTACTCCGCTGTCACGCCGTCTTCGGTCGTGAACATCCGGAACGCGTACTGCGCGTCGTGGCTGCTGACGAAGAACGAGATGCCCGAGGAGTTCGCCTGAGCCGGAACCTCGATGCTGGCCGCTGCCCGATGTGCCGCGATCTCTTGTCCGAACGTGCGGTCGCCGAGGTTGACGCCGTGCAGGATGCGGAAGGTGCCGGTACCCGTCGTGGGGAAGCCCGTGACTGCGGCGCCGCCGAGATCGATGAGGTCGAGCTGGCCGTTACCAGCGCCACGCGCGCTGACGCGGTAGATGCCCGCCTGAGCCGACGGAGTAAGGATCTCGATGAAGGTGGCGTCCGGCGCGACGAACCAGTCCGTCGCTGCGACCGTACCGGACACGATGCGACCACCCGGCGAGCCGAAGGTGAAGTTGATCGTTCCGCCCGTGAAGATTGCACTTCCGCGCGACTCGCTCGACACCACCACGCCGTAGTGGTGGTTGATCTGGTCGTCGATGCGGACCACGACCCCGGCTTCGTACGGCTGAGTCCCGCCGATCTGCGAGTAGTATCCGGGATTGCCGAAGCCAACGCCCGACGCCAACTGCGCCGCCGTCAGCAGAGCACTGGTGGCAACGCTGAAGATCTGGCCGAGACCGTCGACGCCCATGATGGCGGCCGTCGTTCCGGTCGCGAAACGCGACTTGACGAGGAAGGCGTAACCGGCTCCGCCCGTCAGTAGCTGATCGAAACGCCCGCCCACGGCACCCGGGATGAACTCCATGGCGGCGCCGGCTCCTGGCATGCCGGTGACGACGATGCCCTGGAACCCAAGTCCCGTGGAGGCGTTCGGCGCGTTCGTCATGAACATCGGACGGAAGATCCGGATGTTCACGCTCTCGTTCGCCACGAAACTCGGAACCGTGCCGTCGAGACGCTTCAGCGTGCAGCGCGTGGTCGTCGAGAGCAGGCTGACGTAGTAGAGCCCCGGGTTCGTCCCGTTCAGGATCTCGACCATGTCCCGCTTCAGCATCAGATCGCTGTTGCTGCCGCCGTCCTTGAACGTCCCTGCACCGAGGGTAACGCTGTCCACGACGCTACCGCCCACGTTCAGCGTGGCCGCGATGATGCCGCCGGGCAGCGTGGAACCACCTCCGCTGAGGATGACGTCTCGTCGATCGATGTAGCCGTACGACTGCGTGGGCAGCGAGACACCGCTCCGCCCCACGAAGTCGAAGCCGCCGCCACCGTCGATGCTATCGCTGATCGCGTTGGCGCGGAAGTGCGCGTTGGCGTGATCGTCCGTGTACATCGTGGCGAGAGTGGAACGCGTCTCCACCGCACCGGCATCCTTCGTCACGACACGACCCGAACCCGCCGGACCGACGGTACCGAGGTCGTAGGCGGCGTCGAGGCCGCCCACCTCGAACGAGGCCAGACGCGTGTTGAGGTCCTGGTCGTTCAGCGCCAGGGCGAAGTGCGTCCGGTTGGCGATCGCAGCCGTGAGCTGCTCGCCGAACTGGACGCCGCGGTTGCCGGCACTCGTCCCCGGAGGATTCGAGGTCGAATAGGGAACGGCGGGCCCGAACCCGCCACCATCACCGAAGATCTCTGCTGCCGTCTTGAAAGACATGTCTCACTCCGTGATCAGAGGCGGAACTCCCAGCGCACTTCGATCGAGAAGAGGCCGGTCTTCGAGATGGTGTCGAACGTGTCGTAGGCCATGGTATGGCCGCCCGCGCCCGGGTACGCGCCCGCAGATCCGTTGGGAAGCGTGGGATCGGCGCTGCTCTTGTACAGCGCGATCTCCGACAGCGGCACCGAAGTGAAGCCGCCGAAGTTGATGTCGGTCTGGCCGAACACCGCGATGAAGCGCGTCGCGGTGGCCGTGGGGAAGGTGCCGGGAGTCGAGATCTGCTGCATCCAGATCGGATCTGCGGTCACCGCAACCGGACGCTCCAGGCGGCTCACCGTGACGTCGGTATCCGTCTGCGCGTTCGTCCCGCCGTAGCCGGTGGGGTACGAGCTGGAGTACGGAGCCGATGCCGCCGCCGGGTTGTTCTGGCGGGTGCCGCCGATGCCGAAGCCGATGTACCGGACGACGGTGTCCTGAGTACGGGTGAAACTGCTCGGCCCGAGGCTCGATGGAGTAATGACCTCGCAGATCATCTGGCGCCCGGTGTTCACGACGATGTTGTGCTGTCGCTGATGCCACAGCCGGCGCTTCCCGCGCTCGAACAGGTCGATCTCCAGGTTCCACTTCACTTCGAGTTCTTCGGCGATTCTCATGGGGGGATGACTCCTGCGCCCTTGATCACTGCGGTGACGCTATAGGTGCCCGCAGGAAGATTCATATCATAGGTGGGCGAGAAGGTGGACCCCGGAGACCCGAGGGTGCCCGAAACGTCGGTAACCAAGGTGTCCATGAAGAAGATCGAGTCGTACGTGATGACTCCGCCGGGCCAGTCGATGGTCAGGACGAACGTGATGATGTCGAGCGGGCAGTCGACGATACTGTCGTAGTGCGTGATGCCGTCGTCGAACAACGACCAGATCGTACCATCGCCCCGATAGTCGTCGTACATGAACGTTCGGCCGGATCCGCACAGGCTGTCGAACTCGTTCATGACGAGCGTCATCCCCAGGTCGTCTTCGATGTCGATGTCCTCGTTGAGTTGCTTCAGGCCCACCAGCAGATGATGCGTGTAGGTCGGCTTCACGCGCGTGATGAAGCTGAAGAGCAGGCTGAGGTTCGACAGCGAAACCAGGTCGAGGTCGAAGCGCACCAAGAAGGTGTGGAACTTCTCGATCTCGGTCATCAGCCCCGAACGAACGTACGGGATGTACCACTTCGGGTCGTTGTACATGTCGATGAGGTCGACACCCGCGCCCAGCGGAGCGAACTGCGGAACGTGGTCGCCCACCTGCCACGGCCGAGCCGGAGTGATGGAAGGATCGACGTTGTCGGCGAGGCCACTGATCGCACTGAGGTCGAGCGGATCCTTCTTGTAGTAGTAGGTCCGCACGATCTCCGACTGCACGTTCGGGATGCCCGAGTCGTCACGAATCAACATGCGGCCCTGGGACGGCGAGTAGTCATCACGGATCTCTTCGACCGTACCGGCGGCTTCCGCGAACGGCTGACCGAACAAGATCTGGGCGCCAACCTTCGTAGCGAAGACCGTCGGACCCTTCTGTTGCGCGTACATCAGGCCAGCAACGCCGCTGACGTAGTTGAAGTCTGGCGGCAGTAGCGACGCGTCGTCACGCATGAAGCCAACGAGACGACCGAACAGGTCCTCCACGTTTCCGTCGTTCGAGAACACGGTCAGCTCCGCCCACAGGATGTCCGGCGGCTCCAGGTCGGGATCGATGAACACGGAATCCCGAAACTGAAGCTGAGGAATCGGCGCGGAATCGATGTCGCGGTAGAACGGCTCCAAGATGTAGTCGACGTTCTCCGACCAGATCGTGCGGGCGGCGTCGATCTTTGCTCCGGTCTCATCGTACTGGTGAAGCGGGATGATGTCCTGAAGCCGAGGAATGCTGATCGTATCGGCGTAGATGGGCAGCGCCTTGCGCCGCTTCACGCCCAGCAGGCGGATTTCGTACCGCGAGACATCGGTAAACGCGCCGAAGAACCCTGTCAGGTTTGCGGCGAGCTTCGTGCCCTTTTGAGCCACGACGAGACCCAGGACGTCGGAGGTCGAACTATTTCTCGTATCGAAGACCTCGGCCTTGACGAGATCGCCCGGGTACGCGCCTTCGATCTCGTAATCGACGGTGCTGGATACGATCGAAGGAATCGCCCAGGTTGCCGAGACGTCCGCGGGAAGCAGGTCGAGCAACAGCAGACGCTGTCCGTCGAGGGGGTCGTCGACACCCGAAAGTACACGATCGATGACGTACGATTGACCATTGTTCGTGACGAGTAGGTCGCCGCGGGTGACGCCCTGTTCGAGGAAGGAGATCCCGTCACCGGCGTAGTAGCTGCGGTCTGTGACCAGTGCACCGTTCGAGCCCTCCAAGTAGTTGTAGGAGCCACTGAAGCCGAGAAGCGCGGCAGCCGAGCCTCCGCTGATCCGGAAGCCTCGCTGGCCACGAAGACCCAGACGAACGATGCGGTAGACGAAGAACGAAACGTTTGAAAGATCGTCCGGCAGGGCCTCGTCCGTGATCGTGAGGGTGCCTCCGGGGTTGTTCACAGTATTGATCGTAAACCGCTCACCGTTCAGCACGAGGGTGGTCCCGGCCCCTGCCCACGTGGGCAACGAGTTCGGCGGGAAGCTCAGCGTAGCCGTGACACCATCCCCATCTCCATCGTCCGTGGTCGATCCTCCGGAGATCTGAAGACGATAGACGGGATCGTCCTTCCGCGTCGCGTATCCGAAGGCCGAGATGTGCAGCGACGACAGTGCCGCGTTCAGGTCGGTGATGATCTGCGCCAGGGTGTTGCCGGTGAGAGTCACGACGACGGTCGAGATGCTGGTGGGCGCGACGCCGTCGAAATACTCGACGTCGAGCGTGAGCCCGGTGACCGGCGGGTTGCCTGTCTCGAAGGCATAGCTCGCCGGCACGATGCCGTATCGGGGACTGATCGACACCGCATCCGGCTGTGTCTCGGTGATCAGAGTGCGGTAGGCCACCCACTTCCTCTGAAAGGTCTTCTGCGCATCACGGATGCTGTAGTTGTAGTGATGCTGCCACACCTCCAGCAGACGGCCGGAGAGCACCTGGGCGATACCGCGCCACGCCTCTTCGAAGACTTCTTTGCCCTGAACGAGCCCCCATTCGTCCCCGAGAGCCTTCCAGATCGGAGAGACGTCGGGCTCCACGCCGAACGGCGCACGCGCCCCCACGATGTTCGCCAGGACCTCGCTGGGCTCGGAGTCCGACACACCGTCATTCACGACCAGGAAGACGCGAAAGATGCCCTGCACGTCCGCCAGCATGTACGGCGTCTCGGTATCGGCACCGACGATCACTGACTGATCGATGACACGGAAGGGCGTCGACACAAGATCGTCCGGGATGGTCTCTTCCTCGGTGGTCAGCACGCCCCCGGCATTGTTGACCGTTGCGATCGGATGAAACGTCGAGCCGACGCGCAAGATGTCCCCGGGAGCCACCCACGCCGGCAGTGAGTTCGCAGTGAAGCTCAGCGTGTTCGTGAACCCGTCGGCATCACCATCATCGACGGTAGAGCCCGAGCTGTTCTCGGCCGCGTACTGCGAACCGAAGGGCGCATCGATGGCGGTCCAGGCATAGGTCAGCGGGGCGCCCTCGACGTCGAAGCTGCTGCGTCCATCGAAGCGAACCGCCGAACCCACCGGAGCCACCCGATCTGGGCCGGCATTGGCCGTAGGCGGGAAGTTCGGGATGACGAGCGTGCTGGATAGCCGAAGAGCCTCGATCTGCACCTGCGACGGCTCGTCCACGAGCCCCTTCACGAAGACGCGAAAGAGATCGGTCACGCTTGGGGGCGTCTCCTCGACCGGAAGGATGTACCGGATCTCGGGAGTGACCCCGGTGCCGTTTCCGATGAAGACGTACGCACGGCCCAGGCCGGAGTCGACGGCGATGCGAATGGTACGGAACTCGGTCGCGATCTCCTCGGTCGTGTCGGTGGTATCCGGCAACGCCGTGACGCTTCCGAAGTCATCTACTCGGCTCACCGCGACGCCGGTCTTGGCGAAGTAGATCGAGATGCCACGGCCACCGTCATCAGCGACGGTAAGGCCGGCCCGGCGGTCTGCGAGGTCACCCAGGTTGTGGGGCATCTCGGGGAACTTCGCCGTGATCTCGATGGTGAACTGCGACGAGATGGCGACGTGGAAGTCCAGCATCGCAAGCGCCCCGTCATTCGAGCGCGCGGTCAGGATCGTCAGATTGTCGTTGTACGCGAAGTACGGCGAGACTGCCGGAGTGATGGTCAGATCGCTGGGCCCAAGCGAGAGCAAGCTGCCCATGGTGGGGCCGCTGAAGTCCGCGATGTTCCAGGTCGGCGAAGTGGGGAGCGCCATCGGCGTGATAGGTTACTTGTGCTGGACGAGGTACTCAAGCGCACGTTTCACGCGCACTGGATCGTCGCAGAACTTGCCCAGTCCCAGGTTGCACTCCTGACAGAGGAGCCCTCGCACCTTCTTGGTCTCGTGGTCGTGATCTATCGCTGGTGCCTTCTTCAAGTCAGCAAACGGAGTCTTACAAATCTCGCATTTCCCTTTGGCCCTCACTTGGAGAACCAGAAGATCTTCTTCTCGCAAACCACGGCGGCGCAGAACCTTGGTTCGAGCATATTTGATCTGCGTTTTCGCTTCACATGATCTACAGCAGAAGGCCAGCCCATCCGGCCTTCCTCGGCGCGTAGAGAAGTCCCGCGCAGGTTTGGTCTCCTTGCACCGCGGACATCTCTTTGTTGATGGAGGTACGATCGACGGCCGGCTCGCCCAACGTCTGCGAGTTTCTCTCATGACAATGCGCTGACAGCCCTTACATCGCGACGAAAGTCCCGCGCCCTTACTGCGATCCGCATAGAACTCGGAGGCCTTCTTACGGCGACGACACCTGGAACACTGCTTGAGCATCGTGCTAGGTTACCCGTATGCCCAAGTTCAAGCCACTCCCGCCCGGGGCCGCGCAGCGGATGATCCAAGGAGTCCAAGACGAACTGACGCCGCTGGCCGAGGAAAGAATGGCGCGCATCAAGGCGATGAGCTGCCCGCGCTGCCACACCTCGATGGCGCCGCGCCTGCACTCGAAGCCGTTCAGCGAGCATGATCCGTTGCCCCGCACCCTGGCCGCGTGCCAGGAGTGCGGAGCAGAGATCGATCCGGTGTCCGGTATCGTCATCAACACCGGAGACCCGCGGAAGGTGCCGGACCCCGAGATGTTCGTGAAGCGACACGACGATGACGACTAGCGGATACCGCCGGTCGAGATCCGCTTGAGGGTGATGGCGTCCGGGATGTAGCGCTGCGTACGCACCGTCTGCACGTAGTCCTTGACGATCTGAGCGCTGATGCTTCGATCTACGTCGTGGTGCACCACGACGAAGAACGGAGCGGTTCGTCCGTTCGGAACCGAAGCGTCGGGGGTGAACACCGACGTCGCGCCGTTCTTGCGCAGCACATCGGTCAGATCAGACACTTCGAGCTGCGTGTTGGGCTCCACCGCATCGAGGGTGCTGTTCATCGCCGACTTCATTTCCGACTCTGCCGCGCCGCCCGCGTAGCTCCACACCATCGAAACGTAGTGCGGCATGAGATGGCGCACCAAGATCTCTTCGCACAACACACGCTGGAACTGCGAATCGGAGAAGCTCTGCACGTCGTCGGTGAGCTGACTTCGATCATACGTCACCTGCAAGTTCTGCTGACTGAGCTGAACGGCCTGCGACGGATCGTCCGGGCTGCCGACGAGGATGATGCTCCGACTGAGCTGTGCGTTCAGGACCTCGGCTCGGCTGAAGGTGAGGATGTTGTTCTCCACCATCAGTCGGTAGCCGTCGGAGCGAACGCCTGTGACGCGAAGCGAGTCCCCCGCGCTGATGTTGTAGATGTCTCCGGGGCCCATCGAGAGCATCTGCACGTCGAAGAAGTAGAGACCGGAGGACTCCAGGTTCTGGTTCATCTCGGTCGGAGAGATCCGCTGGACGTAGCGCCGGATGCGATACGACGTATTCGCCTGAGTGACCGAGAACTGACGATTCGTCATCGAGCTGAGCGTGAGCGCCGTCTCCGTCACCGTGACGATGATGTACGTCCCTTTGTCCGGGTGATCGCTGTTGAACGACGTCAGTCCGGCGAAGAACAACGGGTTGGAGCCGTGCGTGATGGCGGTCGAGCTGGGATCCAGCTCGATGCGACGGCTCGACTGAAGCTTGAGAGCACCGCTTCCGTCGAGTGACGCGACATCCTCGCCCACCTGCGCGTTGATGAAGTCGACCACGTTCTGACGCGGCATCGGGAACGGAAAGCTGATCGTGATGAACGGGTCTGTGTCGAGACGGAGGCGAAGCGTGTTGTTCAGCCCGGTGAACGCGATGTTGCCCGAGGGCGGAAGCGGAGAGGTGCCGATGATCGGGACGTACAAGACGTCCAGAAGATCACCGCGCTGGATGTTGTACAGCAGGAAGTTCGCCGAAGGATCGGTGAGAAGACTCGGACCCGCCGTCGTCGTACCTGTGTTCGGAAGAGCGGTGGTCGGCGGAGGTGGACGCACCACACGCGTGTTCTCTGGATCGGGCCGGAAAGTCAGCTCTGCGGTCGTAGTGGAGTCGACGAACCGCGTCGTGCGGTAGTCGAACTCCGCGCTCGTCGGCGCGAGGAAGTAGACCCTCGTCGAACCCACGGCCGGCTTTCCGATCCTCACCAGGACATTCACGTCCGGGTTGAACACCGTGCTGTTGTAGAGCTGCGCGGTACCGCTCGTGTCCTCAGGTCCCATCGGGCCGCTTCCACAGATCGCCGTATCGAAGAAGGCCGACGAGACGAACGGCCCAGCGATCACCCGAGACTGGATGCCAGCGCTCGTGCCTTCGATGACCTCCACGAGATCGCCAGCCAGCACGTTGGAGTCGGTGAAGCTTTCGTTCACGCTTCGGATGATCGCGTTCGAGTACCCTGGCAGCCAGGTGGAAAGACCAAGGGCGGAACCGCTGACGAACCGGACGTGAAGCGTCGACACGATGCCGACGTACTCCTTCCCGAGCTTCGTGATGACGCGGGCCTTGATGCCCATCAGATCCAGCGTGGGATCGGCATTCAGATCAGCCGCCACCTGCGCCGCGGTCTTGTTGAAGGGCGACACGCTGAAAGTGAAAGTCGCCGCGTTCAAGACTCCGAGCCAGATCGTATCCGGGTTGTAGGCCTCCCAGTGGATCGTGAGCCCGCCGACCGGGAAGCCCGTCACGCCGGTCGGAGTGCCGAAGCTGACGAGTCCCACGACCGCGATGTCCTCGAACGCGAAACCGGAGCCCTCGTTCTGGAACGAGTTGCTGAGCGCAAGGACGGGATCGCGGTACGGGATCGTGGTGCCGCTCGGGGCGCCCGTGCTGTCCAGCAGTTCCAGAGAGCTGACGCGAACCACCGGCGTCTGCACGGCCTCGGACCTACGGAAGATCCGATACGCCGCCACCGTGAGAGTGCGCGTAGGAGCAGCGGTGAGCTTCAGGCTGACCGCGCTGACCTCGTCGACCGTGAACTCTCCGCCGAACTCCCCGAAGATCTCCAGGATGTCTCCGTGCTGGATGTTTGCGTCGATGAAGTTCGTCGCACTCGCCGTGGTCACGACGACGTTGCCTGCCGCGGTTACGAGGTCATCGCCCTCGACCTTGATGTCCTTCGGGTCGGTCAGTTCGACGTCGATCTCATCGACCACGCGCCACGCCAACGAGCCCTGGGTGCCCGTCATCGTTGTATCGAGGCGCACCGTGACGTGGATGTTCGGAGACACGCCGGTGACTGACGTGATCTCCAAGATGCGGTAACTGCCGACGTCGACACCTTCTTCGAGCACGAGGCTGTACGTCGGCTGTACATCCTCCGCGACGGCGACATCGTTGAGAATGACGAGATCGGTCGCCTGGGTCTGAGCGTTCTGTCCCTTGGACGACGGGTTCTGGTCGGTAAGGCTTTCGATCTGCGCCGTAGAGACGTCGGTCTCCCCTGCGATGTAGATGTCGGTCTTCCCGCCGATGTGAACTTCATCCTTTCGGATCTCCAGCGTCCCGTCGGCAGTATCGGGGAGGGTGATGCCACCCGGGATGTTCGAGATCGTGAGCCGGCGTTCGCGAAGCGCCCAGACGACGGCGGTGGCCGGCGTGGTCACGGGCATCTCCAGATCGATCCTGATCTCCGTAGCGCTGATGACCTCCAGAACCTGCACGTCCTTGACGACGAGGGTGTTCGCGAGCCCTTCGCGGTAAGTCACCGTGACGAACCATCCCTCGGGTTCAGTGGAGGCGGCCCCGAGACGGGAGATGAAGCTGCCGGTCGGTGCGCTGAGGATCGGAGTGGTCAAGTCTCCGTCCAGATCGTCCTCGGCGGTACCGTCTCCGAAGAGATTGCCGTCGGTGTCGGGGTCCGGGATCGGGCCGAGGCTTCCGCCCTTGATGACATCGCGCGACATCTCAGGATCGCGGAACCCGATCGAAAAGAGGGTCTTGATGTCGGGGAACGCCTCGGTCAGCGTGGTGGTGATACCTCGCTCGATCGTGAGGGTCTTGTCGCTGAGACTGGAGTCGGCTCTGGCGGCGGCATCGAGGCTGTCCTCGCGCGTGACGCCACCGCGGAACCGCCGCGCGTTTTTGACGCGCGTAGCCGTGGGCAGGTTGGCGACCGACGTGATCGTCGCCGGATCGATGTTGTACTGGTCTCCGCGCTGCTCCGCCGTGTAGTTGACGTCGAAGTAGAACTCCGATCCCTCGCGGTTCAGCAGCATCTCGTCGGACGTGATCGCCTGGGGACGAGACGGCATGAAGCGGAGACCGCTCCGCGTCGTGGCGGGATTCGTCTGCGTCACGCTGAGCGTCTGCGGGGTCGAGAAGTAGATGCGAACGACGCCCACGGCGTATCCGCCGCTGAGGCGAGAGAAGAAGAAGTTGCCCAGCAGCGAGTCGACTTCATCGTCGGCGAGGCTGCTGATGTTCCGCAAAGAGCTGCGGAGCTTCACCAACTTGATCTCTCGAACGAGCGGCTCCACGAGCACGCGCATCGGGTCGATGACGGTGTCGGTCAGCTCGTCGGCCTCGGTGATGGCGAGGTTGGGGAAGGCCTGCCGTACGCGCTCGACGACGAACGTCGAGATATCATCGTCGAACGGATCGAGGCCGATGCGCTGAAGAATCGGCTGCACCAGCTCCTGATCCGCCCTCGATCCATCGCTCAGATCGATGGTCGGGTCGTACCGGGTGATGGCGTCCTGGAGAAAGACTTTCGTGTCGTTGTTCGACATGGTCGGATCCTACTACGTCTGGAGCGTCGCTGCGCCGCGACGTCCGGTGTGGTTGGTGAGCACGATGGTGACGAAGGCCGAAGTCTGGGACGGATCGACGGTGAGATTCTGGATCTCCGCTGAGAGCAGACGCTCCGATGGCGGGATGTTGCGGTCCGACGTCTGAACGTTGATCAGATAGGCTCGGGCCGTGCTTACTGCGATGGCGATGTCGGCCGCGGTTTTGTCGGTGGCGTTCGAGCCCACCCGCTTCAACATCCCTCCCCCGCTCCGTGGGTGAAACCGGTTCGAGCCGGGCGTCCGCAGCAGGATGCGCAGAAAGGTCTGCATCAGACGCAAGATCCCGCTCACCGACTTCGGCCGCGTACCGAAGGTGAACTCCACGAGGCTGCGCTCGGTCAGCGTGAGCCCACCAGACAGCACCGCAACGTCCGAGATGATGGCGTCCTGGATCGCTTCTGGCACCTGCGCGATCAGTTGGGTCGGGCTGTAGGTGACGAACTCGGGGGAGGCAAAGCCGTTCATCAGCACCTGTTCGATGCTACTGAAGTCCTGCCCGTCCACGATCAGACTGCGCGGCTTTACGCCGGGAGCGTTGCGGAAAGCGTTCACCTTCATCACGTCGAGAAGGCGAACGATCTGAATCCCATCCATGGTCAGCCCTCGTCCTCGGTATCGGGCGCCGTGTTGGCGTCATTGTCGGGATCGTGAGGACGGAACTCGTCAGGCGAAGTTGCCTTCATCGCGGCGATGTTGTCGTCCAGGTCCTGCTTGATCTTCGCGATACGGGCCAGCCGAGCCGGGTTCACCGGATCCACGTTCCCGGAACTGCTGCTGCCCTCCAAACGATCGAGCTGCTGATCGATCAGCTCTTCGAGCCCGATGCTCGCATAGGTGTCGCGCACCTCTTGCGAGCGCAGCTCACCTACGGCATTGGCGATGATGCGGCGGAACTCACGCTGCTGCTCGCGCGTCGTGCTGGTAGTGGTAGGTCCGTCGGCCACGGCCCTAGACTACTAGGGGTCGACGTCTTTGTCCCCCGGGTCGTACGGATTGGGCTGGAACGAGACCGTTCGCCATTCCTGCACGATCTGCTGGCCTCGACCAAGCTTCGAAACCGGCACCACCTCGCGCGCCACATTCGCGCTCGTCCGAGTCAACCACGTGGCGTACGACACACCGTCGTCGTCCATGGTGAAGAAGGTCGCCACGTCTAGAGTAAGGAACAGATCAAGGGCTCGGTCGAAGCCCTGCTCCCGCATCGTACGCACCGCGTTGTCGATCGTCTGTTCACGAGGAACCAAGTAGTCGTTGCTTTCGTCCTGGTACGTGACCAAGGCGGCGAAGTACGACGTGAGACCATTCTGAATGTCTCCGGTGTACTTCGCGCCACGGATCAGCCGACCAACGAGAGTGTCGAGCGCGGAGAACCCCGCGACGAAGGTGGAGTTGAGCCAGGTGTTTGACGCCTGCTGTAGCTCGACGTACGCCCCAGAGCGCGCGCTGCTGACCACGAAGGCCCAGCTTCCGGTTTCGTACGGGACTCCGCCGTCTGTGGTGATCTGCGACGAAGTCGCCGATACGACGTTCGTGTTGTAGATCAACGAGGTCGGGCTGGTAAGCGTGACGACGTCTCCGGCCTGCACGTTGCGAAGCAAAAAATCACCCGCACCTTGGATCTGAAGAATCGTGAGGCTTGGACGAGCCGGAGAAGCCGTTACCGCAAAGCCGAGGGCCGTAGCTCCAGCGCTTCCGACCAACGCTCCGACGCTGCTCGACGTCGTTGTACCGCGGGCGGTCAAGGTCAGGGGCCTCGTCGCCAACGTCACCACCAGCCCGCTATCTGCGACCTGGAGGTTTCGGTCCACGGTGATCTTTGCGACATCAGCGCTCAGCACACGATAGAAGCCGCTGTTGTCGCGATTGCCTCCGCTCACCACCTGTACGCGCGTCCCAGCAGAGACAGCGCGGTAGTCGGGACCGATGTAGTAGATCAGCGTTCCGGCTGGAGGAGACGAAGCAAGTGAGAGCGTGTTGCCGCTGACCGCCGTGATCAGGTAGTCCGCGACGCCGGGTGACGTGGTGTGCAGGGCCATCCCGACCTTCACACCGAGAAGCTCGAAGTTCTTTGTAGGGCTCGTCACCGTCGACGATCCGGTCGACGCAAGGTTCGTGTCGGCGTCGACCTTGTTCCAGATGATCGCTTCTTCGCCACCTACCGCCGTTCGCTGGCCCGTGAACGACGAAAGGATCGTCTCCTGCACCTTGGCGGAAAGAAGCGGGGTCTGGGCAGCGATCGCCTGAATCACTTCTGCATGTGGCACTGGCTGGCCCGCAACTTCCGTACTTACGACGTCAGTGATCGGAAACGCCCAGTCACGTCCTCCGATGCGCAACGAGGTATCGAAGAGCAGCCGAAGATGCGAGCTATCTCCTGGGTTCTTCGACTGGAAGACGAGCTGAGACGCCGCGGCGTCCCACGTCACCGCCATCGTCGCGGTGAGCGCCGCGTTCAGCGCAGCCGCCGCAGCAGTTCCGTTGGCGTACGCCGCCAGCGTAGCGGTAGTGGTGCCGCTGAAGTCGACGACGAAGGAAAGCTGATCTCCGGCGCTCGGTGCCACCCACGGAGACAGAACCTTGCTACGAAGCTCTGCCCGACTGCCCATCGTACGAGGAAGCGCGATGCTGAGCGGCGATCCGTTTGCGCTCAACGTCAGAGCAGCGCCAGGATCGTAGTTGTAGGGCCCGTTGATCGTGCCCACGATGCTGGCTTCGACGCTTGGCGAATCAACGAATGCGACCTGGTTGGAGTCGCCCGTGAGCGGCATCAGCACCAGCTCAGGATTCGTGAAGGTAGACGCCTTCGTGATGAGCGTCCGCATCGTCAGAAGATCGAGCATCGATACGCGGCTCTGACTGATGGCGTCCGACCCCTCCATCGTCGTCTTGATGCTATTCAGCCGATCCGAGATACGACCCACGATGTCTCGGATCGACGACTCGGGAAGCTTCACCGCTTCGAGGGCGCCGAGCGCATCTGCGATGTTGGTCGCCAAGGACACGATCTGTGCATGACGAGCTACGGCTCGCGTCCAGGCTGCCGAGATGTTGGACTGGATCTCAGCTCCAGTGGGCGTGACGCTTCCGCCTACCACCACGTTCTTCGTCAACTCCGACGTCACGAAGTTCGACACGCTGGCACGGAATCGATCTACCGACGGACCAAGACTTCCCCGAACGCCGCTCGTGCGGCTGTTCAGCCCAGCGTTGAGGTCGAGCAGGGCCGCCTGCGCGTTAGCAAGATCTGTGGTGCTGTTGACTTTCTTTGCCGGACGCGTGGAGTTCGGCGCTTGATCAACGATGGTAGTAAGATCGTTGACTTGCTGCTGGATCAGCCCGGCAAGCCTGTTCTTGGCCAGATAGATGACGTAGAAGTACGCCTCTGGCCGGAGAAGTAGCGATGTCGTGATCAGGTCATAGACGCCGGTCTTGAGCGCAAGGATGTCGCGCGCTCCGGTCTTCGTGACGGGAACGCTGACCGTGCTGAGCAGAAACTGCTCTACGGCAGCTTCCACCTCATCGGCGGTGAACGTGGTCGCCATCACTCCTCCTTGATGTGGTTATTCATTCGCTGGATGTCGTCACGTTCGAGACCAGCGATGAGGCTGCGCACGCGAGCGGGCTCCAGGTTCAGAACCTCGCAGATGTACCGGAAGGTGTAGAGCCCGTCAGGATCTGTCTCTTCCTGACCATCCCAGAACAACCAGCCCGCGGCCTCTTCGGCAAGGGCCGCCTTCTCTGGATCGCTCTTCTTCGTCTCTTCCTTGTAGAGGACGAAATCCCAGATCGCGCGGCGCAAGATCGCCACCAATAGCTTCTGGGCGGGAGGAGTTCGGCTCCTCTCGCCCGAGAAGTCAGCATCTAGCGAGATGCTAGGCGACCGTGATCGAAACGACCGCTCCATCGATTCCGGGATCCGGGATGTAGACGATCGACGGGTCCTTGCGGGTGACCCGGAGATTCGTGCTTCCGCCAGTGAGTCCATTTAGTACGATCGTGTTCTGTTGGATGAGTACGGTTGCGATGGTGGGATCGTCCACGGTGTAGAGTACGTCCTCCGAGGCCGTACCCACCAGCGTACGATAGTCATTCGACTGGACCGAGGGCGTGACAGTGAGGATGCCGCCGAGCGGGACGTTGAGCGGTGGAGTCGGGCCGTAGGCGACTTTCACCACGATCGGGAACAGTAGGTGCATGATGTTGATGCTGGGACGGTCGGGAACGCTGACGATTCGCGTCACGTTCTCCTGGCTCTCGACCGTGGCCTCGTACATGCCATCTCGCCAAAGATCGATCTCCACGTACCCATCTTGGTCGGTCTTGATGTTGCGGCGCTCCCCGAGTACTCCGATGTCGTCGACCACGAGCGGGTTGAAGCAGGGGATGAACGCCAGATCGATACCCCGGTGCGGACGACCATCGGGTCCCCAGATGTAACCGGAAGCACGACACAGGCGCGGATTCGTGGCGTCCGGCAACGTGAACAGGTGCGCGGTGATCGCGAAGTTGTTGGCGTGTGTGGGCGCGTCCGACGCCGGAGAGAACACCGTGATGTACTGCGGAGAACGGATCGACCCGCCCATCAGGTAGAAGCGGAGCTGATACGTCGTCGGCGTAGGCGTGCTGCCCGGCAGCGTGAACTGCACCTTGCCGGTGATGACGTCGCCGGTCGTACCGCTCGTGATGAGCGTCGTGCCAGTGGAGTCGTAGACGCGCACGACAACGTCGTCGACGAGCTGAGGAACGAGCTGGTCGTCCTTGACCGTGATCTCGACTGTCTCCATCGCCATGCACTGAAGCCTACACGAAAACGGACCACGAATCCTCTATAAGCCAGAGGAGGCGAGACGCCCCAAAACGAAGGAGGATCCCATGAACCAGAAAGAAGAGATCGCACACCTGAAGGCCGAGCTGCAAGAGATGCGCCTCAAGGCCGAGTCCTACGCCATCTTCGGTGATCTGATGAAGACGATGGCGATGCTGCCGCTGACCGAGCAGGCCTCGGTCGGAGACACGGCGATCCGCGTCCATCTCGCTCTGATGCTGCACGGTATCCCCGACAGGTCGCGCGAGGGACAGCGCATCACGGCGGGGCTGATGTCGATGCTCGGCGAAGAGCGCGAGTCGCTGATCGCCAGCTTCCTGCACACCGACCGTCTGCGGACCAAGGACAACGGCGAGTGCACCTGCCCGCTGTGCGAGCACGAGACGATGGCCCACAACCTCGCCGATCGCGGCGGGCCGCCGCGCGCCAAGGCGCACTACGGCGCGACCATCCTCGCCGGCCCGCTCCCGCCCAGCGTCGTTCCTCACGAAGAGCGCATGCGCCGCACCACGGATCTGCTCGCCACGCTCATCGAGCAGATCTCTCCTCGGCGCGCTCGTGGAGGTTCGGCGGCCCGAAGCCCGCTTCTCATGGCGATCGCGTCGCTTCTCGACGCGACCGGCACGGTCCAGGTGCTCGATCTGTCGAACGACGACCTGCTCGATCTGTCGAACGACGACGACAACCCGCTGTTCTGATGATCTGGCCGGGGCTCCTTCGGGAGCCTCGGCCCATCATCTTTGCCTAGGTTGCCGCCTTCTGAACGACGTTATCGACGAGCGTACGGCTGGTCTCGCCTCGGGCGTAGCTGGCACGAGGAGGCCGCTCGTCCTTCGCCGGCCCGGTCTTGTCGCCGCGCAGCAACCCGAGGCTGCCCGCCAGCTCGTCGTGGTTGTCCTCGTCGAAAGCCTTGATGACCCGGTCGTAGAAGCCCTTGAACACGGTCTTGTCTGCTACGGAGATCTTCTTCATGGAGTGCTCCTACGACGTACGAACGGCGAAGTCGATGTCGGGTTGCTGGATACCATACTCGTCCTCGACGACCAGCGAAGGATCGAAGAGGTCGAACACGTCGGTGTTCGGCACCACGATCCGGCGGGTGAAGTCCGAACCATCCACGTTGAAGTCGATGGTGGTGCCCTTGATGAGCCGGATCTGAGCGTATCCGTTACGATCGGTCTGCATGACCTGGTAGTTCCGAAACACAGCGTAGCCGTTTACCCGGTTGGGCTGGAACATCACCCCGATGCTCACGCGCTTGCCAGAGATCGCGCGACCGCTCGCATCCGCTATCTGAACGAAGGCCACTGCTGTCGACGACAGGGGCACGACTTGAGCTTGATCAGCAGTGAACGGAGTACTCAGCTCCGAGATCTGCGCTGTCGACGAGCTGAGGTACTGCGTCCGGTACCAGAAATCGGAAGAGCTGTTCTGATCGGTATAGAAGTACTGGTACGTCCCGGCCATGAGCGTGGTGTCGAGGTCGAGCCCCACCGCTGCGGCTCCGACATCGAAGCCGAGGAACGGGGCAGCCTCTGACGACAGAATCTCGATCGAAGCCGCACTTCCAGTCGCCACCGTCGGGATCTTCAGCGTCCCGTCGGTGTTCGGCGCAGCTACCACGAGCCCGGTGGCCAAGTTGATCGCCGCGGCTACGTTTGCTGCCGAAACCGGGTCTGATCCCGAGAAGGCGACGTCCACCTTCGTGAGACCGTTCACGCGAAAGCTCAGCGTCTTGCCGGTGACCTGAAAGGGACCCACGAGTGATCCCGACACAGCAGCAACCGTGGCAGACGGACCAGTCGCTGCTTCGTAGAGTCCATCGACCCCTGTACGCGATCGGTACCACCGAATACGGTCGAACGTGTCCAATACGCTCGTGATGTCGGGAACCACGAACGGCAGGGTCAGCGGGGTATTGGTGACGACGGGCATGACGAAAGTCTATCACCGGCGTCGGATACGAGGAACCTTCGCAGGATCAGGCATCGGCGTCGGAGGATTTTGGCAAAAGAAAAAGATCAGGCGCCATCGCCCGTGAGAAAGCTCGTGATGTCATCGATGACCAGGATGCGCGCCTGAGCGGTGTTGCTGCGCGCCAGACGCTCCGACCCCGTCCGACCGCGAAGCACAGACTTCAGGTACGTGATCTCGTCCTGAACCTTCTGTGTTTCGCGATCGGCCCAGTCGTCGGTCGCCTGCTGAAGCTCGTCCAGCAGTTGGTTCCGTCTCTGGGTTGCGGGATCGTCCGGCATCAGCGCTCCTCCTGTCCCTTCTTGTACGCGGCCTCCAGCGCCGCCTCCAAGCGAGGCTGTAGATCTTTCAGGGCCGACATGTGACGCAGCCCGAGATGCGACTCCGTCCAGGCGTCGATGATCTTCTTCGCTTCGCTGCGGGGCGAGAAGACGTGATCACGGGCTCGAAGTGAAGTGGTGGAGATCTTATCTCCCGGTACGACGGCGTAGCGCATCAGTGCTTGTCCTCGCGCGGCATGTTGTTGTAGTTCGGGCCCGAAGACGACATGCGGCCGGTGACGACACCATGCGTCTGCACCGTGGGCTCGTCCTCCCGATGCCGACTCGGGTAGCCCTGGCGGTACTTCTTCTCGACGAAGGCGGTGGCGAGCGCGACCGTACACTCGTCGCCGAGCGTGAACACCTCCTCGTCGGAGATGTCCATTTCGAGCTGCTCCTCCATGGCGAGCACCAGCTCGACGATCATGAGGCTGTCAGCTCCGAGGTCGTCGACGATGCGCGTCTCCGGCTTGATCAGGGCCGGATCGACGTCGAGATGCTGAGAAAGGGTCTTGATGACGAGAGCGCTGATTTCCATGTCACTGTCCCTTGATGACGGGGGCGAGAAGCGCCTCGACCCTCTTCTTGATGCGGTAGACGCGGTGCTCGGGGATCTTCATGTTCTTGGAGATGGCGGTGATCGACATCTGCGGTGTCCCCTCCTCGGGGTAGTGCAGGTCGGCGAACTGCCGTTCTTCCGGCTTCAGCTCACTGCGCATGAGATGGTAGGCGCCACGGATGCGCTGGATCGGGTCCTCGACCTGGACGTCGTGCTCCAGATCGGTACCCATGTCGGTGAAGGCCTCGGATCCGAATCCCTTGTACATCTTGGCGACGTACTTCGGCTTCCACGCCGGCAGCGCGCTCTGAAGCTCGGTCAGCGTAGGATCGCGCCCGTTCAGCTCCTTGAACTCGCGCTTCGCGTTCTGGAACATCTCGTACTTCTCGACGTCCTCGCGCGGCATGTACTTGGGATTGCGGTTCTGCGCGACGAAGTCGGTGATCCGCATGAAGTTGTTCACGACGTGGGTGGTGAGCTGCGTCCCCTTGGTCGGGTCGTAGCTTTCCAGCGCTGCCACGGCGGTGTTGCGGAGCGCGTTCTTCAGCGCGATCTGCGGAATCGACCCACCGAGCCCCTGCATGCGCTTGGTCGTCTCCGAGCGGATCAACGGATCCAGCGACTTCAGCAGGGGCTCCAGGTGCTCGGGCTTCTTGCCGTTGTCCTTCCAGGTTTCCCAGAGCTTCAGCTCGGCACCACGGCGCCCACGAAGCTCGGCGTGCCGGGCATGGGCGCGCTCCACCTTGGCCGGGCTGTCTGCCGCGTCCTTGATGAACTTCTCGACCGCCTCGATCTCCTTCTTGGTCGGCATCAGCGCTTCTTCCCCTTCTTGGGCTTGGCCAGATCTTCGCCGTTCTGATGACCCAGCTCCTGGCTCACGTACCGCGACGCCTCCATGAGACGCGACAGGGCTTCGTCGAGACGTGCCAGCGCCGGGCCGGTCCCGGTGGGCATGTTCTTGGTCGCAGGCTCCCCCGTAGGATCGAGCGCGTAGATCGCGTCCTTGATGAGGTCGAGAGCGCCCCGTCCCCCGAACGGAGATCCGTCTCGAAGATGCTTGAGGGCGTGAGTGCGAAGTGTCTGTCGTGCTTCTTTTGCGGTGATCGGCATGTAGCCTCCTTCACCCGCTGATAGGTGCTACGTGCGCATGTTCTTCGTCATGGCGTTGCGGATGCTGAGACGCGGGTTCGTCACTCCGGCGGTCGTCGATCCCGGTGCCTTCAAGAAGTTCGCCGTGGCCTGGCCGCTGAAGCTGCCGACGTGGCTGGCTCCCATCGAGACCTGTCCGGGCTTCGGAACCGCGAAGGCGACCTTGCCGCCCGTACGTTCGTCGATGAAGTCGCGCACCTTGCGCTTCGCCTTGCCCAGCTCGACTCCCTCTCGAACCGCTTGGATCACGCCGCCACCGAGAACGCCCCGGGTCACGTTCTTCGCCAGCTCCGGAGTCGTCAGCACGGCCTTCGCGGCGTGCGCCGCCGCTCGCAACTTGCCCTGTCCTGCATGCGCGGCGAAGCCCTTGGCGGCCTCTCCCGCAGCATTCACCAGCGGATAGGTCATGCCACCGATCGCACCGCCCTCGGCGTAACGACGGGTCCGGCCCTTCTGCGACAGCAGCTTGGCGGCATCCAGCGCCTCGTCCTCCTCGACCGCCTTTTTCGTGCGAGCCTCGAACCCTTCGCGGACCTTTCCGATCAGCTCGTGGATGCCGATGGACGGACTTCCGCTACGGGTCTTCGAGAGGCCGTGAGCCAGCGTCTTGGGGGAAGGCAGCATCCGCGCAGTGTACTGCGCCGCTGGCCCGAGCGTCCAGGTCAGCCCTTCTCGGGCTCCGGATCTGTGTTGTCGAGAAGGGTGTCGATGATGCCCTGCGCATCATCACGCGTCCTCACCGCCTTCTGTGCGATGAGGAGCTGCTGCGACGAGATGCGCGCGGCCCTACGCACCTCTCCCCGAATGCGCAACCAGGCATCCTTGATCGCCTTGTTCTTCTCGTCGTCTAGGCCGACCTCCTTCAAGAAGTCTTCGACCACAACGAGATCGTTGGCCCGCCCTGTCTGGGTCATCCGAGTACTCCACAGCTCGCGCCGAGTTGGAAGAGGTACTTCAAGATCGGAGCGCGCTTCTCCTTACGAGTATCGAGTCGCGCCGAGATGTTGGCGTCGCGGCTCGTGTCGGTATCATCGCTGGTCTCGTCCGGATCGCTGGTGCTGAGGCCCAGAATCGTCTGAGGACGGCTACCGTCCGTAGACGAGACAAGCTGACGAAGATCATCGTAGTCGCCGAAGGCGCGGCTGTGGAACCCCTCGGACCCTCGCACTACATCGCCGTGGTCGTTGATCTCCAGATTCGCCGTACCGAAAAGGTCCACCATCGAGGCAATCGGTCGCCAGGTGTAGGACCGGATGAACTGGTGAACGTCGAAGTTCCGCGTCTTCACCTGACTGTACGCTCGGACGATCTCTTCCACCGCCTCGTCGATGGCGCTTCGTGCATCGACATGGGCGATGAGCCCGTCCGACGGCTCCGGCGTCACGGTTCCCGGCGGACCCGGCATCTCTCCGCCCGGCAGCTCGGGCGCAGCGGTGTCGCCGGGCTGTGGCGCCTGCTCGGAGGAACCGATGGCCTGCGCCACGACACTGGCGAAGCTGTTGATGAACGCGATGCTGGCCGCGCGCTGCGCGCCCTCGGCATCGGTCTCTCCGGCCGAAGCCACCGCCGCAGTGCTGTCGAACTGAGACGGATCGACTCCCGGCTCCAACACGAAGAGAGGATCCGTGATGGCTCCGGTACCGAAGTAGTACGAATACAGACCACCGATCTGATTCGTGCGGTAGTGCTCGCCATACCACGGCGGGAAGCAAAGATCCTCGGGAGGAAGCGAGACATCTTCGGCTCGGTACGCTCCGATCTGCTCCACGATGCGGTAGGCTCGGAACTCCACCAAGATCTCTCGGTCAGCTTCGTTGAAGCTGCCGGCAGAGCCTACAAGAGACACCACTTCGGGGCCGTAGTCGGACGCCGCCTGCTCGATTCCGACGGGGACGCGAGTGCCACGTCGCTGCCGTCCGGTGAAAGTACGATCCTGCACGAACAAGGGCAGCAGACTGCTGCTCTGGAAGCGTGTACGAGAGCCGCTGTGGTCCGTAGGCTGTCGTGTGCCCCGACGCTCGTACTGATCGGTGACGTCCGTGACTTCTTGAATCTCACCACCGTAGTAGCCGAGACTGCCGGTGGTCGGCGCTTCGAGAGCGGCCACGATGGTCGTACGCTGCACGTTACGCCGCAGCGTCGCTCGCGTGGAACGTCCGGTGTTGTCGCCGAGGAACTCCGTGCGCTCGTTCGTCGTGCGCGCGTAGCTCATCTGCACCTGCGTCTGTCCGCCGCTGTTGGCGTCGATGCTGTGCGAGATCATCTCGGGCGTACCGAGGTAGTGTGTGTTCGGTCGCGCCGTGATCAGATCTGCCTGAACTTCGGCCACGCGCGCGGCGTTGGCTTCGGCGATACGACTACGCTCCTCGCTCGGAGGACCGATCTCACCCTCGCCCTCTCGAACCGCGTCCGCGATACGAGCAGCCAGCGCGGGATCGTAGGTGCCGTCCCGCAATAGATCTTGTGGCAGGTACTTGTCGACGACGAGCGTCGGAAAACCGAGCACAGCGTAGGGATTGAACTTTCCCTGGAGCATCAGCTCGCGACTGCGGAACCGATACTGGAAGAAGATGTGGTTGCAAGCGAGCTGTGCGTATCCGACCCGAACGGGGCCATTCGCGCTGCTGATCTCTACGCTGCCACCGCGGATGGCGTGCAGGTTGAGGTCGCTCATGCGCTCGAACGCCGGGATGATCCCGGTGAACAGCTCGTGCTCCATCATGTCGCGGACCACCCACGCCGGAGCGTCGCTGAGATCCGGAGGGTCAGCCCCGATACGACCACGGCCGATCGGACGACCGTTGCGCTGACCCAAGATGCGAGACGGCGCCATGTAGAAGCCGTCGAACAGGATGTCGGAACCGAAGAAGGCGCTGTGCGTGCGCAGCAACAGTCGCGTCACCTCCTGCTGGTAGTTCCGGCCGTACGTGAACTGCGAGTACAGCTCGGGGAAGAAGACGTTGCAGCGCGGGGGCGCCACCATCCAGACGTCGGGCCGGTAGAGCTGTGTGAGCAAGCGGGCCGGCGGGTCGGGCTGCGCGGTGGTGCGCTGGATACGACGGTTGTGCCGCGACTCCAGGACCTGCTGCATGAGCTGGCTGATCTGATCGCAGTTGTTCTCGATGAGGTTGGCGTCGCTGGTACCAGAGATGGGCAGGGTCGAGCGAGATCCGCTCTGTGTCGCCACGATGATCTGATTGAAATCGCTACCCGCCACGGCGAATGCTCGGCTGACCTCGGGGATCCCGAAGAAATCACCGGTGCGGGTATACAGCCCGCCCTGGAGCCCGACATGCCGAGCCTGTGACCCTGCGGTGTCGCACGTCCTCGCGAGCTGCCGTAGCTCGGCCAGGAGACCACCACGACGGTCGCTCTGCTGCCGAGCCGCCGTAGCGCTGGTCGACGACTGTTGGCGCTGTTTCAGCTCATCTGCTCGTTGCTTGATCGCCCGCGCAGCTCTGGCGATGGGGCGCGTCTCCTCGTCGTCCTCGATCCCCATGGTCTCGAACCGGGGCAGAGCCGGGTCTTCGAGGGCCGGAATGAAGCGAGGCGCGTTGATCGGGATGATCTCGTGGAAGATGAAGCGCTGGAGCGCCATCATCACGGCACGCACGCTTACCTGACGACCGAGCCCCGCGAGGCTGCGGCGGAACAGCGAACCAAAGCCACGAGCGCGCAGCAGTTGCAGCTCGTCTCGCTCGGGGAACGGATTCGCCCCGACCATCTGCGTGATGTGCAGGCGCATCTCGGCGAGGCTGAAGAAGTCGTTGACGCCACGAACAGCACGCCGCCCGAAGTAGATGCCGCCGAGCGCCTCCATGAGATGCATCAGGCCGCCGAGCAACGTGCCTCGCATGCTCGGGTAGTTACGGGGCGGCTGGTTGAGTAGATCGGTGACGATGTCGGCACTGCCACGCAAGAAGTCGTTGAACACCGTGGCGCTGGTACCGGTGAACGCGCCACGAATACCCTGGCCGCCCAGGCTCATGCCGCTGACCTGGTACTGAAGCGCGACGTCCCAGTAACTCGACCAGTCCATGCACTGAAGCACGATCGAACGTGACTGCGGCTGCTTCGAAAAGCTGAAGCCCACAACCTCGCCGCCGAAGATCAGCTTGTAGTTCTCGTTCTCCAGATCGGTGATGTCCTGCTCGGTCGTCGACTCGAAACGCTCGGGAGGAAAGAGACCCGCCAGCTCGGGATCGACGCCGTCGTCTCGGTCCACGACTCGGATCCCGGGCCCACCGACGCTGACCTGTGCGTCCGGCGGCACGCCATTGTAGAGGTCGTACATGAACAGGTGCACGAGCGTGCGCGGTTTGAAGTCGAGTGCGTAGTCGTTCGCCGGCACCTGGATCGAACAGGCCACCGCCGCGTTCTTCGCCGACTGGATGTTGGCGGAGACCACCGGCACCTCGACGCCTTCGAGGAAGAGCCGGAGACGAAGTCGCTGTCCTACAGTGGCCACGGCCATACCGTACCGCAAAGCAGGCGCTGAGTGTACCTATCAGCATGTGAGGCGATCTAGCCCAGGAGAGAACATGAAGAGCGCACAGCAGAAGACCAACGAGTGGCGGGAGTACGAGGAGAAGCAGAGCAAGAACGCGATCGAACCCAACACGCCGCTGCCCACGCTGGCCGTGGGCACGGTGGTTCGTGCGAAGCGTCAGGTGGACCCCGACGTATGCAACATCGAGCCGAACACCCTCGGCTTCGTGTTCGGGGAGACGAACTGCTACGGCGACCTCGCCGGACCGATCATACAGTGGATCACCGCCAGCGGCGGCCTTCCCTCCGGAAAGCTCACAGAGGTTCGTTCGGATGCTCCGCTGCTGTCGGCCCAGAAGGTCTGCAACGTCTATCCCGGCGACATCGACGTCATCCGCACGCACGACACCGTTTTCGTCGGCCACGTGGACGCGCATCCCCCGGACGACACTCTCGGTGCGCTCAAGCGCCTGCTCCACTACTCCTGGGAACCGATCGACTACCAGTACATCGGCCTCACGCAGCGGGAAAAGCAGGCTATCTCCGAGCCGAACTTCAACGCCTTGGTCGAGTGGATCAAGGAGGGATGAAAAACAAAACCACAGATCTCGTATGAGCACCTGAAGGAGAGATTCCCATGGCGAAGAAGCGACTGAACCAGATCCTGGCGATCGAACGCGACGTGAAGAAGTCGGCGTACGGCAACCTGTCCAAGGATCACCACCTCATGCAGAAGGGCGCGCTCGTCACCGGCGAGACCGCGACCTACACGCCCAAGGACGAGACCGGCCGGCAGTTCCCGCCCGAGAATCGCCTGATCCAGCTCAAGGTCGAAGACGAGCTGCTGACCACCGCGGCGAAGATGATCCCGCTGTTCGACCTCACCGCGACGAAGGACGTCGGCAACACCAAGACCACGGCCGAAGTCGTGCTGCCGAACGGCGTCAGCCTCGGGCAGCTTCCTCCGACCACCCTGCTGTTCCTGGAGAAGCAGCTTCAGGACCTGCACACCTTCTTCGCCAAGCTGCCGGTGCTCGACCCCGACCAGGCCTGGACGTTCGACTCGACTCGCGGCTACTACGTGACGGAGCCGATCACGCAGATCAAGACCGAGAAGTCGCAGGAGCCGCTCGTCCTCTCGCAGGCGACGAAGGAGCACCCGGCACAAACGCAGCTCGTGGTCCGCGACGTCGTGGTCGGCGAGTGGAAGAAGACCAAGCTCTCCGCCGCGATCACGGAGGATCGTCGCCGAACGCTCGTCGCCAGGGTGGAGACGCTCCAGCGCGCGGTGAAGCAGGCGCGCGAGACCGCCAACCTGGTCGAGGTCGACGAGGTCGGCATCGGCCAGCAGCTCTTCGACTTCCTGCTCGCGCGCTGACGCGGTCCGCGTCATGCTGCGTGCTCCTGGCTCTGAGTGGGTCGCTGATCCGGAAACGCCCCCCTAGTACGGATCGGCGGCCCTCTCGGGGCCAGGAGCCCCACGGACCATCAATCTCAATCTCAACCTCACGAGGATGACCCCACAGTGCTGGTTCGAATCCAGCTCCCCCGATCTACCGGGGGATAGCCCAACGGCAGAGGCAAGGTCTTCAACTCCTCGACGTCAACCTGAAAACTCAGATCTCCAATGGACAATCTGAGACGCTAGGCAAAACTCGCAATCCGATTGAGCGATCACCCACCAGAAGTCTCGGTTCAAATCCGAGTCCCCCAGTTGTAGCCGATCAACTATTGGGGGATGGTCTAACGGTAAGACGCTGGTACTCAGATCTAAGACGCTCAGTGTTGCCGTGCGATGAGCTAGTGGCGGAAGACAGATGGGGCCGGGGTAGGCTACACCCCGGTCCTGTCGCTATTCGTTTGCTCAGAGCTGACCGATCACGTCGAAGAGCGGAGCCGCCTGTCGGATCCCGAAGGCGCCCATCGTCTGGTACGCGGCGAAGGCGCCACGCCCCAGCAGCAGATAGGAGTTCGAGCGGCTCGTTGCATCGATCCCGTTCTGCGCCAAGAACTGCTGCGCCTTCTTTTCGAGCTGCTCGGGTGTCCGAAGGTTCAGCTCCTCGTTGACGCGTTGGATCTCGTTCTGATCGAACTGCGCCTCTGTCGGGCCGTGCGTCACGTACTCGTCCGTCATCGTGTAGATGGGCTGGTTCACCGGAGGACGAGAGAAGCTCGCCTGATTGGTGATCGGAGCCACGGTGATGGTCTGCCCGAGCCCGCTCGGCACCACGATGCGGCGGCCGTAGAACGTGTTCTTGATCACCTCCAGCGTGTTCTGGATGCTGAAGTCTGCGGTCTGGAGGAACTGCTGCGCCGACGCGAGGAAGCCGGTGAGCCCGCCGCTCGCCCCCTGTCGCGCCGCCGCAGTCGAAACCAACTGACCGCCCTGCGTGGTGTCCGGCGGCACGCCACCGCTGTCCAGCCCCTGACCGCCGAAGTCCGTGGGCACGCCCTGGCTCGCCTGCTGCGCCGCCGCTGCCTCCTGCTGGAAGAACACCGATCCGACCGTGGAGAGGATCGCGTAGTTGCAGACGAACATCTGGAACTGGAAGGGCAGATGCAGCGGGTTCATCGAGTCCTGCTGCGTACCGGCGCTGACGATGTAGCCCTCGACCACGATGTCGTCGAAGTAAAGATACAGGCGCGCGTTCTGCTCCACGAGCTTGGTGCCGCGCAGATACTGATCGTAGTTCGCCCAGAACTCCGACTTCCAGTTGAAGTCCTTCGAGTTGATCAGGATGCCGCTGACGTTGAGGAAGCGCGGACGCTCACCGAAGAAGAAGATGTAGTCCTCGCCGAAGGTCTCGACGATCTGCTGCTTCTCGACGCGCTGCTCCACGATCTGTTGGATGATGAAGTTCGCGTAGTGCGAGCTGCGTCCGATGCCGTTCTCTTGCGTCGGACTGCTGGAGTCGAAGAGCGGGATCTCCTCGCCTGTAGCGGTGATGGCGCGGAGGATGCCGTACGTGTCTTCCTTGATCTCCAGACCACGAAGTGGACGACGCACGTTGTCGTAGGGCTGACGCTGCGCGGTATCCAGCTCACCGAACGCGTCGGTCTGGACCGAAATGAAGACTGCGATCGTACACCAGACCCCTTTCTGCGCCTATCAGCAGTAGGAAGGACACCATGAAAAGAGACGTCCGTCAACGCTTCTGGGAGAAGGTAAAGATCGTCGATGACGATACCTCCTGCTGGGAGTGGCAGGGCGGGATTGTCGACGGGTACGGCAAGTTCAACGACGGGACCAAGAACGGCGATCGTTCCCATCGCGTCGCGTATAAGCTGGAGAACGGACCTATCCCTGACGGGATGGAGGTCATGCACTCCTGCGACAATCGAAAGTGTTGCCGACCCGATCACCTGTCGGTCGGAACGAAGCAACAAAACATGGCCGACATGATCTCGAAGGGACGACAAGCCCGAGGCGAGAAGAAGTGGACAGCCAAGATGACGGCCGAGAAAGTGCTCAAGCTGCGCGAGCGGCATGACGCTGGCGAGACACTCGCCTCTCTGGCTCCGGAGTTCGGTATCAGTGAGAAGACCGCATCGATGATCGCATGCGGTGACATCTGGAAACACGTCGGCGGTCCTCGCCGCGAGAAAAGGAAGTTCGGCTAATGCTCGTCACGTCCACCGCGATTTCACCCCGGATCAACAGTCTGCTTCACAAGGCAGGCCTCGACCTCTACACCGCCGTCCGGAAGTCGGACGAAGATCTTCTGAAGCTGAAGGGCATCGGAGAGACGGCGCTTCGCGAGATCCGCAAAGCTTCGGTCCACGTCTACTACAGCGAGCTGCTGACGACCGAACATGTGCGCGGCTGCACGCTCGTCATCCGACCGGAGTCGCCGCCGACCGACTCCATGCACCTGCTCGCGCTCCTCGCCTCCGCCAACGGATTCGCCCTGGCAACTCGGGGAGGCAGCGGGCAGATCGGAGTTCTGCGGCGCATCACCACGATGTAGAAGGAGAACCATGCAACCGAAGATGATGCCAGGGCAGACGCCCTACACCACGGACGAGCTGAAGAAGCTCTACCGAGCCGTCGATGACGCCGCGGAAGCTGGAGTCACGGAACAGGACGAAGTCGAAGGACTCCTCCATCCGATCTGCACGTACTGCGGGCGCGTCGTGCGGACGTACCCTGGAGAAGAGATTCTCTCCTGCTGGCCGATCTTTCTACCGCCGTCGAAGTCGCCCACCCAGCGCATCACCGACCCGTTCTTCAAGCACCGCTCCTACACGGCGACCTGCCTGGTGATCAGCGGATACGGCCATGCCACCGGCCGACGCTGAGCTTCCGGCTAACCACGGAAAACCGTGGAGCGAGGAAGACGAGAAGAAGCTGTCGTGGGACTGGGGAACGATCCCACTGACGCAACTCGCCGCGCGCTTCAAGCGCAGTGGGTATGCGGTGTTTCGCAAAGCGATCGACATGGGCCTGGGTCGCGCCAAGCGCGGCACCATGTCGGTCAACGCCTTCTCGAAATACAGCGGATTCAGCGTCTTCAAGATCATGAAGGCAGCGCGTGCCTTAGACCTGAACCTGTGGCGCGGGCTGTCCAGCGAACCCGGACGTGATCGGGTACGTGATTACGACGTCAAGGACTTCCAACAGGAAGCCTTGATCAAGTACATGATGGACAATCCTTGGATCCCGAGCCCGGGATCCAGTATGTCGAAGCAGGGAGAATGGGGCACTGGCAGAAAACCAGCAGCCTGCTTGCGCTGCAATCGATCCGACAAACCCCACTTCTCCAAAGGGAAATGCCGCGGCTGCTACAACGCGCAGTACAAGGTCCGCAGCGGCGTCCGCTTTTCTGATCTCACGACAGAAAAAGTCGTCGCCATGAGAGAAGCCTACGCCAGCGGAGTGACGCAGCCGAAGCTAGCCCTTCAGTACTCCGTCTCTAAGTCGACGGTCAGCAAGATCATTCGCGGCGAATATTGGGCCAAGGCTGGTGGGCCGATCAACAAAAGAGCCAGGAAGGGCAGTCATGGAAGAGTGGGAAGAGACATGGCGTCAAGCACGCCTGCCGCGAATGGCGGCTCGAATGATCTGGAGCTACGGGGCGTGGCTGGTGGGCTCGCAGGCGGAGAGATTCGCGATGAAGCAACCGCCCGCACCGGAGAAGGACTGGGACCTGTTCGTGCCGATCCACACGTGGAGACAGGCCGCGATGTCGATCCCGAAGAAGGCGACCCTCAACGGTAACCGCGGGCTTCACTTCACGATCGACGGCGTGACGTTCGACATCTGGCCGGACGAGCTGTCGCGCTTCATTCAAGAAGCAACATCACCAGGACGGATCAAGGCGAAGTGGGGCTTCAGCTTCGTCGTAGACGTGCGCCACGGACTCGTCATCCGTGCCGAACGTATCTTCAGATCGCCAGACCGTTTTTGATCATGAAGTCCTTCACCTCCCGAGGCACCGGCATCAGCAGGTCCTCGGAGGTGATGTACCGGTGCAGCACGGCGGACAGCGCGTTCTCGAAGCAGTCTTCGGGACCCACGCTGTCCATGCCGCGCACACGCACCAGGCGCTTTCCGACCTTGATCTTTGCCTCGACTACCGTACGTTCCGTCATGATCAGTCTCCTGGTTCACCCGTCGCTACGCCACCACTGACCTGCGGAAGCTGGCCGCTGATGGTCCGAAGCAGCTCTACGGCCGAGCCGAGATGCTGCATGCTCTGGTACGCGACCGGATCGCGGCTTTGCTGCTGGCGCATCACGGCTTCTCGCTGCACCTCACTGAGCCGTCCGCCCGCGGCGCCGGTGGTCGTCATGCGAATGAGCTGCTCGGCTTCGGACTGGCTGAAGCCGCCGCCTGCCATGCTGCGGAACTGCGAGACAAGATCACCGCTACCCGAGACACCCATTCCGGAGAGATGCGTCTGAAGCTGACGCGCCACCTCGTCGGCCCCAGCGCCACCACGCTGAAGAATCGCCATCGCACGGCGAGCATCGACCTGACGTCCACCGACGGTGATCCCGGCCTCGCTGAAGCTGTTGCCGGTCAGCATGCCGAGCGCAGTCTCCGCGCTCTGCGCGCCACCACGACGGCCGCCACCGGTGAGCGCGCGCACCTGCTGCCGGATACCGGCACCGGCACCGAGCACTTCGCGCCCGAACTCGTCTCCACCCAAGCTCTCGCTGAGCGCGCGGTACTCCGCCGACGAGGTGTCCATGCGCGCGAGCTGCATCATGGTGTCCTGCGCCGCGGTGTTCAGGGACGAACCGCTCTGCGACAGATCGCGGAAGCGACCCGCCAGGGCACCAAACTGGCGCCCCATCGAAGTGTCGCCGAGGCGGCGGGCGAGCCGACTGTAGTCGGCACCTGTGCTGAGCCGGCCCTCGATCAGCTCGCGCTGACGACCTTCGTCGATCCCGAAACGCTCGAACTCCGATCCGATACCTCCGCCCGAGCGGATATTCTCTTCCATCTGCTGGATCATGGAACGCGCAGCACGGCCCTCGGCCGAGCCCTCGTCGGCGTAGGCTCCGCCCTGCGCCATCACGTCCTGGCGAAGAAGCTCCAGCTCCGCTTGCTGGCCTGCACGATCGCCGCTCATGCCAGACATCCGACGGATGCGGCGCGTGAACATGTCGGAGCCACCGACCGAGCGTACGGCCTCCTCGCTGACGCCACGGAGCCCTTGGAGCTGCATCGCTGCCGCTGCGCCGCCCCCAGCCGCCCTCCGGCCCAAGGAACGCTCGATGTCTGCCTCGGAGTAGCCGGAGCGGCGCAGAAGGGCGGCCTGGGTCTCGCGCGCCCCGGCTTCGTCCATCGAAGCTCCTGGACCGCCTGCCTCACGACCCAGCCGTTCGGCGAGGTGGCCGCCACCGGTGATGAAGCTCGCCGCCTGATCGGCAGGCGTCATGATCTGCTCCATCTGACCGCTGCCCATACCGAGCATGCGCATGATGTCGCGGCCCATGCCTCCGAGCGTATCGCCGCCGCCACGGGCGTTCGCCAGGCCTGCTCGGGTCGGAGAGACACCACCGACACGCATCCCGTTCTGCGCCATGAAGGCGTCGACCGCGTTCGCCGAGGCCCCGCCGTTCATGTACTGGTAGAAGTTCGACGCGTTGCCGCCGGCCGCAGCCATCACCTGCGCGTTCATGATGTCGCGTCGAGTCGCGTTCGCGTCCGCGCTGAGGCGCTGAAGCTGATTGGCGTCTGCACCGAACACCGCTCCCGATCTCGCCATCTGAGCGGAGTCGACCGCCTCCATGAGCTGCGACGCCCCCATGCCACGGACTCCTCGGACCCCGCGCGCCGTCAAGCTCTCGCCCACGCTCATGTATCCGGTCTCGATGCCGAGCCCACGAAGCATGCGCTGGGCGAGAGGCGTTCCGAAGGCCTGAGATCCAGACACCCCGGCACCGCTGACCCCAGAGCCAACGGAAAGCCGATCCATGTCCGACTGCGAAGCCTGTCCGATGCTCATCCGAGCCATGGCTCGGCGATCTTCTGTCGTCATGCTGCTGGCGGTGACGCCGAGCACGTCGTTCATCGTGCGCTCGGCGAGCGACGAGATACGGGTGAGGAAGCTACGGCCCAGCTCGCGCGCACGCGTGACGCCCATCGTGTCGGACATCCCGTGTTCGAGATGACGCATGAAACCGTCGAAGCTGCGGTTCTCCGAGATGTCCTGCGACAGCGCCTGCTGACGACCCGACGCCATGCGATCGATGCTCTCCGACGATGCGATCGCGCCCTGATTGCGCATCAGGCTCATCATCATCTCGGACTGCGGCCGATCCATGTGGAACCGTCGCTGGAGAACCAGGCTGGCGAGATCGTCACCCTGGTCGAGCACACGGTCGCCTACCATCAGGCGCATCATGCCGATCTGGGCAGCCATACCGCCCTGCTCCATCACGGCGCCGCGCAGCATGCCCTCACGGTTCAACGCCCGAGCGCGACCCATGCCGCCGACACGTCCGTGAGCGGCTCGACTCACCTCGCCGGTGGTCAGGTCGCCGGACATCATGCGCTGCATCATGTCCTGATCGAGCCCGGTACCGTTAGCGTTCGACATCGCGAAGAGCGAGTACCGCCCCATGCCGGTGCGACTGAACTGTCCCGCACGCTGAAGCATGTTCGTGGTGAAGGCTGCTATCGCCTCCGGACCCTGAAGACCTCCCGTTGCCTCCGACAACATCTCCTGGTTGATGGCACCCGAGCTGAGGGCCGCTCCGAGCGTCTGCGCGCCCCGAAGCGCACCCATGGCGCCCTGACGACCGAGCCCACCGAAGCCTCGGCTGATCTGCGAGCCCTGCGCACTGAGTGCGATCAAGCTCTGACGATCCATACCCGTGACGGCCTCGGCGCTACGCACCTCTGCCGCGAAGTTCGACTGATCGCTCGACCTGAAGATACCGCTCTGTTGCGCACCTCGGACGAACTGAAGCGCGTCCGTGAGCGTGCCGCCTAGCTCACGCTGCACGTCCCGAAGCGTGTTCAGCATCGTGCGGAAGCGCTGCGTGAACTGCTGCACGTCGCGCACCGCGGTGAACATGCCGGAGTCCGCGCCGCCCTGGACCAACGACGTCATCTCTTGGGCCGAGCTGAACGGACTGCGGCGCAGCTCGCCGCCCATCATCGATCCGATCTGACCCATCTGCTGCTGGCTGAAGCCGCGCCCGAAGGCGCCCTGCCCGCCCATGAACTGGAAGTTGTTGCGGAGCGTTGAGTTCAAGGCCGCCTGCTCGTGCATGCCTCCGGCGAACGCTCCTCCATAGACCTGAGCCGCTTGGCCCGCAGCGTAGAGCGGCAGACCCATCGCGGCCCCGCCCACGGCACCCATCGCGGCCCCGCCCATTCCGAAGCGGGCTCCCATCATCGCACCGCTGAACGGATCCATCGGGATAGGCGCGAAAGCGCTCATCATACCGAGCCCAGCCATGCCGACGCCCATTGCGGTCGTGCCCAGGTTTCCCATGCGGGCCGCGACCTGCTCCCCGTACATCCCACCCATACCTCCACGCATCGCGCCGATCGCGCTGAGCTGGGGCATCTGGGGCGCACCCATCATCGGCATCTGGCCGCCGCCCATGCCGATCTGCTGGGCATAACCGCCATAGCCGGCGAACATGCCCATCTGCTGGCCCACCATGCCAGAGATCATCGCGGATGTGTACACAGTCATCGCAGGTGTTAGCGTACCCGAATCCCCTGACTTCGCCTATCAGCTCTCGAAGGAGGATCCATGTCCCAGGACAATCGATGGAAGTGCCCGAAGTGCGACAAGATGAACATGCCGACGAACCTCGCGTGCAGCGAGTGTGCGACCGCCAACCCGCAGGTGCAGCAGACCGGCGGGGTCGTGCTGGTGCCGAGGATCGGCAACGTGCAGGCGTACGTCACGCTCGAAGGCGACGGCATCCAGCGTCAGCCCTACGCAAAGTTCGGCCGGATCAAGGTCGGTGAGGATCCGCGTCCACTCAACCTCTTCAACATGGAGGAGGTTGCGGCGCTGCACGCTCTCACCGAGCAGGTCTTGCGTGAGGCGTACAGGATGCAAACGATCGTCGTGCCCGCGCTGATGGAGGAAAAGGGATGAATCACGTCAACGTGATCGTGCTGTTCGGCGTGAAGGGCAGTGGCAAAGACACCGTCGGCCACTACCTGCACAACGAGCACAACTTCGCTCCCGACAGCTTCGCCTCGCCGCTGAAGAAGATGGTGAAGCTGGCGTTCCCCGACTTCACCGAGGTCGATCTCTACGGGCCCAGCGCAGGACGCGAGCGTCAGTACGCGCAGTACCCGAAGACCGACGACTGCCTGAAGTGCGGATCGGTTCTATTCGATAACGCTAAGTCGCCTATCGGAGCTGAGTTGATCTGTACAGCCTGCGGTTCCACCTACCCGTACGACGTGAACCCAAGGATCGCACTACAAACGCTGGGCACCGAGTGGGGGCGTCGCCTCTACAAAGACATATGGGTCGACGCCGCGGTGCAGCGCGTCAGAGCCGAACGCCTGGACTGGCGCAAGCGGCTGTTCGGTCGTAACCAGACCTACTTCCCTCCACCCGGCTTCGCGATCGAGTTCGAGAACGAGCCGAAGTTCGTCTTCACGGACGGGCGCTTCGCCAACGAGCAGGTGCGATGCGCCGAGATGGGCGCGACAACCGTGCTACTCCTGCGGAAGCTGGAGGAGTCGGAAGACACCCACGCCAGCGAGGCCGAGCTGAAGACGATCCCGCGCGAGAAGTTCGACTACGTCCTCGACAACCGCGGCACGCTCGAAGAGCTGCCGAGCAAGATCGAGGAGATGCTCAAGGCCCTGCGAGATCCGGGCCCACCTCACCTATAAGCAAGTGAGAGGCGCATCCTCCTTCGTGTTCTCTCCCCACCGTGAACCCGCAACGCAGGTATCCAGCCATGGGTGCCTGCGTTGCGGGGCACGGCCTATTCGTTTGGAGATCTATGAGCATCACGTTCGCCAAGACCGTCCACCGGACGAACCCCAGCCTCCTCGCCGAAGGCTCGCCCCGGCCCGAGCCGCTGGTGTTCAAGAAACAGCGCGGCAACGCGTACGAAGACGACTACGAGGACGAGTACGGGCTGTGGAAGCACGAGCATCCGATCATGGCTGAGGGTCCGATCTGGCTCTACATCATGACGTACGAATGGCCGAGCGAGAGGTTCGAGAAGCCGCGACATCGCTGGGCTTCCGATCTCATCGCGGTGTCGCCCTTCTTCGCCACCGACACCTCCATCATCAGCGCGATGAACAGCATGGGCGACTATCTCGAAGAGAGCTGGGACGGCCTCAATGATGCGGGGAAGGAGGCCGCGATCTGCGAGATGCTGATCGACTACGGCGTCAAACTCACCGTCATCACGAAGACCAGCACAAGAGCAAAGGGTCCGTTCAAGGGCTGCGCGGTCGAGGCTTCAGTCGCCAGCTTCCTGTGGGGCTTCGTCGCCGACCGTCAGGTCAACGCCATCGGCAGTTCGGGCTGGGACTTCCTGAGTGGAGACCTCGGGCTCGGCGAGCACAAGAAGACGCCCGATGGCTTCCAAGTCAAGGTGATCGACTGGTTGAACAACCGCTACCCAGATCGTAAGGAGCATCACACGTGAAAAAGGAACCGCCTCCTCTGAGCCAGTGGCAGCTTCTGCGAGCGAACCAGCTCGCGCTGAACAAGGAGGGAATCGCGCTGCACGCCGGATACTTCGGTGATCGCCCCGCCGCCTACCTCTGCGCCGTAGTACCGGAGAAGGGTGGAGGCGTCCGGCTCGATCCCATAGCGTTACTGCTCGACGAGACCATCATCGAGGAGTTCCGCACGAAGCTCGCCAGCATGGTGGGCCACGAGCTGGAGAGCCCACACACCCACGTGCTCCGCGACTCCGAAGACATGAAAGACCACGACCCCGAGGAGCCCAACTGATGATCGCACATCTCACACCAGCCTACGGCAAGGACTACCGCGCCAAGCGAGAGATCGTCAGCACACTGAAGGGCGGTGGCGATTTCATCCTGAACGATCCCAGCTCACGCTGGAACAACCGACCGATCAATCTGCCGCAGCTTAAAGAAGCCGGCTACACCAGCGTGACCGTACGCTTCAACAAGCTGAAGCGCGTCACCTCCGTCACGCTGAGCAAGCTGTGAGCTACGGCGGCGACGTTGGAGAAGAGTGCGCGTGCTGTCACCAGATCATCAAGCTGGATTACGACGGCACCTACGAATGTGCCTGCACCGCGGGCGAATGCGACAACTGCTGCAACGATCACAGCGAGGAAGAACAATGAGCTGGATCAGGCTCCGCGAAGTGAATCAGTGGAACGTGATCAGCTACTCGGAATCGACGGTTCTGACGCGAACCCTCAACGGCCACGGCCTCATCAAGCTCGAAGAGCGTTCGATGCCGGTACGATGGCCCGACGGCACGACTGAGTACATCGATCTCAAGAGCGTCAAGACCCAGGTCGACACGTACGACATGGGGTCGACCCACAAAACCGAGCAGACCCGCTTCGGTTTCTGGACCAAGGTCCACGGCCTGCTGCTCTGGGTCGACATCTGCGGAGTCGAGGTGCGCACCGATTACCTCGGCAGGAACGAGCCGTGAACGAGCGCTGCCCCAGCACGACAGTCACCGGCCTGCTCGAAGCTGCGGAGTCGAACTCGATGTTCGACTACTACAGCGATCGCTGGCGGCAAGACAGCGCATTCGGCCGCGTGGAGTGGGTCGGCACGATGCTAGGCCGCCTGGCGGACCGGAAGCTCGTCGACTGGTCCGGCGACATGTCCGACGTTACGATCACCGAACTGGGCAAGAAGTATCTGGCCTGGTTGCGCGGCGGACGCCGTGGGCCCAACCCGTGTAGGAGTTCCGATGAAGCACCGTTGGTGGAGGTGGCGCGTACGGCGCCACAAGATCACAGTGATCGACAACGAGACGCAACGACTGACCGAGCCAAGATCACGGCTTCGGTGGCAGGCACTGCGCGTATCGACGGAGGAGTTCATCCTCCACGCCAAGCTCAACGTAGGCTACAACATCCGCCCGCTGATGTTCGTCGTTCGCAAGACCGACAACGCTCGAAGGCGGGCGCGACGCCGGCTCGTCAGCAGGTGATCAGTGCCAGCGCGCCGGCAGCCAGCCCACGGGGTAGCCGAACAGCGCGGAGAGCAGCCAGAAGCACGCCACGACGATGATGACGGCTCGCGCAACGCGAGCCATGAGGAACCATGAAGACCATCCTGAAGATCCGTAAGTCCGACGACGTGCTCGACGACACCGCATACCCCGTCCGCAGACTCATCATCGAGAACGGACGGATCATCGATCACATCGACGAGAACAAGGAAGCCGCCTACAGCTACATCGGCATGCCTGGCAAGGGCAGCACGATGCACGACCTCGACATCTGGCTGTCCTACCGCTGCCGGCCCGACGTCCACCCGATGAACTTCCACGAGGCGCAAGAGTTCGGGTTCCACAGCACCGGAAAGTGGGAGGAGATCAACGATTCCTGGGGCATGATGAACCTGCTGCGCGCGGGTGAGCAACCGGTCGAAGGTCCGGTCGACGATAACGTACCGGAGAGCAAGATCTGCCGATGCCCCGCACCACACCCCGGCCACGTCCCGGTCCAGCACGTCGAGGGCTGTCACGTCGGCAAGACCATCGCAGCCGTGGGCTGCTCGTTCTGTGGTGCTAAGGCCGGCCAGCCCTGCGTCGCAGACGGAGGCACCTGGATCATGCCGGGCATCCACAACGCAGTCCGCAAGCTGCCCGAGGACGCGTGAACGGCAACCCAACGATCGGCAAGACGCCGTCGGGCACTGGCTGGAAGGTCTACGTGATCGGCCAGCCCAACAGCCACTTCTCGGACTGGCGTGGATCGAACATGCGCATCATCCCGCTGCCCGGTCAGCCCAGTCGCGGCTTCACCTCACGGAGTACGCGCTGGAGCACCTCAACAAGTCGGTGCCGAAGGGCGAGGACGATCCCGACTATCGACGCTGGCTGAGGCGCTTCGACGGCTCGTTCATGACCGAAGATCGGTTCAAGAGCCTCGAAGAACGGGATGTGGTCTATCAAGAAGGAACCTGGCGGTTCCGGGAGAAGAAGGCGTGAAGTTCATCGTCGAGATCGAGCTGGGCAACGACGCGATGCAGACGAACCGGGACGTCTCCAAGGCGTTGCGTCAGGTCGCCAAGGAGGTCGACCACCAGGGCGCAATGTTCCGCAAGCCCACAGAGTTCAAGATCAGAGACCTCAACGGCAACACCGTAGGACGCTACGAAACAGCCGACGAACCCAAGAAACCTGCCCGCGATAGCTACCCATCAATGGGCCAGAACCTACAGCTACTGGTTCACGTAGCTACGATCCTGAAAGACCGCCTGAAGGATCAGAGACTGTCTGAGCTATTCCAGCCCGAGGAGCTGGAGAGCCTCCACAAGATCAGCGCTTGGGCAAAGTGAAGAAGGGGACCTCGCGGTCCCCTTTCTTTTGCCCTCAGTCGTCTTCCTCGACTTCGATTTTGGTCTCGCCTCGCAGCGCCGACTGATGCTTCGGCTTCTTCATCACGTGCGACATGTAACGCTGCACGATCGTCTTGCACTGCTGGCAAAGAAACGAGAACTCCACGATGTTCTTGTCGTCCATCTGGACCACGAGGCTCTTCGGCGGATCCGGGATCTTGCCGCCTCTCGCCATCTTCACGACTTCGTCGAGGCTTACCTCCGCCTCGTCCTCTCGCGGACAGCGCGTGCACTGCCGCTTGATCGCCAGGGTCGCGTTCACGGCTGCTTCTCCGTGGCCAGGTACATGATGTAGGTCTTCACGATGGCTCGTTCGATGTTGATCAGAGGGGAGGGGTTCGTACTGCCGTTGGTGCGCTGGCGCTCGATGAACCAGCGCTCGAACTTGGCGATCTCGCCGTTGAGCAGCTCATCAGCTCTTTCCGGCGGGAGCTGCTGCGGGAGCGGGCGGATTTTGATTTCGATCTCCAGGTCCACTGGGGCTCTCCTTCGCTACGGGCTTCACGTGACCGTTGCCGTTCGTCTTGGCAGCCGGGGCAGCCGGCTTGGCCTCGGTCTTCTGCGGTTCTGCCTTCGGCTCCGCAGCGGACGTGACCACCGTCGGAGTGGCGGGCACGACCGGCTCTTTCAGCAGCTCGGCGATGGGAGTGTTCTCCAGCCGCGTCAGCGAGGTCTGTAGCCCGTCCATGTACTCGACCAGGTCGGCCGAGGTCATCTCGATGTGGTCCGCCGGTACGCGGCCGTGGTCGCTCCTGGTGACGAACATCTCCGCCATGCCGCCATCGGCCGGCATGTAGTTCGTCTTCAGGTAGAGGACGAGCATCTTCGCCACCGCGATCTTCGACCGCAGTTCCGAGATCTGCCCGTTGATTTCGCCGACGGTTGCCATGGCTATGTGCTGAGGAAGGACCGAATACGGCCCTGTAGATCAGCTCCTGCTCCTGTGTCCTTGAGGATGTTCTTCAGCGGATAGATCGCCCACTTGCGGTCCACCCGAGCCTGGTCCAGTCGGTCGCCGGCTTGCGCGCCCGTCGCCTTGAGGATGTCCTCGGTGCGGCTGTGGATGTTGGACTCGAACAGGCCCCGACGGATGTCGCAGTTGCCGTCGAGGTTCAACCACATCCGCATCACGAGGCCTGCCCAACCCTGGAGCGTGAGGTGTCCGCCGACCTGGCCTGCGAGGTCCTTGGGGCTGACGGCGCGCTTGCAGCGCGGGCACAGCGCCGCCGTCTTCGAGACCCAGCGAAGGTCCAGCGGGCCCGAGCATGTTCGTCGAGCCCCGTTCTTCTCGACGAGGTTCGGGCAGAAGTACACCACGGCGTCTCCGCCACCCGTGGCCTGGCCCATGTTCTTCCACGCCGTGATCATGCCGGGGAACGCCTCGTTCACCTTGCGGCCCAAGAAGACCACTTCCAGCTTGTACTCCGCCTGGACCTGATCGAGCTGCGCCTCTTTGAACAGCGCGTCGAGCTTGCTCTGGACCTCGGCTTCGATGTGGAGATCGTCGGCGCCCTCGGCGTAATCGACCACCCCGTGCGGGACACGGCTCTTTCCGTCTCGACGTACGAAGTTGTCCATGATCAGCTCTTGGTCGAGGTGGCGACGGCGAGGGCCTTGCTCGCGGTACCGGCGTCGTGTGCCCCCATCATCTTCCCGCTCGCGGGATCGAAGGGGTAGTCCTTGCGCCCGACCAGCGGCTGCGACACCACCTCGACCGAGGACTGCACGGCGCGGACTGCTGCGGCGCCCAGGGCTTCCGACGCCGCCTTGACGTCGTTCTGAAGCACGACACGCCACAGGAAGCGGATGTTGTTGGTCTGATCGACGTAGAACCACTTGCTGACGTCGGTGCTCCACGGCTGTCCCACCGAGGCCAGCAAGAACTCGCTCATGGTCTCGTTCCAGAAGCTGTCCTTGGCGACGCGCAGGAGAACGATGACACGCCCGGGTGCCGTCTCGGTCTTCGCGATCGAAATGCCGGCACGCTGAAGAAGCTTGTTGAGGGCGATGGCCATGATCAGACTCCCATGTCGATGATGACGCCGAACGTCGCGTCGTTGAAGTAGATCGTCGGACCGCCGAGAACGAGAAGCTTGTCGGGGTACTTCTCGTTCTCGTGGTAGCTCACGTTCATGCCGAGGAACGTATCGGGCTGCGAATGCTCCTCGATCCCGAAGTAGTCGGCGAAGATGTCTCCGGCCGGCGCCAGGATGCCGCAGACGCGCAGACGTTCGTTGCTGATCGTCTTGGTGGCGAGCCCGAGGTTGAGGTAGGGGTGGGAGTCGGGCTTGAACTCCTGAGTCAGCAGGCGGATCTTGCCCATGAGGAACTCCAGATCGACGTCGATCTTCGTCTCGGTCTTCGGCAGCACCGGCGAATCGTCCTCGTCCTCCATCAGCCGCGAGACGATGAACTCCTCGGGCGTGACCTCGACCTTCTGGATGCCGCTGAGCTGCATCACGCGCTTGAACAGCGACACGACACGCTCCACGCCCTTGGGCAGCGGCTCGTTGTGGACCCGCAGCTTCATCGATTCCCCGCGATCGTCTTCATGATCTTGCTTCCGTGCTCTTTGATGTGGCGCATGTAGTGCGCCATGGCGTCGTTGATGACGCCGCTCTGCCCCCGAGGATGGTGTGCCGCCTGCTCGCGGATGAACTCGTGCAGATCGGGCAAGAACCGCACGGTCGTCGGAGGCGTCTTCTTGTCTCCACGGGGCATGTGTATTCGTAGGAATACAAGGAATACACATGACCGTCAACTACGTCGGTGCGGCGCCCGTAGGCTCGCGCAGGTTCTGGAGCCCGGCGAGGTAGTCCTTGAGCCCGGGGAAGGCGGGGAAGAGGGCCTGGAGGCGCACCAGCACCCATTCGTGCATCGCTTCGAGGTCGTGGTCGGCGGTGGTGACGCCTTGAAGCAGCACGGCGTCCCGCAGCTCGCGCTCCAACTCGGTCTTGAGCCGGGGGTTCACCGCCAGCCAGTACGGCAGCCAGGTCCACCGAATCTCCAACGCGCCATCTCTGATCTGAACGAGCCTCATCGCGAATCCCCGCAATGCACGAAGCGGCCGTTCTGGATGAAGCCGTGCCACTCACACCCCTTCTCGCCGCCCTCGACGTGAATGCTCGGAGCGAACGTCAGCGTGCTGAAGTCGTTCCGATCGCCCGTCATCTCCCACGTCGCGCCGCTCGGGAACCAGTTCGTGAGAGCCGGGCCACCGTCGAGCGGATGACGCAGCGGTACGCTGAGGTAGTGATCGTGAATCGGACACTCGAAGACCATCACGACACCAACACGCCCGTTCTCCGAGGCCCAATGCGGGTCGGCCTGCGTCAGCAGTTCGAGCCGCTTCTCTCGCTCCTTCATCATACCGATCGGACCGTGGCCTGAAGCAGGTGAGCGGTGGCGGTGAGCTTGTCGTCGCCGTGATCCCAGACGCGCTCCACGGTGAACCAGAACGGGGAGTTGGGGGTCAGCGCGCTGAGCTGGAAGGGCACCTCGTACACGATGTTCGCGGTGGTGAACGCCACGGTGGCCTCGGCCGTAACGGTCAGCGCGGCGTAGGGGTTGCCGGTGCCTGTGCCATAGCTGATGCGGAACCGCGCCGTCTTCGAGGCCGATCCATTCGCATCGGCGGTCAGGTAGAGCCTGATCACCGGATTGCTCACCTGCGTGAAGCTCGACCAGCCTGCACGGATGAAGCGACCTCCCAGAGACACGATCGCGTTGCGGACCAGCGCGTCGATGCCGCTGCCGTTGATGTCGCCGAAGATCATCTGGCAGACGATCGCCGCATTGGTACCGGTCGTACCGTAGAGCTGCGCGACGTACGCGCTTTGCTCTTCGATCCACTGCTGGTCGTGGGCGGGCGAACCCGCGATGTGGGAGGTGGCGAAGCGGGTCCAGCCATCGGCACGACCGGCGACGGCGTTGTCGGAGCTGGAGTCAAGCTTGGTGGTGCGCCACTGGTTCGGGACCACGAGCGCGTAGCGCACTCCCTGGAACGCTCCGCTGGGTGTGGCGGTGTAGCGGCCGTCGAAGACGAGGCCGTCGCTCGGGCTGGTGTGGGTGCCCGCGATCACAAGAGCTTCGGCGTAGCTGTGCACCTCGCCGGGATCGGCAGACAAGGTGAGCTGCTTGGCGAAGTACGAGGGCAGCGTCGAAGTGGTGACGCCATGCAGCACTCCGCCCTCGATGAGCTGGAAGTTGCCGGCGGACCCGCTGCCCGCATGCGTGAACCCCTGAGCCGCCGGCAGCGTGCCACGGCGCGCGTCGTACTCGATCACGGCGGCGCACTTGTCGAACGGGATGCTGGCGCGAGAACCGCTGCCCGGCTGTGCACCAGGAACGCGACCGGCGGCACGGTCGATCCAGGCGCGGGGCGCGCCACCCAGGTCGGCGTCGAACGGAGAATGGATCATGGGCGGAGCCTCCAGCGAGAACGTGTCCAGCGGCGTCTCGATGCCACCGCATCGATCCACCAGAGTTGCGGTGTAGAGCCCGGTGACGTCGACCTCGGGAAGCGCGGCGACGAGCAACGACGTGGCGAGCTGTGCTCCAGCCGGAGGCGTCGGCGCTGTCTGCGACGGAACGACCATCGTACTGATCGCCGGGGGGAGCGCAGGCACCAAGCTCAGGCTGGTGACGAAGCTGCTGCCGCTCGGCCCATCCCAGCGCACGCTGAAGCAGGTCACCGGCGGCGTCACATCGCTGCCCACCACGAAGATCTGCCCGTTCTCGGTGTAACTGGCGAAGAGTGCGATGCCGCCCAGACGGACTTCGCTGCGCTCTCGTCCGCAGCTCTCGCAGCTCGTCACGTTGGCGACGGCGTTCAGCGTCGAGCTGAACAGGCCCCACGACGTCGTACCACTACCGCCGAGGGTGCTGCCGACCGGCGTGCTACCGACGCCCGAAGGCGTGAAGAACTCCATCCAACGATCAACGGCTACCGCATCGCGACGCCGTCTTGTGGCGAAGCGCGTGTAGCCGCAGGTGCAGCGTCGGTTGGGGAAGGTGGCGGGCACCGCCCGAGCTTACCCCACTACTTGGACGAACCGCCAGTCTTGATCTCCGGACGAAGAAGACCGGGGCGGCTGTTGCGCACCTTCCGGCTCTCCATGCGGAGCAAACGGCCCTCCTTCCTCACGCTCTCCGCCGCGTTGGCGACGCGCTGTATGGCGTCGGGGATGTCGCTCGCCGCATGTTCCATGGAGTCCACCATGGTGCGGCGAATCGTGTCGTCTTCGCGGCGCTTGGTCTCATCGGCCATGATCGTTCCTCCTCATGTTGCGCAAGTCTTCTGCGATCTCGCGCATCGCGTTCTTCGCCTCCGATACGGTGTCTTTCATTCCTTCGAGCATGATCGCTGTGTTGTTCAGAACGCTGGTGGTCTGCTTCAGCAAGTCAACGAACTTCTCTTGGCTCGCCTCGATGTCCTTCCGACGCTCTCGGTTTAGCTCAGCCATCTCCGCCGAGCACTGCTTGGTCAGGGCTTCGACTTTCGCCTGGTGTTCGGCTGCGTCCTTGAGGCGTCCCTGCTGCGCTTCGTCGATCTTGCCGTAGAGCTTCTCCTGCTGCGCCGTCGACCAGCGCCAGAGGAATACGATAACCACCGCGAACGCGATGACAACGATGCCCAGAACGCCATACTGCAACAGTTGACCTGTGGCATTGTGGATCTGCTCTGCCTCTTCCATACCCAGCTCCCAATGAGGCGTTGATCGAACTCAGAGATCCATCGGATGCTTCAGAACGCACATCTGATCGATCTCGAAGTAATAGTTCGAGGTTGTGCCGGTCGCGCCGAGGAACGAGAAGCCCACGGTGTCGAGCGTCGCGCCGATCCAGTTCGAGCTGAGGGCCGAGCCCTTGTCAGCGGCATACTTCTGATCGGTGGCGAAATCGAAGAGATGAGCGCCAGAGCTGGAACCAGGGAAGTCGGCGTAGTGCTCGCACTTCCACTGCGGCTTGCCCCCCGAAGGGTGGCGCTGAACCATCGTCGAGCGGAAGGGAACGACCAACGACCGCTCGTCTGCCGACGACATCAGGCCACCGATGTTGATCCACGACGGCGTACCGTTGGAGATGAAGGCACCTGCCGCTCCCTCGACCAACGCCCCGCGAGTCGCGGTACCGACCTGGGCCTGAGCACAAGCCGCAAAATGGCTGAGACCCGATGCCTTGTTCATCAGCATCGACGGGCCCATCGAGTACCACTCGGTGTAGTGCGTGAAGTCGGCGACACCCACCAAACGGAACTGGAAGATGAAACGGCGCACATCCGTGTGCACCAGCGGCAGGGTCAGGTCGTTGATGTAGATCGTGGCGAGCTGATTGCCCGTGAGCTTCGTCGGGAACGCGATGCGGAGGCGAGGACCTTCACGGCCCGTTACCATGCTCATCGTGAGCGAACCGCTGCTGAGCGTATCCCAGCCCACGGTGAACTGCGAAGCATCGGACTCGTTCCACCTCCAGATCACCGGACTGCCCACGTGGGTGTCGACGTAGTTCTTCGTCGCGACGTCCTGCGCCGAAGAGGGATCAGCGACATTCCGAAGCTGCTGACCGGCGAAGGCGGCCGGGCCCGTCAGATGAGAGGCCAGCGAGACGAGGTTGGCCCCGTCGAGGAACATGTTGTTGGTCTGCCCGAGGTTGACCGCGTCTTGCAGAGAGACGCCCCCAGCGATGTTGGTGATCTTGTGGCCGTTGAAGTCGAAGTCGACCGAAGCGCTGTGGATCGCGTTCTGGATGTTGGAGGGATCATTGGCCGCGGTGTTGGCGGCACTCGCTGCTGCGCTATCGGCGTAGTTCTTGTTCGCGGCGTCACTGCCGCTGGAGGGACCCGACAGGTTGACGATCTTGTGGCCGTTGACCGAAACGTCGCCAGTAGACGACGCCAGTGCCGAACGAACGGCACCCTCCGTGACCCCGCCGCCCGCCGGCCATGCCGGTGGATCGGGCAGAGAGCCCGCGAATCCAGCCGCGGTGCTCGGGCCGCTCCAGTCGACCCGATCCACCATGACGTAGCGCTGAACATCGCCATCGAGCTTGCCGGTGAAGAACGGGACGTAGGCGTCGTGGATCGGAGCGTACGAACTGTCGAGCAGCGTCGTGAAGGGATCATCCTCCAGGCTGATCTCGACCTTCGTCCCAGTCGTCTTGATCGTGAGGCGGACGTTGAAGTAGACGCTGTCCCCGATGTCGAGTGTGATGGGCTCGTCGTGGAGGACCGTGTTCCGGATGGTGACCAGCGACCACGATCGAGCGGACTCCGCCCAGTTCGCAGAGAAGAGGATAGCGTTCGTGACGCCGCTGTCTCCGATTCCGCCTCCGACGCCGAAAGCGTAATGGCACTGCGTATCCGACGTGGTCTGCGTCTGATCGATGGGAAACATCGCACGCCATTCGAGGACCAGCGGGCCCGAGGGGCCGAGCATGCGGCCCCAACCCGGCTTGATGACGAAACAGTCCGAGCCCGGCAGCGCGAAGCCAACCACGCCGACGGAGTCGAAGTACGGCAACGCCGCGAACTGTACGCCGATGTTTTCGGGTGAGCTGATCCAGCCGTCCCCGGCGCCGATGAAGTTGTCGCTGGTGTCGGATCCGCCGCCACCACCACCTGCGGCCACCGCCTCGACTGCGTTGGTGATCTCCCACACCCACTCCGCCCAGTCGCGCCAGTTCTGCGCGGAGATCCCGCGACCAGCGAGATCGGCGTAGAAGGCGTTGTCTTCGCTGAGGGCAGGGTTGTGCGCATTGAGCGTCGCTCCCGGAGGCGCAGACTCCGAGAACACGAGGGCCCGCAGCCCGGCAGCGACCGTCCGAACCGAGGCGATACGTACCGACTTGGTGATCGTGACGCCGTCGTTGGCAGTGAGCTGGATCCGGAAGGCGCACGGTGGCGTGATGTCACCGAACGGTCCGATGGTCACCGACGTGCCGGTGGTCGCCGACAGCGTCGCGGCAGATCCCACGACGTCCAGCAGCTCCCACGTATAGCTGACGCCGGGTCCGGGGGCCGGAGAGGTCGCGACGAGTGTGATGACCTCGCCCGGAACGAGATCGTGACGTGTGACATCCGGCGTTCCGGATCCGGGGGTCGCTTGATCGATCCTGAACTGTGCCGCCATGCCGACGAGCATAGCAGAAGACCCCCGTCAACCCGAAGTCCCTACAGGGTGCAAAGAGAAAAGGGACCACGGGCCGAAGCCTGTGGTCCCTTGCCTCACGCGTTGTCGCAGCCGGGCGGATCCTCGGTATCGATCCCATGGGAGGCGAGAAATCTCTTCCTCGTCTCGGGATCCATCTTCTCCGCCATATCGAGCAGGCTCGTCACCTCCTTCACCTGCCGCTCGATCTCTGGCGGGATCGTTCTCATCTTCGTAGACGGCTTGATCGGAAGCACAGGAGCCAGTCTCTTGCCAAGCGGCTTCGCCGACAGGCCTGGCGCCTGGAACAACGCCTTCTCCTCCATCGCCGCCTGCCACCGCCTCACCTCGAAGTCGTGGAGCTTGGCTGCGTGTGCACGGCGCCCCTCTTCTTTCGAATCCAGATGCATGATCAACCGCCACGATACCGCAGCGGACAAGATCACAGCCGTGAACGCGATGAATCCCCACGTGAGCATGATCACCTCAGAAGCTTGTCCACGTCCTCGCGGTCGGCGGTGAAGAACACCGACGGCAGCTTGATCCGGATGATGTCGTCGCCGAAGCTGGTCCGGATGTGCTTGTTGCTCTCCTGCTCGGCGAGCCACTTGATGAACACGACGATACCGCCGACCTCCAGGTCGGGGATGGGGATGCGGGTGAGCGGATGCTCCAGCTTCCGACCACCGTACGTGGTGAAGCCGTAGGCGAGCACCTCGCCCATCGCGTGGATGCCGGAGTCTCCGTGATCACCCACCGTCTTCGGTACGATGATGCCACCCGAGGTCTTCTCTCGGAGCGGCATCACCTTGACGAGCACGTCCTCGTTGATGAGCCGGATCTTGCGGCCATCGGCGAAGACGTACTCGTTATGCGGGAGTCTCTTCTTCACCGATCACTCCTTCGTGTCGGCCTTGGTCATGTCGGTCTGCGGCGCCGAGGTCTCCGGCGGACGGCTGCGATCCGCCAGCACCTGTGTATAGAGCACCTGCGTGTTCTGCACCGCTTCCTCGTCGGTCGCACCGTAAGCCATGACGCCCGGCACGCTCTCCGCCACGCAGAGATAGCGGCCGTCGGTCTCCAGCTCGACCTCGGCCTCGACCGTCTCGCTGAGATGGTTGCCGATCAGCATGGTCTTGCGCGGGTACTGAGGCTCGGCCCGATCCGCGGTCTCCGGTGCCGGAGCCGCACTCTCCAACGCCGTGACCGGCTTGAAGTGCATGTTCGTCGCGCGCGCGACCTCGTCGATCAGGCGATCGGTCTCGAAGGGCTGGCCGGCGTTGATGCGATCGACGATCGTGTGTGCGTCCAGGCCGCTGTCCTGGAGACTCTTGCACACGCCGAGGATGCGATCCGGCGTCGAATCCGCCAGCGTGTAGAGGTTGCGCCGGCCGTCCATGATGAGGATCGGCTTGTCGGGGTTGGGCATCGGCTTCGGTGTCCGGTACTCGACGCTGACCTGGATCGCGAGGCCCTCGACGACGAACCCGTCGGAGCCCGTGCGCTCGATGTGCTTCTTCTGCACGACGCCGACCGCGTCGATGGGCTCACCGGCCGAGTTCGTCGGCAGATCGGCGAAGAGGGCGTCGACGAGCTGGTGAGCCTGCTGACGCAAGGATTCGAGCTTGTGATCGTTCTGGGGCATGGATCGTCTCCTTCTTGGGTTCTCTGGGGTAGGATCAGGTCTTGTTGCGCAGGGTGCCCGGGTCTTCGAAGCTCTCGCCTCCCTCGTCCCAGGCCACCTTCATCTTGCCATCGTCCGTGACGTCGCCGGTGACGACTCCGGTACGAGGCGGGGCCGCGTTCTTCTCCCCCGGCTTCTGGGGCATCTGGACGCGCGCGCCCGGGGTGAAGGTGTTGCCGTTCTTCTCCATGTCTTCCTCCGTGATCTCGAACTCGAAGATGATGTTCGGCCTCTTCTCGACGCCGTTCATCCGATCGATCATGTTCGCCACGACCATTCGGGCGAGCAAGCTCTTGGGTGTGATGGTGATGCGGATGTTGTCCTTGTTCTCAGGGTCAGACAAGGCCTCGACGCCCCAATCCTCCACCTTCTCTTCGGAAATGGACTTCAGGCCGATGTCGAGCATCGAGACGATCGTCCCCTTCATTGCCTCCAGAGCTTGCGGCGTGGGGTCGCGCTTGACGTAGCCTTCGAGGCCACGCCGGATGTACTCCTGTATGTAAGCCGTGCTCCTCTTGATGCTCTCGTCCATGATCGCCTCCTAGTGCTTGCGCGGCTTCTTACGAGCAGCCGGCTTGCGACGGCTGATAGCCCGCTCGGGCATCGCTTCGATCTTCATGCTGGCGGCAGCGCGTCGCCACGCCTCTTCGAGGTAGAGGCTGAGGTCTTGGCCATCGGCCGGCAGGTCGATGGGGACCTTGGCCACGGCGCGCAGCTCTTGGTTGAAGAAGGGTACGGCGCCCTTCTTGATCACCAGCTCCACGCTAAGCGTGGCGGCGGGCTCGGCGCTGGTGCGCGGGATACTGTCCTTCAACGAACTCACCTGTTGCATATACGCTCCGATCTGTAGGGGCCTTGTCGGGAGGAAGATCTCTTTTCGGTACCGATCCAGTGCTGCATGGCGTCGCACCACCAACATCCGCCGAAGACGCAGCGGTCCCAAGGGAACCGCTCGTCCGGCATGGGGTGGCTGCATGTGGACAACTTACGATCATAGAGGATGGAGCGAAGCAGAACGTCCAACGACGGCCACATCACCATCCAGAGCGTAAGAATGATCCACATGCAGCCCTCCGTTCGCTCAGCCGTTCTCGGACTCGTCGCTTCCGCCGAAGAGGTCACCGGCCGAGGGGATCTCCTCCGCCGACTGCTCCTTCTGCGCCGCGAGCCATGCACGAACGCCGGCCTTGATCGTCTTGTTGGCGATCTTGAGCTGGCTCTTCATCTCCTCCTCGTCGGCCATGACGTAGACGCCGGGCGCCTTGTCTTCGGTGTCGTGGCCGAACTGGATCGCGAGGGCCATGTGCTTCTGGCCATCGGCGTCGACCCAGTTGACGCAGAGGAGGTTGGCGGGCGCGACGGCGGTGACCGTGCTGCGCTTGCCGTTCACGAACTCGGGAGCCGCCTTGGGACCTTGGATGGTGGGCATCTTCTCTTTCCTTTTCTAGGACCCGATCAGGAGGTCCTTGACCGTCTTGCGTCCATCGAGGATCTCCTCGACGGTTCTCTGGTTGATCATGATGGGCGCGCCCTGACCGACGCGAACCCAAACTCCCCTGGGCCTGTTCTCACAGATCCAAGCGAGGCAAAAGACAAGGAGCTGGCCCCGGGAGATCGTACCTCCCGGGGTGGTTTCGTCGTGCAGGAGTTCGAGGCTGCCGTCCTCGTGGCGCTTGAAGAGCTGCACGGCTGTGTAGTCGTGCCCGCTCAACGCCAGGTCGTATCCGATCACCACCGCATCACCCCTGGGAGAATCCGTCATCGTCGGTTCCGCCCACCGAGTTCGACGGAGGCCTACGGACGACCTCCGGTGCTCCCGCGCTGCCGGTGATGGGGCGCGCGGAGGCGTGAACGACCGGATTGCCCATGTCGTCCTTCTCCACGCGCCGGGGTGGGTTCTGCTGAGCGCGCGCCCGCCGCACCAGCTTCTCGTTGAGGCGGGTGGCCGCGGGGTCATTGGCCACCCGGGCCTTGATCAGCTCTTGACGCTGAGCAAGACCGCTCTTCGGCGGAGTGGGCGCAGGCGGTGAAGCCTCTTCGATCGCCGCGGCGAGACTGGGCTCGCTCTGGAACATGGTCGGAGGCTCGGTGACTTCGTTCTCCACGTCACCCCCGAAGATCTCGTCACTGCCCTCTCCGCCCTCGGCGAGCATACTCTCCAAGGGGTCCTCTCCGTGCTCGATCTGCGGCGCGAAGACCTTCGGCCGCTGAAGAGGGTCCGGGTGCGTGCCGGTCACCGCCATCTTGATGATGGCCCCCAGCTCATCCGCCGTACACTCGATCTCCTTGATGACGCCGGCGATCGAGAGGACCACGACGTTGTGCTGCGTGTTGGTGTCGGCCTTCCAGATCTGGTTGGCAGACACGAGGTCGATCATGAGCTTCATCGCTTGTTTCCTCCGGGCATCGCTACGGCCGGCGGTGGAGGATTCCCCGTGACGGCCGTCCGCGCCTCGTCCTGGACCTTCTTGAGCAAGCTGCGGTTGAGCGCAACCTGCGAGAGCGCAGCGCTGCCCTGCTGTCCCGAGTACAGCAAGATCAAGCACTTGTTGGGAGAGTCGACGGGCAAGCCGTTGGCGTCAAGGCCCTGCTCGGCGTTGAACGCCACGCAGTCGGGTCCGCAGAGCCGGGTGCCGTCACCCCAGCACAGCGCGCCCTTGCCGGTGTCGAGCTGGGCCGGACGCTCGATGAAGGGACGCGGCTTCGCCTTGAGCCCGCGCTCCACCTCGTCGAGGTCCTCCAGCTCCTTGTCGCGATCTTTGGCCATCACGTGGGCTCGCCGTCGTTGAGCCACTTCTCGAACAGCTCGATGAGCTGCTGATCGGTGGGATCCACCGCGACGTTGTCGCGGTAGTACTTGCTGCGCAGGAACTTGAGGAACCGCCCCACGAACTCCTGCGCCGTCGGGGGAAGCTTGAACTGGATGCCGGTGGTCACTTGTGCTTGGCCTTTCTACGTTCCTTGCGATTTCTGATCTTGTCGGCGTGCTCCTTGTCCTCGGCGGCGAAGAGCGGATGGATGTCGGTGCCCATGACTCTGGCGAACCGGCGATTCTGGCGCTCTGCCTCCTCGAACGCCGCGGTGATCGCCTTCTCGCAGACGCGCTGCATCACGGCGTCACGCGAGTGCTGGGCCTCACGATTCCACATCACGACGCGAACGCGCTCTTCCGTCGTCATGCTCTCCTTCTCTTCGAACTTCCGAGGCAGGAGACCGATGAACTCCAACGCCTGCACGAGCGGGCCCGCGGCGCGCGTCGCCATGACCCTAAGCAGCACGATGCCGATGCGCTCGATCGACCAGATCTTCTCGGTCGTGGCGAAGCCTGTGGTCTCCGACACCTTGCCGGTCCAGCCGCAGTTCACGCACTCCGCGTTGTTGTTGGGGCTCTGCCCATCGGCGGTGATCAGCGACCCCACCGTGGTGGTGATGAGATCGATGCCACCACAGTCGGGACAGGCGTAGCGAACTTCGGACATCAGCGTTCCTCCGGATCCATGAGCTTGCCGAGGCCGACGAGCGCCTCGATGTGATTGGGACCTACGCAAAAGATCGAGCTATGCTCGTTCAGACGCAGCGTGACGGCCAGGATGCCGCCGAGTGGACCGACGTCGACCACCGCATACGCGGGCTCGATGAGTGCCCGAGGCGAGTACGTCATGTTCATACGAAGCGATCGGATGTCGAAGCTCGCCTCCGCCTTCCAGAACGCACGCGGATTACGGAGCCGCCAGTTGTAGCGGTAGTTGCCATATTCGAGTAGATCGATGATTCTAAGCGTGATGGCCGCGCCGAGCCGGTCACCATACGCCTGGTTCGTGAACCGGCGCGAAAGATCATCGTGCATGAACTCCTCGAACTCCCCGGAGTCCTCGGGAAGCTCAAGGGCCGGCCGATCCACCCCAACGAGGCGGACGGTCGGCGTCTTGAACGCCGCACTCACGGCTTGCTGTCCTCGGGCTTCGCCTGGCTGAGCTTCTTGGCGAAGTCCTCGGTGGCGCTGATCGCGTTGGGATCGTCGATGCCGCGCGATCCGTAGAGCTTGTCGACCTCCGCCGTGTTGCCCATGCGCGAGTTGCCGACGTACGCGCTGCCCATGCGCGCCGCCTTCATGATGCCGCCGCGCGACTTCGACGCGCTGAAGCCCCGCACGCCGACGCTGCCGCCGGTCTGCTGCGCGTCGATGTCCATGCCGAAGAAGAGGAACTTCCAGTTGTACTTCGTCTCCTGCTCCTTCACCAGCTTGCGGATCTGCTCGCCGGTGACGTCCATCTGGGGCTGGTTCTCACCACCGTCGCTGAAGATCAGCACGATGACCTTCGACGGCCGCTTCTCCTCCGGCATCGCGGCAAGCTTGGCGCCCATGCTCGTGATGAGCCGGTGCAGCGAGTAGTTGAGCGCCGTCATGCCCCGCGGCGAGACGTTCTCGACCATGATGTTGGGCGCGGTGAGCACGTCCTGATCTTCGTAGATCAGCTCGTAGAGGTTGTCAAAGCTGACCACGGTGACCGAGGCCCGACCGGGCACCTTCCGCTGATCTTCGAGGAACTTGTTGACGCCGCCGACTACCTCGCTCTCCGAGCCCCTCATCGAGCCCGAGCGGTCCAGCAGCATGCCGATGTACGTGAAGTCCTTGTCCATGATCTACCTGGCCTTTCTCTTCGTCTTCGTTGCGGTTCGTTGCTTCTTGCGCTTGAGCCCCTCGTCCATCCGCTTTGCGGTGTCCACGGGATAGGTGCCGCACATGATCTGCGCGACGATCGGGAATCGAAGGCGGACCTGCTCCGCCTGCTGCATGCTGCTGTACTTCGGTGTCTCTTCGAGCGTGGCACCGAGAGCCGGCAACATGGTGCCGTTGCCCCGGTAGTAACCCGGATGCTTCTCGCTGTCGTATCTGATCACGTACTCCATCAGCGCAGTCTCCGCCAGTCGTAACCCTTGTACTGGCCGAGCACGAAGCTCGGAGGTTGGTGCGATCCCTCGGCCGGAGGATCGATGCTGCCGATGGTCTTGACCTCGCCCACCATCGGCGGACGCAAGTGATACGACTGGTAGTGGTACTTCTTGCTGCTCTCCTGTCCCCAGACGTTGTAGGTCTCGAAGACCTCGATCAGCACCTCGTCCTCGTCCAACCGGCCCTTGATGCCGACATACAACGCGACGACGTAGCCGTTCCGCGGATGCGGCTTCTGCTCTTGCACGAGACCGGCGGCCCGCAGCGTGGTGATGATGTGCTTGATCAGCCTCTCGTCCTCGTCGTGGGTGTAGGAGAACTTGGTGCTGGCCGCGTTGAACTCGATGTAGATCCGCCGCGCCTCTTCCTTCTTCACAGCCTCTCGGGAACTGGGATACAGGAAGACGGACGAGCCCCACGAGAGGTGCGAGCGGCTGAGCACGATCAGCCCGGTGGTTGGGTCGGCTACGATCACACCCGGCCAGACCTGCTCGATCACCGGCAAGATGTAGGACGGCGCGCTGTCCCGCAAGATGCCGTCCAGAACGATGCTGTTCCCCTTTTCGAGGACGTTCACTCGTCCACTCCCTGGTAGACGCCGCCTGGGTTGTCGAGCTGCGGAACGAAGGTGTACGGCAGATCGTTGCGACCTCCGGGATCGAGCACGAGCGGCCGGCCCTTGTTCCAGCCCACGATGGCCTGGAAGCGCGGGATCTCCTGGCCGCGATTCTCGACGCCCTTGGCGAGCGCCTCTTCGTCGCTGAGGCCAGTGCGCCAGTCGATCTCCTTGATGAAGTCCTCGACGGTGCGGAACCGCATCTTCGAGCCGCCCTCGGCGATGCCGTTCTCCAGCGCGACCGCTTCGTAGATCACGAGCTGATCGTCGTCATCGTGCGTGTCGCCGTTGCTGGCGCAGCCGTGCACGAAGTAGATGCCGCCCTTGTAGTGGACGAAGTAGCCCTTCTCGACTCTCATGGTGCCTCGAAGATGTGACGGAGGAGATTGCGATCGCTGTCGGTTATGCGGGGCGGGAAGCCGCCCGAGGTCGGTGACTGCACCGCACGCATGATGCTGGACTCGAACGGATCGTGGTCGAGCCCGAGGCAGTGCCCCAGCTCGTGTTGCAGCACCAGCAAGGTGATCTCATCGGTACCGGTGTTCGAGGTGGTGATGTCGCAGTGCCGGCTGCCCGCGGTGAAGACGGCATCGCCTCCGGGGTCACGCCAGCCGTGCTCCGACGGCGCGCCGACCACCACGGTGATGTGACAGATGCCGGCACTGCCCGGGGCGGCGTAATCGAGCACGTTGAGCCCCAGCCGGGTGTTCGTGGTGTTGATGGCGCTCTCCACCAGCGTGTAGGCGTGCTCGGTGCCGTCGGGGGCGTAGGAGCGCGGGCAGACGAAGATGGGCGTGTCCGAGGCGCCGAAGCCTGGTGTCTCCGCCATGAGCCCGGGCTCCGTGTGCGTGGTGACGCCGTAGATCACCAGCCCGCCGCAGACCAACGTCAGCAGTCCGATGATGATCGCCATGAACTTCCAGCTCTTGATGAAATCCGCCATGCTCTCCTCCTCAAATCGGGCAGTTACCGATTGCATCGAGCGCGATCTCGCGCTGCGCGTCCGCCCACTCTTCGCGGGTCTCGTTGTTGCTGTTGCGCTGCTCCGCCGGCTCGGCCTCGTGATCGGAGTCGAGCTTCCTGCCCTCTTCCCCCTCCACGTCGTGGTCGTACTCGCGGTCTGCGCTCTTCTCCTCGTTCTTCACGATCGGATTCTCGCAGTGCGTACAGATGAGATTCTCGTCTTCGCCAGGCCCATCCCAGTCGTTGAAGTCGAGGCTGTCGAGATCGCTGGACCAGCTCTCCAGGTTCTCGCTCTTCTCCTTACAGTCCTCGGCCGTGGAGCTGCCCCCGGTGAACACTGCCTCGATGTTGTCGGCCGACTCCTGGTACTCCTGCGCCACCTCATCGATCTCGTTCTTGAGATCTTCGATGATGCTCTCCAGGGCATCGGTCCCCTCTTCCGGGTCCCAATCGTCCGCCGCATCCTCGGCAGTCTCCTGCGCGGCGTAGATGCGGCTCAGCTTGTCCGACGACGTCATGTCCGACGGCCGGAACCTGCACTCGTTCCGCATGCAGCGGATGGTCTTGGGCCGCCGGTTGAACTTGATCCACCGGTAGCTGTCGCCGAGCACGCGGACGCGCTTGCGCTTCTTCTTGCCCGTGCGCTTGTCGACGACCGTCTGCATCTCGAAGCGAGACGGACGAATCTTGGCACCGCACTTCCGGCACTCCTGCTTCGTCTGGGCGTGCTTGACTTCCGTGATCTTCATGCGCCCTCAGGAGATACATTATGGGGATTGTTGGCCTGCTCGATCTCTTGCGTGACCGGTTCTGTGATCTCCACTTCCGTAGGAGACACGTTCGCGGAAGTCGAACTGATGATGTACGGCCCTTTGGGGCTGTAGCCGTAGGGCTTCCAGCCTAGAGCAGTGAGGTACTCGAAGATCTTCGGATCCACCACTCCATCGTGCCCAGAGCAGTAGAACTCCATGTAGTTCATCGAGTCCCGCATGTACCGCTCGGTGCCCATGTAGATCTCACCTACGTAAGCACCGGCACCACGAAACGTGACACTGAACTCGATCTCACCCTTCCTCCATGTCACGTTCGAAAATGCGCACCACAGCCGAGCAGCATTCGCCCACGACTCACGGATCCACGGAATCAATCCTTGGATGTCCTCGGTCATCGCGTAGTGGCCGTCTGGGGTGTTGAAGAGGCTGGGACCAGGACGCGTCATGGCTTGACCTCCATGTTGAGGATGATGAACTCGGCCGCTGCCTGGGGCCACACAAAGCGTTCGATCATGCTCTTGTGTGGATTACTGGGATCGGTCCAGGCCACATCGAGCATGCGCGTCTTGCTGCCGTTGGGGTGGTGCACGTCGAAGTACGCGACTCGGTGCACCGCTGTGCTCTTGGTGGCCATTAGCCCTGATGCCGGCGGAACAGCGCTGCCGCCACCGGGTCCTTGACGTCGTTGGAAGTGAGATCGATGAAGCCCAGCGGACCATCGACCGGGACGGCTGGCACACCCGCCGCGCAGTCCTTGCACGGGCTGAAGTGCTTCGGCGTCTTGGCAGTAAAGCCACGAAGGATCCTGACGTGGCCGCACTCCGCAGTCACAGTCCTGATCGTCTTCTTGTTCCAGGTGAAGGTGCGGCCGCGGACAGAGGACTTCTCCTCCTCGGTCTTCACGCACCGCACCACCTTGCGCTTGAACTCGTCCATCACGGCCTCTTCTTGATCTCTTCGATGAGCTTGTCCCACCAACCCGCCGGCCAGTCCCCGAGCTGTCGCTTGAGTGAGTCGGCGAGATCATCCGGCTTGATCATCAGCGCGGTACGGTCCGATCCGTCGACCGTGGTCTCTGTCTTCTGGCTACCGTGCCGCAAGAACGCGGCACCATCATTCTCCTCGTGAATGATGAACTGGACCTTCTTGACCCATCGCTCGGTTCCCACAATCAGCTCTTCTTCCTCCGCGCCTTGCGCGGCTTCTTCTGGATGCTCTTCATCGCCTTGGCGAGGCGCTTCTTATCCAGCTCCTCCTGCTTCTTGATCTTGGCGACGAGTTTGGCGTCGATGAGGTCGTCCAACCGCTCCACGATCAGATCGCGCAGCACCGTGGGTGGCAGCGCGTCGACCTCCCACGAGCTGTGGCCGTGCTTCTTCACGAACGCGGCGTACCGGGAGTCCGTGGGCTTGGCGACGTTCGGCGGCGGCTTGTACTGCTGGATCTGCTCCATGGTGAGGGCGAGCTTCTCCACCTCGACCGAGGTTCTCCGCAGCCTGATAGCGCGGGCATGGGAGGCTTCCGCTTCCCACTTCTTGGTCTTCTCGTTGAGCTTGAAGATCGTGCCGGAGTTCACGTACTCGTCCAGGCGCACCTGGATGTCGCGCACCATGTCCTCGCCGCTGGGATCGAAGTCCCCGAGGTAGAGGATGGTGACGTCGTCGCAGCCGATGGCGTTGACTTGAGATCGGACGCGCTCGCCAGCTTCCTTCATCGCCGAGGTCGACGAATACCCACGATTCACCATGAGAGGCACGTGGTACTCGTTCGCGATCGGTGCCAGCACTCCTGCGAGCGCGTCCTTCTCCACCCACAGCTCCACGTATCGATCCTGTCCGTGAAGCCGCGGCAGGCGGTAGCTCTCGACGGCCGAATCGATCAGGTTGGTGAGCCCACTGAACTCCGGCGGCATGAACGGGATGCGGATGCGGTCTTCCACAGCCAGCCAGTCCAGGATGCCGCCCCGTCGCGCCTTCGAGACGATCTCGCCGAGGCGCTTGTACTCGTTCTTCGTGTTCTGTATCTCGTCGCGAGAGACAAGCTGGTAGAAGAGCTGGCGGAGCGTCATCGTGAGCCCAGCCGCCTGGTACTCCTTGATGATGTCGATGATCTTGTGCAGCAGGGCCACGGTCTTATCTTCGGGCCGGTACCGCTCGTAGAACTCAAGCATCGAACACCTCCACGACCTGCCAACCATCGCCGCGCTTAGATCGCACCTTCAGGACGTCTCGACGCGCCCGAGCTTCCTCGCGAATGCGCGCGGTGCCCACCACCAGATCCAACTCGGCAGTGCGAAACGCGAGAAGCGTCCACCAGCCGCCGTGCTTGCTGAACTTGATCTCCATCCCGGGAACGAGATGAAGATGCTTGCGCTCCACGCCGAGCTTCACGATGCGGCGCGCGCAGTTGCAGTCGTGCCCGTTGTCCACCGGCTTGCTGTGGCTGGCACCGAAACACCACCATCGTACGTCACGGTCCATCGCTGTCTCCTAGATCTTGATGTCACCGAGTAGAAGAGCGGTGGCGAGACCTCTCGCGTGACCGGCTCTGCGCGCGTAGTGCGCCATGCCCTCCACGCTCGCCTTGTAGCCGTTGGGATCTCCGGGAGGTGTGAGGTCCTTGGCCCAGGAGTCGGCCTGATGTTCATCGACCCGAAGACCGCGAGCGATCATGGCGTAATCACCGGGCCGATCCCAGTGCTCCGCCCACTTCAGGTTTCTGGACAGCAAGTCGTCAATCAGGATCTTGTCAGTACCGTCGCGATCCATCGAACCTCTCCATCTGCTTCTTCGCCAGGTACACGGCGGCGAGCGCTCTCCATGGCCCACCGCTCCATCGCCTCGACACGAGGTGCAGTGCTCGGGCGAGGCGGCGTTGCAGCCGCCTGCGCTTCCTACTCCTCAGGCTCACGACGCGCGCCGGATCGCGGCCCTGGCCTCGTCTTCGCTCTGCGTGATGTTCTCGATCTCGGCATAGGCCTCCGCCTTGGTCATCAGTGGGGAGTCGAGATCGATGGTGGTGTTGTCCTTGCGGTAGACGGTGAGGCGCACCACGCAGTTGCGGGGCGGCGGCTTCGCCACCTCCACAACCACGGGCGGCTTGGTTCGGCACGCGTTGCTCATGGCTGCTCCGGGAAGTACTCGTTGTGAAAGATCGTGACCCCAATGGTCCCGCTCTTGGTGTAAGGGCTGGTGATTGTCGCATCCCATGCCGGAAGACCAGCCGGGTTCTCCTTGGCCACGCAGTCGACGAGCACGTGCGCGGGCACCTGCACAGGCCTCAGAGCCACGACCAGGCGGCCCCAGATCCTCGATCCGACCCTCAGCTCTGCGCCCATCATGTGTGCCTCTTCTTGATGTGCACGGGCCACTGATCGTTGGGGAACACGCCGGAGAGCGGTTCGCAACTACCAACGCGGAAGCACTTCTTCACGCAGTCGTGGTGGCAGGTGCCTTCGTCCGGACACAACGGACGGCTGCCCTTGCACGTCGGGAAGTTGTTGCAGCCCAGGAACTGATGCTTGTTGAGGTTGATCTTCTTCTGCATCAGCCCATTGCACTGAGGGCAGCGAACCGCATCTGCGGGGATCGTGGCAGCATCGACGGGACTGGACTCCAACAGATCTCTGCCGAGCTTGGAGACGTCGACCTCGACCTCGGTGACCCTGATCTGTATGATGAGGCCGTTGACCTTGACCGCCATCCAGCCGCGCTCCACCCATTCCGCCGTGACGACCTTGTTGGGCCAGCGCACCGCAATGCCCCGGCGCTCGTCGAGCGAGTACACCACGCCCTGATCGTCGTGGAACGACGTGGCGTGTGACCGCTCGTCACCCGTTCCGACGGGCATCAGCCTACTGAAGCGATCCATGCTATCGGCCACGGTTCATCTTCTCCCACGCCTCACTCGGCAGCGCTTCGTTGTTCCCGATGTACTGCCGCGGCGTGCTGAGCTTCTGGTAGAGCGGGTGCACCGGCATGCCTGACGCCGTGAGGTTGAGGTAGAAGATGCGATCGGCGGTCTGCACCGCGTCGAGCACCTTCATCACCTGCGCGGCGCGTGCGGGCTCGGCGTGTGCGCCCCAAGCCAGGCACACCTCACCGCTCCAGCGCCCCATATCCTTGATGTAGTTGTCGTTGCTCGGACCGATCTGGAACCCGCTCTTCTTCAGGTCCTTAGGATCGGTGGCGCGGAACGCGTAGAGGTTCACGACGCGCATGAGGCCGAAGCCCCAGTGCTTCGAGAAGCTCATGCACTTGCGGATCGTAGCGTCGTCGTACTTCGCGTCCGCGGTGCTCGGGTTGAGCATGATCCACAGCAGACGCTGCGCCATCATCGGGTTGATGCGCTCGTCGGCGTGGCGGCTGAGGACGTAGCGGAACTCCTCGTCCCGCCCGCCCATGATGGCATCACGATCTTTCACGGCCAGTCTCCTTCTTCCGCCAGCTTGTAGATCGAGCCCTCCGTGCGAAGGAAGAGCTTGGTGTCGTCTGCGCTGAACGGAATGTCGAAGTAGAGGATGTGATCTGTATCGCGTTCGTCCGCGATGGGGTCCGGGCCGTGCGGCACGGTCTCCGAGCCCAAGATGTAGACGGCGCCCAGAGTGTGGGCGGCGTCCATCCAGCGCTCGATATCACGGAAGTGCCAGATCAGCAGCACGCGCCTGCCGCCCATGTCGGAGGTGGTGCGAGCGATGATCGACCACAGCTCGTCCTCGGTCTCCGTGTTCTCCGTCTTCGTCATCACGTACGCAGCAGCGTCGATGTTGTCGGGCGACGGATACACGGCGCGATTCATGCGGGCCAGCGGCTCGGGATGGACAGCCTTCACCATCGCTTCCATCTTCGTGGCTCCAGGGCCCCAGACATCAGGCATGAAGTTCGAGCCGAAGTAGAACGCGATCCATGGGCTGGCGAGCAGCTCCACTGCGACGCCCGGGTGTACGGACGCAACCGTGAGATGGCCGTCCTCGTCGCGCATGCGGAAGTCGATCATGCCAGTATCCGACCGGTTCACGACCTCGATGTCCTTGGTCTGGGTCACGATCAGGCGCTTCTGCGGCCACTTCAGACGTGGACGAAACAGAACGTGGATGCTGAAGGGCGCCTGTCCCTCACCGTTCCAGTTCACCCAATCCCCGCCGTGATCTTCGGTGCGCACCTCACGCACCCAGAAGTCGTCGAGGTACTGATGCTCCAGATTCTCCTCCGTGGTCTCCGTCCAGGAGGGATCGGGCGAGTTGTACGCGGTGAGGTCGGTGACGGCGTGCAGGCCGATGATGCGCTCGTCCGGGCCCATGGCGTAGAAGCGCAGGGTATCGGCGACGTACCGCACGTACTCCTCGAAGATCTCGAACTGCGACATGGCGGCGAAGCGCTGTTCGATGCGGACCTTCTCCGCATCCCACTCCGCTTGCACATCGCCGGGAAGGAAAGGCGCGTTCTGCGTGATGATGATCTCACGCTGCTCACCATGGGCCTCGTCGCGCAGAGTAGTACGCGGCGCGTTCGACGACTGAGCGGTGTAGATCATCTTCTGATCCAGCTTCATCTCCTTCGCCCGCTTCTTGGTGGCCTCGGCGACCAGAATGGCGACCGCAGCGTCGAACAGAGGCAGGCGCTCCAGCGCGGCGAGCAGATCGTCGATGTTGCGCAGCGTCACCTCTCCTGCTGGAGCACCGTAACTGCGATACCTCGTGCTCTCACGCAGCATCTTACGCTCGCGCAGCTCGTCCACGAGACCGAGGAAGTGCGGCGACTGGAGCCGTAGTGAAACGCGATCGAGCGCGCCCAAGACGATGTCGCCGATCAGGCTGACCTCGTCCATGATGTAGTTGGGATCGATCTTCTTCACGTCAGTTCCCTTTCACTGCGAACACCACCAACATCTCATCCCACGTGTACGGCACGTCCGTGAACACCACGTTGGTGTCGCCAGTCGCCACTCCGGTATCCACTCCACGTAGCTTGGACATCCCGTGCAGCAGCGCGTCTCGCTCCAAGAACGACTCACGATCACTGAAGTTCATCCGAATCTCGCGATGATCCTTCGTCGTCACGAGGATGGTGTAGGGCTGGACCTGCAACGCAGATCGCAGGGTGGCCAACTCGTGCTGCTTCTTGGACTTCTCCTTGAAGAGGCGCCCCTGTTCGGTCGTGATGCCGGCGATGTCCGCCACCAGCGACTTGATCCCAGCCTCGATGTGATCGGGGCAGCGGGTGCTGTTGCCCAGCGCCGGCTTACCGCACGGATAGACCTCGTCGTAGTTGCCGACGCGGGCTTCGCACTTCCCGCTGCTCATACGACCTCCTTGGGCTTGCCGACGTCCCAGTCCGTGAGGCTGAAGTTCGGCGGAACCGGGATACTGCCGTGCGCCGCTTCCTTCGCCTCGTCCTCGTCCATGGCGTGAACGGTGACGCTGCCCACGATCGTCGCCTCCACGCGCACTACGAACTCCTTGGGTTCCTGATCTTTCTTCTTCGTCTTGGGCATCTCAGAACCCGTCCCGGATGAACTTGTTGAATCGACCCACGAGGTTGGATCGCACCGTGCCTTCTGCTGCTTTGACGGCCTGAACGCACGCCTCGGCCAACTGATTCGCCGACTCGCGGATCGCGTCCACTACGGCCGGGTGCTCCCTCAGCATCTTCCACACTTCTCCTTCGGATCGCTCCAGTAGAGACCGCATGGTCGAGGACTTGCCCTCACGGATCTTGCGGATGGTGGCCTCCACCACTTCTGCGCGAATCCGCTCCTTCTCCTCTTCCGTGAGAGAAGCAACGATGGCGGGCAGCATCTCGTCCGCCATCCTGCTGTGCATCTGTTCGATCGTGTCTTCCAGACCCATGATCTACCTCCACCGTCTTCTACGCGGTTTCAGTGCGTGCCCGGCATCTTGGGCTGGAGCTTGAACCGCTTGAGGGTCGCCATCTTCTTGGCGTGCTCGGCCTGCTGCTTGTAGATCTGATGCATCGAGATCTTCGCCCTCTTCTTCACGAAGTCGGCAAGGTTGGTCCGGGCCTTCTCCTTGTCGCTGTCCATCGCCCGGCTGAGGACCGGGAACATCTTCGAACAGTAGGCTTCGAACGCCTCGATCGCAGGATCTTGAGTCTTCTTCGACTCGTGGAGACCGACGATGCTCTGGACGAGCGCGCGGGTCTCAAGGAGCTGCGCCTGACGGCGCTGCACCATCACCATGAGGAAGATCGTCTCCAGAAGGCTGTTGCGCGGAGGCAGCCCGTTGAACTTGTCGTACCACAAGTTCGCCAGGGCCCAGCCCACGGGAGACTCTAGCCATTTTTTGCGAAGTCCGAGGTGAAGTTCTCGCGCACCCGAAGATCGAACCACTGCCCGTGCGTGCCGAGGGCGTGGAGCAGCGGCTGCGGCATGCGCGAGTACTTCTTGTACTTCGCCTCGAACGCCTTCTCGTCGAAGTCGGCATCCCACGTCCCCTGGCCGTTGCGCTTGAGGTGGTCGACCTCCTTGGTGGTGTTGATCTGGACGACGCTGAGCACGAGCACGGCGAGACCGTAGATCTCGGAAGCCAGACGCTCGTTGCGCGGATCCTGCTGCGTCATGTTGAAGAGCCAGAGGCGCGCGGCCTGAAGCTCCATGGCGGTGACGGTGCGGTAGAGCACGCGCAGCTTGCTCGGCACCACCTCCACCCACTGCGTGAACTCGCCGGTAGCGACGCCGGTGGCGAAGTCGATCTCCGAGATGCGCTTGTTGGCGGGATCCTTGACGTGATCGCGCTCCTTCGTGTTCTGGATGACGTCCTTCTGAATCGAGCGCATCACCTGCTCGTATTCGAGGTCGTCGAGGTCGTCGATGCGACGAAGCAGCGCCTCCTTGTCCTCCTTGGCCGCCGGGCCTTCGGCCTTGGTGGAGGTGTTGGGCTGCGTGTCGGGTGTGGGGGTGGGCGGGGTCGGGATCTGATCGGCCATCTTGTTCTCCTTCTTGCTTGCGGACTCGTCGGCGGCCTTCTTCACCGCACCCAGCAGCTCCAGGCTGCCGGGGCTGAGCGCCGAGGGCGTGCCGTCGGGAGCCGTAGCACGTCTGTGGCTCTCCGTGATCTGGCCGATGGTCATCTTGCCATCCCTCTCCGGCTTGTACGCCTGATTGGCGGCGGCGAGATCACCGATAGGCGGCTTGGCGGCGCGGGTTGCGGCCGCGCGCTCCGCCACACCGGCGCCGTACTTCTTGACCTGCGGCGGCGCCTGCTTTTGCACCAGCGGGTCCTTGGTGGTGTCGATGCCACCGAGGACGACCGGCGGCTTGGGGGCGATCTTGGGCGGAAACGGCATGCGGTTCTCCATTGGGGACAAAAGAGAGAAACGATCTTGACTCAGTAACCTGCGAGCACGGCAGCGCCGACAGCGCAGTCCTCGGCGTGCGGCTTACCACGATCCTCGTCGAAGCCGCACAGCGCGCACTGCCCGGAGTCCTTGCTCAGCTCCAGCACCACTTCGCCGATCTGATACAGCGCGGTAACGCGGGTCAGCTCCGTACGCTGGTTCATCTCGCTGGTGGATCGGTTCTCCTCCTCCATCAGCCCCACGCACTTCGGGTGGTACTTGATCCCGTTGACGTCGGTCCAACTCAGAGGATCGATCCCCAACTTGCAGAACGGGCAAGTCACAGCCATCGCAGGATCTCCTTGACCGCATGCTCACGCTCGCACGCCGAGTTCACACACCGATCCAACCACGCCGAGGCGTAGTCGTTGGGCCAGCCGTTCGCCTTGCTGCTCAGCAGCGCGTCGAGCTTGGTGATGCGCCCATCCCAGATCTCGCCGGCCAAGAGGCCAAGCAGGTACAGCATCAACCGGACCTCGTCCTGGGGACCGAACCTCGTCGGTTCCTCGCGATGGTCAAACCACAGGCACAGATGCCCGCCACCAACCCAGGCCTCCAGCGGGCGTCGCAGGCCACCCGTCGTGCTGGACAGACCCCCCGGGGGTACAACGCGTTCCTGGCGCGACGTCGTGTCCGCAGCACGAGCTTGGGCCCGCTGTATCTGCGCCTGTACGTGCTCGGGCTTCTGGCGTCGTCGGCTTAGCGTAGAGGGTCGTCGTGACATCAGTATGAGAATACATGCGAATACACAAGGCGTCAACAGCGGGCAAAGAGATGGGGAGAAGCCCCAGTCTCTGAGATCGGTACGACGCACATTCCATCCCGCGATCGTCTCCAACCCTACAACTCTCGTTCGTCATCGCTTCCATGCTCGGCCTAGGCCCGGCGCGTTAGCTTGAGACCCACCTGCTTACCCACGGTGGTCCTGGGTTACTGCGCCAAGCTGATCCCTCCCATGCTGCGCGCAACAAAGCTCGCGGCGCATCCGCGCGAGACTTACATCTCAACAACACCACCAGCTTTTCCGCGGTGGTCCCGGATCGATGCAGGTCTCGTCCCCTGCCAGGAGGCCCGACCTTCTCACGTAGACTTCCGTCGTCGGCCCTTTCCGTTCATCACACAGCGCCGGCTTACCCGCGGCGTTCCGGGAGCATCTTCGGTCTCACACGATGCGGGCCGTGCGGACACATCGTGAGGTCGATGGCTGGCCTGACGTCACCGCGCGAATCCATCCGATCGATGATGTTGTTGATGTCGCGCACCTCATGCCCGGTATCGTCGAAGTGCGCCGCATCTTCGTGCGACTTGCCGCAGTGCGCGCAGAGGTCGTGAGCGTAGACACCTTCCATCTCAGCACCAGCCACGAACTCGTGCTGATCCCCGTACACATCACGGGCCAGGTTCCCGCCGCACTCCTCGCAGATGCACCTCACCTCGTTCACTTCGTGCTCCCCGGCTTCACGCGTTCGAGCAAGAAGTCGAGGTCGGCGCAGTGATCGACTCCCCACATCTCTGCGGCCTCGGCGCGAAGCTTCGCGACGAAGGTGTCGGCCTCGGCGCGCAGGGCGTGCACCTTCTCGTACAGCTTCTCGGGATCACCCCACAGCTCGGCCTTCACCATCGCGGCGTTGACCCTGCGTCCCCGACCTCCCTTGCTTCTCGGCGGATCGATCTCCGCGCTGAGCCGCATCAGTCGGTACATCCCCTCGTTGATTTCGGTCGCGCCCTCGAACGCATCCCGAATCTCCTCCGCCAGCCACATCGCCTGCTCTTCGCTCAGCGCCAGGCGCTCGACGAGCAGCGCAAGACCATCGGCATGCTTCTTCTCCCAGTCCAGCATCGTGGCGCGGCTCTTCTTCTCCTCCGCGATGCGGCATCTCTCCTCGTGCGCCGCGTAGTAGTAGTTCGCGCGCTCCACCGGATCACTACTCGCCGTGATCTCGATGCGAACGTCGTTGAACACCAAGACCTCGGTGTTGCCGGTGCGCTTCGCCTCTTCCACCACCGCTTTCGTCGCATCGGTGATCCACCCCAGGGTGTGGATGGTGCCGTCTTCCCTCCGATACAGTCGAAACATCTCTACCTCCAAGATCTTATAGGGCAAAAAGAACACGCCAAAGCGTGTTCTAGATGCCAAGCGGATGCCCTCACCCTCCAGCGATCACACGAAGCAGACGCGCCTTTCTACCCTCCATCTCTCGTCGATACCACCGGCTTGCCCACGGTGGTCCTGGGTCATCGGCGGTATCACCGATCGCACATTCTCCCGACTTCAAGACCCCCTATCCCCACCACTCGCGACGCAGTCGAACGTGCCTTCGCACTTGCGTGTCTTCCTACCGCCAGCCACCAAGATCATCGTTACTGCGGTACCCACCTGCTTAGCCGCGGTGGTCCCGGAGCGACGCGCGAAAGTCCGAGCGTCCGTACCTTCCGCCTGGTTGCCGACCCCTCGTTCATCCCTGACCGAACCGCGCCAGCTTACCGGCGGCGCACCCGGATCAACACAGAGCGCGGACCTCCACGCCCACCCATCTTCTCACGCCATCCACTTCCACTCGCCGCCCGTCCAAGTGTGCGAACGGTCGATCTCGCCGCTTACCCGCGCGTATCCGGGATGATCTGAAAAACTTTCCTTCCCACAGCCAGGTCCCCGTTCCGTCTTCCGTGACAACCTGTACCCGTACTTTCAGCACAACACCTTCTACGTACTACGTCCTGATCTCAGAACATACTCGATCCCACCGTCTTATCGGAGGTGGGCCCCGAGATCGCAATGACTGGCGGGCGTGCTCAGACCACTGCCGTCTTCCTTCGCATCCACCGCCTGTTCATTCTCTCGAATCACCAAACAGAAGGTCCAACGCCTGCTTACCCGCGGTCGTCCGGGTTGATCTCGACGTCGTACATACGTCCGGCGTCGCTCTTCGGCTGCGCGTCGGGCGCCATGCTGAAGCTGAGGAGGTTGTCGCAGTCCTCGTCCTCACCGTTGTCCCGCTGCACGTCGAGCGTGACGTGACCTTCGAGCGTACGACCCGCAGTGATGACGATGTCGCCGACCTCGAAGATCAGAAGGTCCTGGTCCGCCCTACGGTCGGTGATGAGTAGCATGAGCTTGGGCGTCTGCACCGCGATGGGGTTGGGCTGTGTTGGCGCCACCAACCGATCTGCGAGCCACATCGCACGCTCCTCTCCCGTCCACGCCATGTACTGAGGAGGCTTCAGCCCACACATCCGCAGCGCCGCGGTGACCTCCGCGCGTCGAGACGCGTGCGGGCTCATCGCCCCCTCCAGCCAGTACTCGCGCAGTCGGTGCTGGATGCTCTTGCGCGCGTTGTCGAGCGTCTCGCTCGCCAGCTTCACCTCGTTGACGGCGAAGCTGAGTTCGTTGATGTCGGCGGCCCGTTTCTCGCGAAGCTCTTCCTGAGCCTTCTCGATCGTGCCCTCTACTTCGTCGACGGTTCGATCTTGCCATTCACCCATGTGTTCCTCCAAGATCTTATAGGCAAAAAGGAAGGCTGTCCTTCCTTCGTCCGTACTGGACTTCGTACAACCGACGAAATACTCGAATCCTTCATTCGTCCAGCTATTTCATCAGCCAACACTTCCTTAGATCACCACCTGCTTGCCAGCGGTGGTCCCCGGATAGATCGAGCCTGTTCCTCAGATCATCAGCTACAGCAGTACCGCCAAGCGCTGCTTCGTCTCTCCATTCATTCCTGTGATCGTTCCTGCAATCCCTAGGAACCAGCCGTCCTCCCCAACTTCACCCCTCCGCTAGAGCGCCACCTGCTTACCTGCGGTGGCCCCAGGAGCTTCAGATCGGGACACCCGACATAGCTACTTGATTCCTGTCCGACTAACTAACGGGGCATCAGTCGTTGCAACTGTCCGCCGTCCTCAGCTTGCCGGCGAGGTATCCGGGTACGATCGCGTCTCCACGCCTTCGCGCGGATGCACGCCGACGATATCGAGCAGCATGGAATCGGGGAACCTCTGCTGCACGAACTTGACGGTGTCGCGGCGCGCCAGCTCGACGTCTGCCGGCAGCATGTAGTCGGACACCTCTTCACCGCTGTGCCACGTACAGGCGCCCTCGAAGAAGTAGCTCAGTGCTGCCATCGGCGATTTCTCGATCAGCTTGATCGCCGCAACTTCCAGCTCTGCAAGAGAGGAGAGCGGGAAGTCAGGACAGGTGTCGTCCGTTCGAACGAGCTGACGTGCCGCAGTCCGAACCTCTTCGTACTGCACCAAGGTGCTGAGCACCGAACCCACTGCACACCGTGCGCAGAAGGGCAACTGCGACGGGAACTGCGCCGTGCCGAACCACGCCCCGGGCCGCAACTGCTCGATGGGTTCGTTCTCCAGCGCGTCGATGATCTGAGCCTTTGTCACCACGATGAGCATGTCGCCTCCTAACATCCGTCGTCGAGATCAGAGTCACCCACGCGTCGCTCCGCCAGATGACGAAGCTCCGCCGCCTCCTCCGCGCTGAGCGGTTCGAGCTGCGCCTTCACGCGCAACGTCTCGTAGCGCGCACCCTCATCTGCGGGGAGGGCCACCCAGGTCAATACGCCTTTCTTGATGTCATAGATCTGATCGAAGCCGAAGCGTCGCATCATGACATCAACGGGATTGCCCGCGATCTCGTAGTCGCCCGCCGTAGCCTTGAGCACGTTGTCGATGGCGGGATGGATCTCCGACACACCACCGACGCCGTACCTGATGCTGTACAGCATGCCGCGCGTACGACTGAGCGCCTCGAAGAGCTTCGCCGACAGCTCGACCGCGGCCTTGAGACGATTGCCGATCGTGGTGGTGACGACCACGGGCTTGCCATGCTTCGCCTCGTACTGCTCCACAATGCCCTCGATCGTACCGTCGATATGATCTCTGGCGAAGTCGGGCAGCTTGTCGTAGTCGCGCCCAAAGGGCCCGCCCAGCGGGCCACCGAGCAACGCCATGCGCAGCAGTTCCACCTCACGCTTCGTCATAGTCCCCTTCCTCGCTCCTGGATCTCGGCCGACTGACGGCTCATGATCTTCTCCGCCTCTTTGATGCGCCGGGCGGTACTCGCGTTGAGGCTCAGCGTTCTGTACAACACGGCGAACGTGACTGAGTTGCACGCCAAGCCGATCGGAATACCAACACGCGGCGCCCCGGTACTCCACCACAAGGCGAAGGCTGTCAGGGAAAGCAAGCCGGAGATCGCACACAGCGCAGCGCACACGATCATGCCGGCGGTGATTCCGCGCTCAGCCTTCTCTTCAACTTCGAGTGGTTTCTCGCTCTCTCTGTACGGCATCACGCCTCCTCGATCTTGCCGCGCACTGGGCGCGGCGTGAGCATCACGTGCGGCTTCGGGTTGTGAATGAAGGTTCGATTGAAGTCCTCGTTCTCCACTTCAGCGATCGCCGCGGCTTCGGCTGCGATGGTGTGGAGCCAGCGCTCTGCGAACAGCACCTGCTCCTTCGTCAGGACCAGTAGGCAGGGCCAGCATACGACGTTGTAGAGACCACTAGGCCTCGACTCGATGTCGCGCAGCGTGTCGATGAAGCCCTCGACCTGCGTCGCGAAGATGTAGAGCGTGGAGTCGAAGAACGGGGTCGAGAAGCGGTGCGCACCGATGCGCATCACGCCTCCGCCATCCAGCGCCACACTGCTGATCTCCTGCTTTGCCCATGGCTCCAGGTCGGGGTCTTCGCGCCATCGAGGCTCCTTGATGGCCAGGGCCTCGTCGCTGATCCACATCGGAGAGACGCAGCGCCGGCCTTCGCGAGCGTTCTCCGGCTTCACCAGCCACCACTTCATCACGGCCTCGCCAGTCCGAGGACGTCGACCATCACCTTGATGTAGTCCTTCATCTTCTGATCTCCCCATGCGTGGATGAGCCCCTTGGCCGGACCGAACTCCTTCGTCACGTCCTCGTTCTCGAACGCCTTGCTCAGGCGCTCCGGGATGACGGCGAGACCGGACTCCGCCATCACCTCGATGCTCCACACGTTCTTGCGGTGGCCCACCACAAACATGATGCCGAGGCCCGCCTTCTCTTTCGGCGCGATCGAGTACCACGGAATCATAGAGTACAGCCGATCGTTCCTCCAGTACTGGTTCGGGATCTCCTTCAGCCCGTAGTGCGGCATGCGCGCAGCAGAGAACGCTCCCTGCACGGAGTAGAACTCGTCCCACGCCCGATTCCTCATCAGGCAGGTCTCGTGCACCCACTTCTCCTGCGTCTGCACGTAGCGCTGATCGCTGAAGGCAGGACCATTCAGCTCCCAGCCGCGACCGCACAACGCGCAGGTCTTGCCTCGCACGTCACTGATGTGGTGGGTGGAGATGTAGTAGCCCTCCTGCTTCTCGTGCAGAAGCTGGCCGCGCTCGTCGAAGCCGACGCTCTTGTCTTCGGTGATGGGATTTACGATCTGAGTCATGGCATCTCTCCTCTAGATCTTATAGGCAAAAGGAGAGGCGCGATGCCTCTCCCCGGACCGACTTCTCATCCGTCCCACATACCCTCAAACGTTACATCTGGATTCCGGCCTGCTTATCGGCGGCCTTCCCCGAACCTTCAGGATGGAAGATCTGAGCCTGGCGAGCCTTTTCGTAGGCACCGGCTTCCACCAGCAGACCAGACCTGGATGCCACCTTGGTCTCGCCCAGGGGCGTACGTATCTCCATCGCGATCTCATGCGCCGATACGTCAGTACGCGCAAGCGGTTTCTCCTTCGCTCTTTGATCCGTGGCGAAGGCTCTCACCTCAGCGAGCGGATGCGTGGTGATGAACAGCCAGTGAAGAGCGATCATCGCCGAGGCGCTTCCCTCACCTTGGGTCTTGATCCAGTTCACAAAGATGGCGTCCCACACCTCATCGATCCGAAGATGTGTTGCGAACGCTTTTCGACGCTGTGCCGGATTCATCTGAGACAGCTCGGTGCTACTGAAGCCAGTAGCGAGCAGCGCACTCATTGCCGCACTCGATCCTGCCGGAGTGGAGACGAGCCGGGCCCACTCCTCGTGAAGAGGATCTCGGCCCTCCTCCGGCTTGGGCGGCGGTATCTTGGGATCAGGGAAGTCCGGGAACTTGTCGAACGCCGCGAGCTTGAGCCCGAGCTTGTTCATCAGCTCGATGTCGCCGGTCTCGGAGAGAAGCGTCAGGTCTTCGGCGGTAAGCGACACGAAGAGCTTGCTCAGCCACAACGCGCGAGGCGAGATCTCCCCGAACATCTCAGCGATGCAGTAGTTCACGAATCGGGTGTCCACGCCTCCAACCAAGGTGCCGCCACGAAGATGACGTGACGTCGCCTCCGCCCACACCCTGACGCCGAGATCGTAGAGCATCTTTCGCGTCCGTGACTCGAACTGTGCCTCCATCCGCCTGAAGCCCTCCTCCCGCATACGGGCAGACAGCGCCTCGACCCCGAGATGCAAGATCTTATCCCGTGGGATGTTGTTGCGATCGAGAACTTCTCGGACGCGGTCCGTAACTCGCTCCAGCTCCAGAACCTTACGGCGCTCGCCGTAAAGCTCCGTCTTCAACTTCTCGATCTCCCGCTCGTAGTCGGCGACCGTCTTCTTGATCCCGAACTCCTTGTTCGTCGTACGTTCCTTGATCTTCTGCACTCGCTTCTTATTCATGATCGTCTCCTTCTTCGATACGGTGGTCTGCCGCGGTTCTTCTTCACCACCGCGTACAGGCGGGCCTGGATGCGACGAAGCTCTGCGATGGTCTCGGGAGTGAGATGGCGGCGGAACACGGCCTGGCGCAGACGACGCGCCACCTTGTCCCTTCTCTCGCGTGCCCAGCCATGATCGTCGAACATGTTGAGCGTGGACTCCACGCCGAGCCCGTTCTGCCGAGCCAGCCCGATGCTGAGCAGAGACGCGATCTCCTCCTCTGCATCAACAAGTCTTTCTGAGATCTCGGCGCGATGCTGGCCAAGCCTGTGCGGATCACCGAGACCGAAGTACGGCAGCTCCTTGCGCGATGGTGGTGCGACCAGCAGATGCGCCAGCTCGTGCGCCAAGTGCTCAGCGGTATCTGCGGTATGGGCGTCCTCTTCCTCGTCGTAGTACGGCCACTCACCTTCGATCCACCGCAGCCCGTGCTTGCTCGCCAGCTTGATGATGTTGCGCCCTGCGACCGTGTTCAACGCGACCATGCCTTCCTCCGCATGCTTATAGACAAAAAGATCAACCCGAAAGTTGATCTTTAGTACCCAGCTCTCCGCAGAGCTATGATCCGTTCCTACCACCTATCGTAGCTACCGAAGTTCTATACCCCAATCGTTCAGTCATATGGCTGTTCAGTCATATGGCCGGCCGCCCTGTGATACTGGAGGTGGTGCCGCCTGCTTACCCGCGGCGGCCCCGGAAGTTTCGATCTGAAAGAGCGAGCCCGACGTCTCTTGTTCGCCAACGCTAGCCCCCAGAGAATGGACGACACCGGCTTACCCACGGTATCCCTGGGATCGATCTTGTTGGACGTAGTACGTTCCCGCGTCCTGTGCCACCAGCGATACTTCGACCGCCTTCAGGCGTCCCATCCATCCTTGAAGCGCCACCTGCTTCACCGCGGTGGCCCCGGCGCAGCCTGAGTTCTCTCGGCTACTCGCGAAAGATCGCGTTCCTACTCCGCGGAGACCTCGGCAGCTTCCGCCGCTTCGAGGTCGTCCATGCCCTTCGAGTTGACGACACCCGCGATCTTGACGCCGCTGAGGCGCGCCACGGTCTTGTCGAGGTAGCCGGCGTACTGCTGTCGAAGCTCCGCCGGCACACCGGCGAGCAGGTGATCGAGGGGGCCCTCCTTCACCTTGCCGAGCTGCTCGAAGCTGATGGGCAGCAGCGTACCGTAGCGGGTGCCTCGGGCGGGACTGAGGCCGCGACGCGGCTGCAAGCACGCCACCCACAGCATGCGTTCGAGCTGGTCGGGGGCGAGGAAGCCCTTGACCGGCGCGCTGAACCGGATCTCGAACTCCACGCCCGGCAGCAGCGCCTCGTACTTCTTCGGCGCCGCGGGACCGTTCGCGCTCTGCACCGGCAGCACGACCTCTTCCATCGGGGCGTCGGCCGGGATGCGGATGGGCTGGAACGCGACGTAGTCGGCACGGGCCGCCGGCAGCCCGGCCGGATGCATCACGTTGGTGCGGAACCAGCCGCGCTGCACGTCCGGCGTGATGATGATCTCCTTGGTGTTGAGATCACGCTCGAAGATACCGTTGCCGGTGATGTCCTCGTCCTTCTCGTGGACGCCGCGGGCCTTGAGCATCATCTCGCTCGGGATCTGCGAGCCGAGCAGCGGCGTCAGCGTGCGCACGCGCAGCAGGTAGCTGCGGTACTCGTCGATGATGTTGCCGCGGCCCGCCTTCTCGTCACCCTGCTTCTCCTTCTTGTCGAAGCCGGACTTCAGATCCTCCAGCTCGACAGTGCGAAGCAGCTCGGGCAGCAGATCGCCGACGTGCGCGTACTCCGGCGGGGACTTCCACCCCAGCTTCTTCATCTCCCAGACCTTCACCATCTTGGAGTTGGCGCCGACCGGGCGCTGGTTCTCCGCGATGATGTCGCGCTTCTTCAGGCCCTTCAGCGCCTGCGTGAGCAGGTTGTTGTTCGGTCCGAAGTTGCAGTCGAGCGCGGTCGCCGCCGTCTCGACGATGTTGGCGATCGTGGCGCTCCCCATCTTCTGCACGATGTAGGTAGCGATGAGCTGGGCTTCGGTCAGGTTCTCGATGATCTTCATGTTCGTTTTCTCCCGTTGATGGGCATGGCCCTTCAACTACTGATAGCTGATCTTAGAACGAGGTTCAGTGGTACAGGACGTTGGTATCCTTTCCGAGAAGAGGAACGATCAACTCCTCGGCATGGTCGTAGATGGACATCAGGTACGGCTGCATCTCTTCGAGAGAGGAATCCGTCACGATCTCTCGCATCGCTGCGATGACGCCTTCCGTCGTGGGCTTCTCGCTCCAGACCTCCAGACGATCGCAGCAGAGCGCGATGCTCCACGCGAGCACCGCCGCGATGTTCATGGTGGAGAGCGTGACGTCGCCGTTGAAGACGACATGGATGTGCCGCTGCGAACACATCCCGATGTTGATGGGCTGCGGGAGGGCCGGCTGCACGTCGAAGTGGACCTGCGTCGGGCGCTGGAATCTCCACGCCGTGGCGATCCCAAGCATGTCCGTCAGCATGCTGGGCAGCATCAGGTCGTACTCCACGCGCTCGGCGAGAACCGCGATCCTCTCCTGAATGCTGGGCTCCTTCGGCTTCGCAGACTTCGTCCGGGCCGCAGGACGCTTCTTCGTCTTGGGCTTCACGGCTTGATCTCCGTCTTCTTGATCTGATAGCCACGGTAGGGCTTACCGTTGCTTCCGACCATACTAACGGTCTCGATCGAGTTCGCGAGCTGAAGCGACTTCAGACAGCGCGCCACGGTCTCGAAGCTGTGCGGCACACCGTCCTCGATCTCCGAGATGCTCATCGGTCGCTTCGCGATCTTGATGAAGGCGAAGACGTTGTTCTTCGCCGTGGCGATGTCCCTCCGACTACGCTTGCGCTTCGGCGCGGCCTTGGCGATGAGCCTGCCCACCACTGCGGGGTCGAGTGTGGTCGCGGTCTTGCCGTTGAGCAGATCCTCCAAGACCTGGTTGTACTTCGCGGCCTCCGCCTCGTGGAACGCAGCCTTGGCCGCAGCATCCTTCACTCTGTCGATCAGCTTGGTCATATGTTCTCCTGGACGCATCCTCGTCCAAGATCTTATAGGGCAAAGAGAAAGGGGCCTTTCGGCCCCTCGCTCATGCGTACTCGGAATCGACATCCGGGTTCCAATAGGTGGCCACCGGGCACACTCCACTTCCGATCCAGCGCGGTCTTCCGAAGGTTGGCTCGTTGCGCCCATTCAGCAGGCCCAAGCGCCGCGCGCGCTTGATGCCTCGCCTCCAGAACCGCAGGAACATGTACCGCTCGCCCCACTCCCTGAGAGCACTACCCGGATACCCGACCTCCGTGACCAGCTGGTAGTCGATCACGCACTTCAGGAAGTAGTCAGCCCAGGATTCTCCGCGCACTAGCCATTTCGCCAGCTCCAGCTCGAAGGGCATGAGCAGGTAGGCTTCACAGATCACTCGGCTGGGCTCGCCAAGAATGCAGTGCACGATCTCGTGCAGCAGTATCTCCGGCATCGGATCGTAGGCGTAGACCAGCCTGGCTTTGGTGCTGAAGCCGACGTCACCCTGTGGGCCCCAAGTGAAGTCTTCGGGTAACTGCGGCTGGTTCTGTTCGACGTCCGGGTCTGAGTGGTGCTCGATGCAGAGCTTGATGCCGTAGCTCTTGGCCAACTCCCCCAACTTCTGAAGGATCTTGCCGTAGTACTCGTCGTTCACCACTTCTCGGTCTCGTGAATGAGTTTGATCTTGCCGAACCGAGGGACCCCGGCCGGCGTGCGCTGTGCGAAGTACTTCACCGTTGCCTTCTTGCCGATCAGCTTGTCGGCGTTCTCGAGGATGGCGACGCGTTCCGCCTTCGTCCCCACGACGTCGGCCTTGAACTTCCGCGTGGGATCGATGTCGAGCTGGAGCCAGGCCACCTTGGCACCACCGCTGGCGTTGCCTTCACCCTCCAAGATCTCCAACACCACGAACTCGGAGTCCTTGAACTCCTTGCGCTTGAGCAGCTTGTTAGTCCGCTTCTCCTCGTACTCGCCGTCGATCCTGACCATCTGGCCCTCGTAGCCCATGGCGAGCCACTCCTCGTACCAGGTGTCGAGCGCCTTCTCGGCGAAGATCGGCATGGTGGGGACGATGACGAGCGGCTTGCCCACCTCGTTCACCACGTCATAGATCCGCGAGAACCTAGCGTGGAAGAGGTCGACGCCGTTCATCGGCGAATCGTACATGTGGTACTGCACGATCTCTGCGGTCTTGGCCAGATGCTCGGGCGAGGGCTTCAGCGTCTTCACGAGAGAAGTGATCTCGTTGAAGTTGTCCTTCAGCTCGTGGTTGTACAGCTCGCCGTCGAAGCGCAAACCAGGGATGGCTGCGAAGTACGGCGCCAGCGCCTTCTCGATGTGTGGGCAGCTCACGATGCGGTCACCCTTGCGCGACCACAGTCCCTTGGCGTCGGCGATGCAGCGGATGCCATCGAGCTTCGGCTGCGCGTACACCGGGGGCAGATGCGGGAACTGGGGCGAGAAGTTGATCTTCGCCTTGTAGTCGGCGTAGTCCTTGGCCAGCATGGGCTGGAACCGGGTGGAGGACTGCGCAGCATCGACGGTCGTGGAGTAGCCGTCCTTCTTCTTGCGATCGTAGCCGGACTCCACCTCCAGCAGAGCTTGCTGACCCGGGGTCGTTTCGTTGGCTCGGCCGACGTTCTTCGCCTTCGCGTTCGTCCACTCCGAAACTACGATCGCCCCATCCTTCTGCCCGCTGTGGGTGCGGTAGCGCCCGTTGGTGGTCTCCAGCTCCAGCCACCACACCTGAATCGCGCCGGTGCTGGTCCTCTTGTAGAGCTTCTCGCAGTGCATCACATCCCTCCTTCTCGATCAGGGTCTCTGATCGTGCACTTCACCTTGACGGCGTCCATGTGCAGCTCGACTTCGAGCACCCACAGCTTACCGGCTTGCAAGACGATCGTGTCTCCCTTGACCGGGCGGTCCGGCAGCTCCACCCACATGCCCTCGGGGTTGCCCTCCCAGTACAACTTCACTCCGGCGAACGTTCGATAGCCCATAGATCCTCCAAGATCTTATAGGGCAAAAGAAAAGAGGCGGTACCGAAGTACCGCCCCTTTCCGAATCGAGCAGGAAGAGATCAGGCCGGCGCTTCGCTGGCCTTCTTCGCCGCGGCCTTCTTCGTCGCCTTCTTGGCCGCCTTCGGCTTCGGCGCCTTCTTGGCCGCCTTCGGCTTCGCCGGGCCCTGGTACTTCGAGAGCGCGTGGTAGCGCGAGACGCCCATCATCAGGAGACGCTCCTTGGCCGCCTGCTCCGAGATGTCGTGCTTCTTCGCGTAGGCGCCGACGGTCTTCGCGACGTCGTCCTTGGTCAGCTCCTTCTTTCCCATGATCAGAACCTTCTTTCGTTTGCTTGTCCGGACAGGGGCACCGCGCCCCCGATCTTCTAGCGGGGATCGGTGAGTAGTTACACACCCTGGATCGGGTGTCAAGGACAGATCAGATATCCATCCCACCGTCGGTCACCAGCTCGCGAAACACCGCGATGGCGACCTGCTTGGTCGTGAAGTGGCGATACTCTTCGAGCATCTCCTCGTTGTCCGGCGGCAGTGATGCCACGAACATGGTCTCCAGATCGACCCACACGTCGGCGATACGACCCTCGGCCCAAGCTTCCAGCTCGGACACCGCCGAGACGTACCCGGGCCAGTCGGAGAACTCGTGCGAGTCCTTGTAGTACTCCGCGCCCATGGGGCCGAAGTGTAGATCGAAGAGGGCGCAGAAGCGGAGGGACTTGGTGCGATCATCCATCTCTTCGATGAAGTGCTTCCGTACGGCCTCCTCCGCCTTGTCCTGCCGGTTCACGGCTCCTCGTCGTTCTCGTCTTCTCCGATCTCGTCTTCCTCGTCGTCAGAAGAACCCTGGTTGTTCATGTCCTCGTCGTCGGCGAGAGCATCGACGTGGTCGCGGCAGTGCGCCCACAGTTCGGAGAACTCCATCTCCTCGTCGACCTCACCGTCGAGAGCCTTGTCGATGTGCTTGAGCAGCTTCTCGCGGAACTTGTTGATCCTCATTCACCCCTCAGCATAGCCGCAGTAAGTTTGATCACCAACTCTTGCGGCGGCAGAGGCAGTGACAGGTCGGGAACCAGGATAGCGAAGCCGGAGATGTCGGCCTCGCCGGTCTTGTACAGGTCGAACGACGCATGCACAACCACGAACTCCCGTGGAGGATCTTCGAGGAGCTGCACCGTGGCTCCGGCGAAGACGCGCTGGTAAGGGATGCGCTGGGTCAGCGAGAGGCAGGTCTCCTGGTCGAGCCTGAGCCGTGGAATGGCGACGAGTCGGTGCCCCCCGTACGCCTTCACCAGCCAGAGCGTGGTCCAGGCCAGCGCGGTGCCGTCACGTAGGAGTTCGAGCCGGCTCTGCTCGGGCATTCTCTTCCTGCATCTTCGTGATCCAGACACGTAGCGCTCGCGCCTCGGGCACTGTCATGCGATGGCGAAGACTCGACTCTTGGTCCAGCGCCTCGACTATCTTGGCCGCCACGAGATCACCCAGCGTACCAGACATCTCGATGCGGTTCCGCTCTCCGTCCATCTGACGCACGGAGATAAGCACGCCCGTGATCTTGCCACCGCTGCGCATGTAAGACATACGCGTACGGATCTTCGTGGCGTTCTCGATGTTGTCCTGCCACGCCATGGCCGCAGCATCTTCGATGATGTCGACCAGCTCGTGGCCAGGAAACATCACACTCGGGCGATCTTTACCCTTGGCCTTCGTCACCCGATCGTACAGTTCTTTCACTTCTTACCTCTTGGGTCTCTTGCCCAGCCTTTCGGTGGCGGGGGTGGAGGTGGAGGGTCCGGGGCGTTCTGCGGCCGCATGTCCTCCTTCCCGCACCGAGGACAGCACGCGTCCTGCCCCATCCCCTGCGTCGGCAGGGGTTCGTTGATCGGCCACGGGTACGCTGGCATGTGGAGCATCCTGAATGCCCCACAGCTTCCGCACTTCAGCTTGAAGAGGAACCGGTAGTCCTGATCCTTCGGGTCCGACACCACTGCCACCTTTCAGGAGGCCACCTTCGAGGATGTAGGCTTCGAGCCAGTGCCCAGCCATCTGCTTCGCACGGTCGATGAGCTGAGTGATTTCTCGCTCAGCTTTCTCGGCCAACGTAAAACACGGCGTGCAGATGAGTATCTTGCCGAAGATCTTTGTTGAGGTCGCGCTCAACTCGTTTCCGCACGACATGCACCGCATCTGTGGTCTCCTTTGCCATCTCTACCACGAGACGCAGCCCAGCGGCGAGGTAAGGCCAGTTCGCGTAGTGATCCCGCCGAAAGACCGGGCGCTCCTTCGTGCCTACCACCGCATCTCGATCTATGCCGTAATACACCACGAATGCCTGCGCTCGATCATAGACTTGATGACGCTCTGACTTCTCCTTCGACCCCTTGGGCCCTGTCTTGGGAGGAAGAAGTACGGACTGCTTGATCTCCTCGTACGTGATGCTCGGCGGAGGCGCGACGTCCGCATGGACGTACGTCAACCACTCCCGAAGACCCCAGGTGTCCGGCAGCTCGTCGAGGATGCGCCACGCCATTCTCCACGCCTGCCAGTCGAAGGGATCAAACAGATCACCAGTACGAGGGATTGTCGAGGGCCAACTTGATAGCGATCGCATGCCACCTCGCCATGATGAAGCCGGGGTACTCTTCGCCCGCCCAGGCGATCAATCGTCTGATCGCCGTCTCCACATGTTCGTTGTCACAGAAAAGAAGATCGAGATCGGTATACCGAAGCTGCTCATCCATGTCGCTCCGTGAGGGCAGGAGGAAGCCCAGGGGTTTACCCATGGCCTCCAACCAGCCCTCACGGTCCACGTACAGCTCAGTCCACCTTGCGGTGTAGTGAGCTACGAGGTGAGCGATCTGGATTGCTTCGGCGTCGAACTCATCCGTATCGACGGACGACATCGTCCACCGACTTCAGAGCCGCGATGCCCATGTAGTGCACCGCCTCCGACTTCGACGCCTCCATGCCGGCACGGATGACCGTGGCGGCATCGTTGGCGTAGCCGAGATAGGCGTTGCGCCCCCAGCTCGGAGGATCGGTGATGAGGTCGGCGACGTTCGACCACTTGTCCGCGATCTTGATGATGCGGCCGGAGTCGTTCATCTGCTTCATGACGTCGGATTGGTGCTTCGTCTTGGCGACGTAGTCGTCTCCGATGCTCTTCGGCAGTGTGAGCCACCCCACGATGAGAGCGACTTCCGGATCGAAGAACTTCTCGATCTCGGGGATCGTGACCGCGGTGTCCTCAACAGTGTCGTGCAGCAGGGCGCCGCAAAGCACCACCGGCGCCGTCACACCGAACGACTCCACACGCCGGGCGACGTCCATCACGTGAGTGACGTAGGGCACGCCCTTGCCTCCGCGCTTCTGATTGGCGTGGGCGGTGGCGGCGAACTTCGCCGCCTCCCACACCGAGTTCCGATCGACGCTCATTCCGCCGCGCTCGTCTTCTGCGGCGCCGCGGCCTCCGCACGAGCCACGGCACGGCCGAGCTGCTTCTCCAGGTTCGCGGTGAGCGCGCCCTTGGCCGACTTGATGGCGTTGTTGTGCGCCACCTTCGCCTCGGCCGACGCCTTCTGGAGCGCGATGATGAACTCCGTCACGCGCTCGTCCGGCATGTGGCTGGTCGGGATGAACTTCTCGTCCACCTCCCAGCCGATCTTGTAGCTGAACTTCACGCGGTCGACCCCGTTCTTGTGGTCGAAGCCGGCCGAAGCGATCTCGACCAGAACGGCGGCCTTACGGCGCGCCTTCTCCTTCACGTGCTCGGGGAGGTTGTCGGGGACCACGGGATCCGGCCCGGTGAAGACGGCGAGCGGCCTCCACTCCAGCGGCGGACGTTGCAGACGAGTGGCGTTGCTGCGGCTGTTGTTACCCATGTTCTCTCTTTCGGTTCGTTGTTGGATCAGCGCGGAATCTTCGGATAGGTACGAAGGAAGTGGTCGACGAGGGAGCCGGTCGTGCCCTCTTCCTTGGGGAAGGGCACGACCGGTCTGTTCGGGAACCTCGCCTCTCGCCCCTCGGGCGTAATGAGCGCATCCTCGGGCCGGTCGATCTTGAAGCTGAAGTGTGCCCGGAAGAACGGCACCTCGATCGCCATGAGGTAGCGGCGGTTCATGTCACGGGCGAGGCGCTTCGCCGTGAGCCGACGATGGCGAGCGCGCTTCATCGCGACGAGCTGCTGAAGACCAGGAGCCTCCCGGTCCCCGAACCCGGTCAGCAGGCAGTTCTTCCAGTCGAGGCTCGCCGACCGAGCTTCGTGGGACGCCTTCTGGAGCGCCCGGCGCGCGTTGTCGATCTCGATGCGCTGACGCTCCGACCTTCGATGCTGCGCCGCCTCCGGTAGAACACCGCGATTCTGACGGCCGGTCTGCCTCATGTAGTCGTTTCTGAGGCGCTTGTATTGATCCCAGTCCATGGTTCCTCCACGAACTGATAGCTGATCTCAACGCTTCTTCTTCGACTCTTCTCGGTCTTTCCGTAGCTGCGCCGTGATCTCAGGATACGCGATGTGGGGCGGAGGATTGTGCTTCCTGTAGTCGGCCTCGGTACCGAGACGATACGTCATGAACTTGCCGTCCCGGACTCCCGTGGCCACGATCCAGCCACCATTCCGCCACCGCGTCACATCGATCTTATGCTGACGGAAGTCAGCCAAGGTACAGTGCCCCTTCTCCTCGATGTAGAGAATCAGCTTGATGCTGCTCACCTTCCACGGAGAGATGGTGCTGGGGCTCTTCACACCCGCTGGTGTCCAGATCACGGTATCGGGCTTCCACGCAGGAGCATCGTAGTACGTCCGAAAGGTCTCGGGGATGCTGCTGAGAAGGTGATCGACGCCCGGTCTGTGCTCCACCACCGCCCTACCCGTGGAATAGGACGTACGATCCTTGGAAGCGGAGAAGAGCACGATGTTGAGGCGGCGACACAGCGACGCAAACTCCTTGGTGGCGAACGGCACCAGCACGGCGTGGAAGTTCGGGCCTGCCTCGCCCCAGTCCTTCGGCATCGCCTGGAACAACACCTCGATGTTGCAGTGCACCTTCGCCTCTACTCCGATTTGATCTCCGGGACGCGTACCACGCGTCTGCACCCTGTCGGTAGCTACCAGAAGAAGATCGAAGCCAGTCTCCGGATACACCTCCCAGCCCTGCTCTCTGGCCCGAGCAACGAAGGCTTCGCAGAGCGCAGCTTCACTGTGATACAGCTTCATAGATCAAATGAAAAGGGCGGCCGAAGCCGCCCCATTCCTCCTTGGTTCAGTCCCTACATCGATCGGCCGTGTAGACCTGAACCCTACTCCCACCTGTCCCTGTCATCATGACCGGTCGGTAGCACCGAACCGCATCCTGATCGAGAGCGTAGAAGTGATTGTTCAGTAGCACGAAGCCGTCGTCTACCACCGAGGCGATCACCCGCGGCATCGGAATGCCTCGATGCGGGTTACCGTCGTCTGTCGAGCCCCAGTTCATCGCACCGGGCAACGGGTCGCGTAGCGCGCCGGTCTCGAACAGCGTGACGGTCTCTCTCGCATAGTCCCAGTCGTCGACCCAGTTCCTCCAATCCGTCTGCTCGGGATCCATGCCGGGGTTGGTCTCCATCGTTCCCCACGGCAACGCACGCACCCAAGTCTGGTGCGGCGAAGGGGACGACGTGCGGTGCACGGCACAATAGTCTCGAATCTGATCTTCGAAACTGTAGGTGGAACCGGGATGCATCCGCAGATACCGGCGCCACCTTCGCAAGAGCACGTAGGCCATGGCTGCGTGCTCGGTCCGGTTCCTCCACCGATTCTCCGCCACGTAGCACTGCCCGAGCGCGAGCCGCGTGGAGTCGTTCCACGAGATGCTGGGCTCCGTACTGGCCTGTGCCTGGGCCTCCACGAGCCCGCTGCAAGCCAGCACGCTTCCCACGATCAAGAACCCTAGGATCAATCTCATCACCACTCTCCTTTTTCGATCTCAGCACCAATGCTGGGAACGCATGACGCCGTGAGGCATCGGAAGATGGGCACACCTTCCTATGCCATCTGGATCCGTTTGTCCAGCCTACGGACGATCAGTGTGTCCGCAAAGACACACCGGCGAGATTCTTTACGGGACGATGCCAGATCGTCTTTCCGTACTTCTCGATCGCTGCTTGATGCTCTGGAGTTCCGTAACCGGCGTTCAAGATCCACAGATATTCGGGATACAGAACACTCAGTTCAGCCATGCGATCGTTCCGCAAGGTCTTCGCCACGATGCTGGCCGCGCTCACCGCCGGAACGGTGGCATCAGCCTTCACCTGAAACTGTACTCGAACACCGGCCCGAAGAAGCTGATCCTTCAGAGTCAGATCGACGTTGCCGTCTACGATGACTTCGGATTCCGCCCCAGACGGGAGTGCGCTCACCACGTGGATGATCGACGTGTACGCTGCTCGCCTCCACGCCTCTTTTTGCCCATGGCTCTTGATGTCCTGCACCTCGGCGAAGGCGCAGAACCCAACCACCGCTACCTCCACGATCTCATCCACCAGCTTGCGCCGCCGGTCGTCGGATAGAACCTTGGAGTCCTTCACGCCCCGCTGCCGAAGCTGCGCCTGGTCCTCGGCGTAAAGCGCCAGCGCGCACACCGTGAAGGGACCTGCCCAGGCTCCGGTGCCTGACTCATCTACGCCGATGACGATCATCGGTGATCCGGGATCTCGACCGAGTACACCGACCAGAGGTCGAGCACCGCGTGTGACTTGATGTCGTCGCGCGGCTTGCCGACCCTGTACGGCAGAGCATGACCGAGGTTGGGCGCGATGAGCTGAACCTGCGGAAGCCTGGAGCAGGCATAGGGGTCGAGGATGCAGGGCGTGCTGTCATCGTCCTGGATCACCAACCACGAGTGTTCGACCGGCCCGTAGTGACCGTCGTAGACCATCACGGTTAGGTGCGGCTCCGCACGTTCGAGAGCGCGCCGGGCCAGGCGCGCGATCTCGTGGCAGCGGATAGGCTCCTTGTCAACCAGATCGGGAAGAAGCTCAACGAGCCTCGCCACCACTCTCATCGACCGGATATACGACAGGGGAAAGATCCGGCTCTCGCTGTAGCTCTGCATGATGAACTCCGTGTAGGTACCAGCCGGCCGCCACACCGGCGTCGAAGATCGCGAAGGCGAGGACAAGAGTGGCGTAGCGTTTCAATCGCCTGACGTCGTGCTTGAAGCGGAACTCGATGTTCCGTGCTCGGTACCAGCGACGCCACCACTCACGGGTGAAACGTCGCGGCGGCAGCTCGATGAACCGCTGGTACGCGAAGTGTTGTTCGATCTTGGCCATCGTCACGTTCATGGCCGCAATGTCTGCGGGCGTCCACGCGCGCACGGGCCCAGGGTAGCGATAGAACTGGGCGATGAACTCGTCCAGCTCAGCCTGTTCGATCTCCGTATCCACGATCGGGGTCGTAGGGTTCACGTTGCACCTTCGGCAGCGTAGCTGCCTCCTTCATCATGGACACGAACCAGTGCGCCTGGATGCGCGCATCCTCGATCGCTATGTGTGGAAGATCGGTGTTCTGCTTCGGAAACCACTCCTTGGGCGAGCGCGAGCGCGAGGAGTCCGGGTAGTCGCGCCCGAGCAGCATCATGCTCATCGTAGGCAGGTCGACTCCGCCGAGTCCGGCTTTGTTCTGCTCCGCCCACGCCGACCACTTCGCCCCGGCGAAGTCCATGAGGTAGCTGCGCAGGATCGGCATGTCGTACGCCACGGGGTTGGCGACGAAGGCGATACGCTCGCCTTCGGCCGTGAAGTGCAGGATCCAATCCATGATCGCGTTCATACCCCACCACGGATGCACGGGGTTGACGCGGCAGGCCTCGAAGACCTCCTTCGGCTGCGAATCCCACCACTGCCTGTAGTCGGGCTCCCAGATCCGCTTCTCCGGGATCCAGAGGTTGAAGCTCAGCTCACCCGCGCTCTCCCAGACACCGGAGCGGATGGCGACGGCGCCGAAGCTCAGCATCGGAGCGGTATCGGGCCTGCGCCCGCCGGTCTCCAGATCGAAGTTGAGATAGATCATGTCGAGGCCTCCCGATACTTCGCATGCGCAAGATCAGCATGATGCTTACGCCAGTCAGTCGGATCTTCTCCGGCTTTCCACGCCCGGCGCAGCTCACGTTGCGGGTCGTACGGATACGAGTAGCCGTAGGCGAACACGTACCCTGGAGTGGTGGGCTCCACGCCTGCCGCGTACGCCCACTCTTCCCAGGTCAGCCCCTCGACGTTGGTTCTAGAAGCGCTTGTTCCCATGACGGTAGGACCTCGTCTCGTTGAAGGTGTGCTTCATGCGCGTCAGCTCTCGTACGTCGTAGCCCATGGCGTACAACAGATCACAAGCGCGGATGACTGCGTCGATGACCTCGATACCGAAGCCAAGCGGCTTCGACTTGCGGCACAGCGCCACCACCAGGGCGCCCCGCAACGCCCAACGCTCGATGCTGGTGGGATCGGAAGCGTCGCCTTGAAGCCCGAGATACGCGATGAGGCTGGACAGCTTCTCGTTCGCGTTCTCGGACTTCAGGTACGCGGCGTCGAGCAGCGCCTCCAACTCTTTGAGGTGAAGGGTGCCCCACCCCTCCAGCTCCCACCTCGTGTCCCACCGGTTGTAGCAAGCTTCCGCAGTAGCTTCGCCGATCTCCGTGACGATCATCAGAAGCTTGGTCGGCACCACCGCCTTCACAAGCTCGACGCGCAAGATGCCGTCGATGATCTCGTCTTTCCACCACCCCTTGTCCACCGCGACTCGATGGATCTCCTTCGACCAGTCCGTGATCTGATTCATACCGCCTCCATCAACGCCGCGACGACACGGCGGAAGTCGTTCTCGTTGTCGAGGCAGCAGCTCTCCACCGAGTAGAGCGCGCGCTCGATCCTCGCCTTCTTCTCTTCCGTGGCTTTCCCGGTGAGCGGGTCCTGATCACCCAGAACCTCGACGAGTCCGACCGTCCCGTCCGGCTCCACGCGAAGCGTGGCGTCGGGGTTGTTGTCGTAGTTCTCGGACGGCTCGACGGCGATGTCGATGTGCGTGGGCTGAGCCTCGGTGTCGATGCTCCACGTCGGGACCTCACACGCCACGGCGTGGATGTCGCCGAGCCTCTCCTTCACCGTCTCGTGGTCCGGTGCCTGCACATCCAGGATGATCTCTTCCTTGATGTAGTGGGACAGGGTGACGCGAAAGCTGCTCATGGTTCCTCCTCGAACAGATTGATCAAACGATGTGCCGCCGCATCACCACGGGGCGACTTCGGGAAGATGTCGAAGAACTCTCGACACCAGCGCTCGGCCCGGACTGCCTGGGGCGTACGTCGATTGCTGATCGGATCGAGCAGCCCGATACGACCGTCGTTCGGCGTCTCGAACCCGTACCCAGCGATCTCCAAGGAGTGCCAGAAATCATCAACTACGATGTCTACACCGAGGCGGCGCAGTACTTCAATCGTGACCGCGAAGGTCTCGACCTCGTTCAGCTTCTGGTGGTACTCGGGCGTGCGCTGCATCAGAGCGGTGAGCTTCTCCATGCAGTCGTGGTCGTGAACGTCGATCCCGAGCAGCGTGCAGTGCGCCAGCTCGTGAATGATGTGCTCGACATCCATGAGGCGGAAGTCCTCCATGGCGACCAGCCCGTCGTCTCCCAGAAGCGCGATCCCCCTGGGCTCGGCAAACGGCGCGATCTTATCGTGCAGGCGCTGAATCTTCTCTTCGTGTAGACGCTTGATCTCCTCAACTTCCTCTTCAATCACAAGGCCTCCTCTGGCTGATAGGCAAAGAGCACGGGTGGATCACCCGTGCCCCACCTACATCCTGATCTTCACCAGTTGACGGTGTAGGCCAGGACGCCGGTAGAGGAGTAGCACCGCAGGGTGCTGCCGCTGATGCAGAGACCACGGGCGGTCCAGTCGGTAGCGCTGCCGATCGGCCACGCCACAGCGTGATCGTGGAAGGCGCCATCGTCCGGAATCACGACATCACCAGGGCTTGGGCCCACGGTGGCGTCGCCGCAGTAGGTGCCCGACGAGTTGTGCGAACAGCTCATCGAGAAGCCGAGGATGTAGTGATCGCCAACCGGGCGTTCGAGCCCGAAGGCGCCGCCGGTGTCGTGGACGCAGGAGGCGCGGTGGCCATCGCTGTGGCAGGTTGCCGGAGGATTGAGATCGTAGGCTTCATCACCTACGGCACCGGCCCCGGTTTCACGCGGGAAGGTAGCGCTCACGGCGATCGGCTGCGTGAGGCCAGCGCCCCAGCGGGTGACCGAGCCGCCGTCAGTCCAGCACACCATCTCGCCCGCCGCACTGAGCCCACAACCCCGATCGAGGTCGCTGTACTCCGCGATGCTGTCGAGTATCAGCGTGCTGCTGCCATCGATCACCGCCACCATAGACGGCGTGTGGAACTCCGCGCACCACACCTCGTGGCCCCGGAGCGCGCAGGAGCCCGAGGCCGAGGCGAAGCCCGTCCCGAGCCGGCGGACGTCCTGGACCGGCGCCCAGCGCCCCCAGCACCACATCGTGCCGGCGCGGTCTAGCGCGCAGCGGCTGCCCGTGACGTCGACCGCTTCGCCTTCGGGGCGCGGCGGGCCGGCGTCGGCTTGGGCGTCCCGCCCTCCATCAGCTCCAACGTCACCAACGCTCGATCCAGCGTCCGCTGCGTCGGGTGGTAGTCCTGCATCAGCGCCGGGGTCTCCAGCGTCGGTGCCGGCGTCTTCTTGTGGCGCTTGCCACGCGTCTGCTTGGACTTGGCCATCACTCTCCATCCAGGCGTCGCCCATGACGCCTGCATCGGTCTGCGGTTGAAGATTCATCTGCTCGGAACACCCGAGCAGGAGTAACGCGATCGTGAGTTGCTTCATGGGTTCCTCCTTCGATCGCTTATAGCCGGAATCCGGCCCTTCTTGACTACCGCAGCAGATCAACGCGATCAATGATCACGATGTCGGTGTGCGGCCTGTGAGAAATGGTGCGGCCGACGGGCGGCAGTTGCTGCGTGGTCCAGACGACCACGCGATACTTCTTCGCCAGCTCCTTGAGATCAGAGGCGAGTGACTTCATCTCCGCGTAGTCTCTCACGCCAGCACCTGAAGCGCTTCCTGAAGCGTAACACCCTTCGGTAGCGGGTCTGTGATCTTGCGCCGACACTTCTCGATGGCCCTCCGACGCTTGCGGCTGTCGATGACCTCCGTCTTCGAGGTCTCGGCACGGTAGGCGAAGAGCAGCATGATGAGCTTCTGGCCCACCTTGTTGATCTTCTCCACCACGGCCTCACGGCGACTCTGCGTCACTCCGATGTAGCCCGGGCTCACGACGAAGTCGGTGAGATCGGTACGCACGAACTCCATGAAGTCGGCCGGGACCGAGTTCTTCGGCGGCTTCGGGTTGCTGCTCTTCGGATGCTTCTTCTCGAAGAACTCCGTCATCGCTGCGGCAAGCCGGATCTCCATCGAGGCGTAATCGATATCGACGTTGTGGTCCCGCTCGGCGGCACGAAAGATCTCCTGAACTGCCCGACCCTCCTCCGTACGAAGAGGGAGGCGCTGAAGTGCCGGCCCGTCGACCACAACGAGCCCGGAAGGACTTTCACTCATGTCTCGTCTCCTGGAATCCACGACGTAGCTCCGCTTCTTCGTACCACCAGCACCGGTAGCTGGAGCATCTTCACCACCGGCGCAAGCCGAGGATCTGCCTCGGTCCAGGGTCGCTCGATCTTCTCTTCTTCTGTAGGCTCGGGAGGGAAGGCCACCACCAACGAGACGCCCTCCAACATCTCGGCGTCCCGTAGCGCGCGACCCTGCTCGTCGTTGCCCTCTGCCGGATAGACCACGCACGCCAGTCCGATCAGCTTAGCCACCTCGGACATTACGAAGTCGAAGCCTCGCGGATCCGAATGTACCGGCATGAACATCGCGGTGTCCCGCATGATCTCCATGACGACGCAGGCAGTGTCCCAGTCCGAGAACCAGGTGCGGCTCACTGATCCGATGAACGCAACCCTTACGGGCCCGCTCTTCGCCTGCGTCGCCAGGTAAAGCAGCGCCTCCTTCATCTCACGCCGCGTGATGAAGGTACTGGTCGATCACGTTGTACAGCACGCCGAGGTCGGCGCCGTCGCCGTCCAACGCCTTGCCGATGGCGACCTTGGTACGCTGAAGCAGCTCGCGCGGGTCGTTCGGGTCGTGAATGCCGATCTCGTCGGCATCGATGCGCCGACGCTGCTCCACGATCCAGTCCTTCAGGAAGGAGTGGTCGGTCTTCTTGTAGATCAGGCGCGCGTGAGCCGACTTACGCCAGCTCTGATACTCCTTGCTGGTGAGAAGCCGGTTCAGGCCCCGATCGAAGTGGGTCTTCTCAGCGAGCTGGCGTTCGATGTTCCAGATGTCCTTCTCCAGCTCACGCTTCCAGCGCAGAGCTTGAGACAGGCTCGGGGGACTTCGGTAGTTCGGGTCGTTCACGATTCTCTCCTCTCACACACGATAGACGAATACGAGCAGTCCGTGTGCACGAGCTTGCTCGATCATGTTTCTGGTTCCTCCGCTATCACCGTCCCACACCGCGATGAGGGCCTCAGCGTAGCGCGCCATGCGGCCGTTGCGCTTGTGGCCTGCGCCGTACGGATCCTTCTTCCACTCGTAGTCGGGCACGCTGAAGTCCGGACCGAGCCGGACCTTGTTGAGCAGCGCCCACTCCTCGCCCAACGAATCGACACCGCGGGCACCTCCGCTCACCACCTCAGTGATGTGGTAGCCAGAGGCTGCGATCGCTGCTTCTACGTGAGCCATGTCCTTAATGTCGCGGCTACCCGCGATGATGACTCTCACAGAAAGCGATCCTCGTCCGGGTTGTAGGGACGGCTCGGGTCCCAGTTCCACACGATGTAAACCCCGACCCCGACGATGATCACGAAAAGCACGATCTTATCCATGTGCCCTCCCTACTTGAGCTGAAGCCGATCTGCCAGAGTAGTCATCCTCCGGCGCGGCTCGTCGTTACTGAGCGCCGCGCTCAGCCCTTCATTGTTGCCCACGATCACGACACCCTTCTTCGCTCGGGTGACCGCGGTGTACAGAAGCTGCTGGCTCCACATGTAGTCGTGCATGCCGTGGCACACCACGACCACCCAGTCCCACTCCGAGCCCTGCGCCTTGTGCACCGTGAGCGCATAGGCGAGGCGGAGGGTCTTCGCCGACTCTCGATCGTACTCCACGTGACGACCGTCGAAGTCGATGCTGAGACGCCCACGCTCGTTGTCGACGTCGGTGACTACCCCGATCTCGCCGTTGAAGACGAAACGGTCGTAGTCGTTCTCCGTCGCCAGGACGCGGTCTTTCGCCCGAAGCTGATACGTCGTGCCGTTGCCCGTACGAACGCGCCACTGCGCGTCGTGCCTACCATCTATGGGATTGATCTTGGACTGAAGGTAGTTGTTGAGCGTCTCGATACCGAGGCTGCCGCCGTTCTGCGGCGCAAGCACCTGGATGTTCGTCACGCCGGCAGCCGGCATCTTCTCGGTCACCAGCTTCACCACGTTGTTCGCAAGAACCTCGGCATCATCGATCTGGTAGTACCTGAAGTCCTCCGCCGGCGTGTGAATATCGAGATCGCCGTTCAGAATGTAGGGTGCGTTGCGGCACACCCAAGACTTCAGCGCCGAGCGATGCACGGTCTTGAGCCGGATGGTGGGCAGGCGGTCGCTGTTGAGCAGATCGTAGAACACCTGTCCCGGTCCCACGCTGGGGAGCTGGTCCGCATCTCCGATGAAGAAGACGCGCGTTCGCATCACGTTCACTGCGGCAAGCAGGGACTCACACGTCTCCGCATCCAGCATCGAGGCTTCATCGCACACCACGATCTCGTGGCTCAAGGGGTTCGTTTCGTTGAAGTCGAACTGCCACACGCCGCCTCGCGGCTTGCCGCCGAGGAGGCGGTGCACGGTGAACGCCTCGTGCTCCGTGACTTCAGCGATCCGCTTCGCCGCCTTCCCCGTTGGTGCGCACAGGGCCACCCTCCAGCGACTCTGCACTCGATCCAGGAAGCTCCCAAGGATCGTCGACTTCCCGGTGCCCGGTCCTCCGGTCACTGCTCCGACCCGCTTGGTCAGCATCATCTGCACTGCCAGCTCCTGATCGGGATCCAGGATGAGGTTCGACATCGATGTTCTCCAGTAGCTTGGTGATCTTGACCGCGATTCCACGCTCGGCTTCAGCATACCGCGGCAGCATGATGAGCCCGAACCCAGCGATCACATGCTCGTCCCGAAGCGCCATCATGAGCCCGTCCCTGATATAGCGCGCGTTGACGCCCGCCAGCGCCGCCGCGTTCTCCTCGATCCAGTCCTCGTCCGCTCCGATGTGACCGTCAGAGCTGGCCTCCTTCAGAACCTGGAGGATGGCAGAGACGAGGCGCGAAGGAGCGGTGCGCGACGCGTTCGCCTTCGAAGCGAGGTAATCGTTCCGGGCGAAGCTGATTCCGCCGATCTCCATGTAGAGTGCGAACGGGTCCCGCTTCAGCTTCTCCGCCGACAACTCTGCCTTGGCCGCAGAATGCGCCTCTCGATGCGTCAGACCGATCTCGTAGTACGGGACGTACAGCTCCCGGTCCTTCTTGTGCTCGGTCCACGCTCGGATGATGGCGTCGACACGGTCGGGCGTAATGCCATCGATCTCCAGCAGATCGTGCGGCGTCTTCTCGATGACTTCCCAGAGCCGATCACCCCAACGTTGCGCGATGATGTCGGCACGCTTGGGACCTATCTGAGGGATACGGTCGATGATCCACTGCCGAACACCCTTCATATCAGAGGGATCGTCCATGACGATCGTCTCGACCTTGAGCTGGCGCCCGTGTTTCTCCGACTGGACGTACTGGCCCACGATGCTGACGTGCATCCCCATGCGGAAGCCTTCGAGCTGGCCCACGATCTTCAGGCGCTTGCCATCCGAAGGACGCAACTCGCCGAACCCCCAGCCATCGTTCCAGAACTTCGCAGAGATGGATACGATCTCGCCCTTGAGCGTGACCTGCTCGTCTTTCTTCTCCTCGTCCATCACTCCTCCAGCAGCCTCCGTAGTGCCGGAGGTAGCTCGAATACCACCGCCCCCTCGGGCGGGTCGAGCACGAAGGGCAGATACGACTCTGCCCGAAAGATCAACCAGAGCAGCCCGTTGCGTCGGTCGTCATACGCCAGGATGTCCTGGTAGTCGACCTCGATCGCTCCGCCGTCCGGGAACACGAACCAGATCTGTGTGGTGTCTCCGATGATGTAGTACCCGAGCCAGCCCCGGCCCCAGTTGTGACTGAAGACAGGGCTGGCTTCGAGGTGCGAATAGCGCTTAGGCAGATCGCTTGCGACGCGTCCTCTCAGCATGTTTCTCCTTCTGCTGATAGAGGATCTCGCCCTGTTTCACGTAGTACTCCGAGGCGCCCGGGCACTGCCGGTGGTGCTCGACGTCGCGCTCCTCCGTCCCTGCGCCGTACACGCTGGCGTGGCAGGCGAAGTCGCCTCCCATCATGTCGCGCTCCCGCTTCACCTCGTCGCGCGCCCACTGGATCTCTTCGTCCGTGACGGGACGTGGGTCGTGGTTCTTCTGTCGCAGCTTGGTGAGGATGGTGCCGAACTGCTTGTTGTTGTCGGTGCCGAAGGGGCAGCCCGCGCACGCTCCGCCTTCTCTCGGCGGCAGGCGCGGTCTCCAGAGCTTACGGTGATTGTTCATCACCCACCCTGATCCTGGCCAGAACCTCCTCGATGGTGAAGCAGATCAGCCCGGGGTCGCCGCCCACGAGGTACATCAGCTCGGGCTCGAACTCCCATTGCGGCGTGAGGAAGCCCGTACCCTTGCACGTAGTGCACACCAAGTGATTGTACTGCCCCTGCTTACCCTCGCCCCCGCAGTCCCAGCAGTATTGGTTCACCGGCGGCATGTAGACGACGAGCTTGCGTCCAGATCCTGCCATCCAGCCGGCTTCGATGTGCGCGCTACGTCCGCACGGCAGCACGAGCACGCAGGTGTCCGCCCACTTCATCGCCCCAAAGTCTGCGGCGAAGCTACGCTGCGAGATCTCGTGCTTCAGCATGTCTCGATACATCACCAATGCGTTGGGATGCATGATCTTGAACTCCGGGTTCGCGTCGAGCCAGCGGAAGCCCGTCGGGCTCACGCCGTCGGGCGGAATCGGACCACCAGACAACGGATTCCTGAAGTCGTAGCAATCGTGATGCTCGCGCAGTTGTGGCAAGATCGCTTCATAGAACGTGTTGCGCCAGCTCGATGCGACATAAAGTCGGTGCCTGTCAAAGATCTTCATTCGACGTCTACCTCCACCGGATGTACCAAACAGTTGATCAGGCTTGAACGCAGGTAGCCCTGCATCTGTGGTTGCGTGCCCTCCGGCACGCCTATCTCTATGCCCCACGGCATCTGCTGGCACATCGGGCGAGACGTGCCCCAGATCACGATGAGGTCGGGGTCGTCCTCCTCGTGCGCGAACACGAAGTGGTAGCGATGGTTCACGGCGTTGAGCCGGTCGAGCACCTGCTGGACGAGGTGCTCGCTGACGTCGAAGTACGGGTCATCGGGGCTCGCCTGGACCGACACCGTGACGTCGCGTCGCGGGAACGGGCGCTGCCTGAAGAAGTCGTACGCCCCGTAGAGCCCGAACGCACAGAGCAGGAGCGCGGCGTACGACAAGATCACGACGAGCCGGTCACTCGGACTCACATCAGCCCCCGATCTTTCGCCAGCCACTCCGGAATGAAGAGCTTGCCCTTGCGGTTCTCGTCGTAATCGAAGCACTCCGACTCCTCTCCGATCATCTTGCGGGGGATCCAGACAGTCTTGCGTCGGCTCCCATCCTTGGTCAGCGGCACCACGATCTCCAGTGAAGTACCGCGCTCTCCCACGACTTCGCAGTTCGCGAAGTCGATCATCTTCTTGTCACCCATCAGGTGCCGTCCCAGTCCAGGATACCCAGACGCCTATCTTCGGCCCACTGATCTGCGGCGCTTCGCTCCCAGTACCCGGGGGACCTGCCCTTGGCCTTTTCTGCGTCCGTCAGCGGGCGGTCGGTCTTCTCTGCTTCGGGCTTCTTCTTTTCTTCGATCTCTTTCTCGTGCACGCTGCATCTCCTCCTTCGACGTTTCCCACAAGATCTTGCGGCCGCACCACGGGCACTTGTTCAAGAAGACGCCCCGATCAGCGGGGGCCTTCTTGTACACGATGCCGATGACACGGATGTTGTGGTTGCGGGTCTCGATCGCATAGACCGAGAAGCCCTTGCGGTGCGGGTTCGCTTCCTCTTCGAGGGCTACCGCCATCGCCTGGCACCACGTGGTGCGGGAGCAGGTGGTCGCGACATCGGGTCGCTCCACCTCGCGCCACTCCTCTGCAAGGCGCATAGGCCTCCTATCTGTTCGGTATGATCTCCTTGCTCAGTCTCAGCCTCGGCTTGTCGGCGTACAGCTTCGCCATCTCCTCGTGCTGCGTTCGGATGTCGAAGGTGGTTCGATACGTCGTGCTCATCTCCTCGCTCTGCTTCGCGCAGTCGCGCGCCCAGCGCAGCCAGCACTCGTTCGTGATGTTGCGGCCGGCTCTCCAGTCGTCATACGACCCGTAGTACAACGATCGCCAGGCATCATCGGGCAAGACGATGACGAGGTCGAAGTCTCTGGGCTCGTTCGGTAGGTCGCGAAGAGCCCCACCCACGAGATACACCGGGTACCCGTAGTACCGGCGTGACAGATCGTGGGTGAGGCACTGCACGAACCTGATGCGGTTCCCGAAGTCAGGAACGATGTCGAGGCTGATCAAAGGTTTCGCGGCATGAGGGCGTGGACGAGGTCGAGCGACCAGAGCCCGCTCTTCTCCACCGCGACTCGGGTGGAGTCGTAGCGGCTGCCCTGGTCCTGCGGGTCGTCGTGCCAGCGCGCGAAGTCGCTCTTGCCGAACCGGCTGATCAGGTCCTTGGCGAAGTCGTGTGGAGCGGTGGCACCACTGCCGTAGTGCGCCAGGGCCTGCATGAGGATGTCGGCCGCAGGCGTCGGCGCGTTCACGCTGAAGCAATGGTAGACCGACATCGCCATGTCGATCTCGGGCTGAAGCTGCGAACGTAGCACGAGCTTGAGATCACCGCTTATCCCGAACTTCGCGTACGCCTGCTGCTCGGTCGCCGCCTTGCCCTTCGCCAACCACAGGATGGCGAACGCGATCTGGGTATCGAACGTCGAGGGATCGGAGAAGAGGAGGCTGAAGCCCTCCGCCCATTCCTTGCCGCGGGTGTAACCGGGCAGCCCATTGCCGTCGGGCGATCCGACGAACTCCTGTCGGATCTCGGCGCCGGTGACCTGCTTGCCGCCCTTCATCAGCACGCCGCCCGCGGTGAGCGCCCAACCCGCCGCCGCCATCTTGACCCCCACGATGCCCAGGGACCCGACGGCGTCGCGCATGTGGGCGATGAGCAGCCAGAGGTCGCCCTGCGTCATCGTGGAGGGCAGCACGGCCACGTTGTGGAGCAGGCCCGCGCTCATCCCGGCGCCGTCGTAGCTCTGCACCGTGCCGAACTTCCCGCCGGTCTCCACCTGCGAGACCAGATACGCCACGGCTTCCATGTGCGAGGCGCCCGAAGGACGAGGCACCACCGCGTTGCCGCGCACCATCCAGCCGGCGTGGTTCTTGAACGTGATGAACGATGCACTCATTGGATCCTCCGTTAGCTGATAGGAGCAAAATCGAAGGGCCCGGATCGGCGCGATGCCGGCGGGCCCTTCGGCAGGTTGTATGCGGGTCGTTACTCCCGCGGCGTCATGATCAGCCTCCAACTATTCGTTGAACACGGGACGCATGATGCGCGTGACGAAGTCACTCTACTACCGCAACCAGGAACCGTCACCCTTAGATCACATGGTTACTAGCGCATGTTGCACCTCAGACGCTGGGAGGACTTGAACCTCCAAGGGCACCGGGACTCGAACACCAGGGGGTTTGCTTTTGGTATTACAACTTTGAGATCAGTGGCCGCGGGCAAGTAGAGGTGCGGCATGAACTCTTCAGACCCTGATGATCTTCGCCTTCGATGTTGTTCCCTCATCACCTGATTCAGCGCCGATGGACCTGCCGGGAATCGAACCCGGGTCCGCGATTGCTTCTTCTGTGCGTCTACGTGCGTAGCAGCGCTCTTACGCCTTGATAACGGAGTGCGTGAGCTGCGTTGCCTGCTCTCTCCGAGGGATGCACGGTTGCCCGCGAATCCTCCACCATCGATCAGATCTACTGCCGCGGCCTCTCACACTGATCGCACTGTGAGAGGTTGTGCCGACTTGAATGACGTCGGGATAGGCGAATCGGACCACCTACCCCAACGGCTCAGGCCGCTCGGGCCTGGGCGTAGCTCGAATCGTTCGCAGCTACAGATGATCGGCTTTTAGAGGAGCCCACCGATCAACTCCTGCACGCAACACAGTCGTCGTCAACCACGTCGAAACCTGTCAGGCCCAGAACAGAAACACGGATCCACAGGGGAACCCTTCCTGGCTCCCCCGTGGATTGCGGGGACCGAACCCCGCCCGAGTATGGCGGGCTGTGGACCCGGTGTACCACCTCGCGTGGTATCGATGCGCCAGCGCCATAACTTGGGGCGCGCTGGACCGTTCCCCGCACTCAGCGATCGGCCCAACTTCGGGGCCTGATGAGTCGCACACCGACAAGGTCTGACGATGTGCGATCTCGCGCTCTTCGAACCGCTCCCAACTCGGAGCGACGAGCGCGACGAGAAGGACAGCAGCCATGATGATGAAGAGCATTCCACTCGCTTATAGCAGAGATTTCGGTCTCTGTTCTAGTAGGTGATCCAGCCCTGGGTGCCCCGCTTCCGAGGCAGTTCATCGTAACGGCCCGCGCGCATGAGGTGGGAGCAGCGGTGACGCCACTCCCGCATCGTGATGCGCTTCGCCGTCGTGCACTCCTTGTCGTATCGAGCCATGTGGTGGACGCGCCGTCCACAGTGCTTGCTTCGAGACATCGATCGATCCTCCGACTGGCACCACGCCAGTACTTAGAAGACCGCGTACTTCCTCGACATATATCACCTCTACAGCTTCTAACCGATCAGGCCTTCTCCTCGATGGTCTGCTTGCCCCGGCGCGTGTCCCAGGTATCCGGGGACATGTCGGCGTGGCAAGCGATGCCGGGGTTCCTCTGCATGAAGATCGTTGCCTCTTGCTGCGCGATCCGGCGCAGCGTCGGATGCACGCTCGGACTCGTGCGCAGCTCGATCCGATAGAGGAACGCAGGCAGCGGCTGCGTGACGTGGCACGAGACGAGGAAGCCCATCGCGCAGTAGTACTGCCGCTGCTCCGGCGACGCATCGAGCGACTGAATGCGCCGGATCTGCGTCGCGATGAGAGCCACCGCTGCATCCCGCATCTCTTCCGGTAGCTGTTCGAGGTACCACGGATGGAAGCCGCGAGACGGGGAGAGCAGAGGCATGCGCATCACACCGTTGCGATGCCGCTGAAGATCACGGAAGCTGCCGAAGTCCAGCTCGAACCGAGATTCGATCGAACCGTACTGGCCCAACCAGTGCGGCAGAGGCGCCCGTTTCGGGCGATCCTTCAGCATCTCCAGCACACCGTTGGGCGTGTAACCGAATCCCGAGAAAGTGAGCTGCACGTTCTTCGGCGCCGGCTCTACGTCGTACGTGTAGTACTCCGAGACCTGGTTCATCCACGCCGACACCTCGTCGCTGACCTTGCGGCCGAAGCTCGACGGATAGGTCTGGGCGAGCTTGTCGTAGATGGCATCGGCGAGGTCCGCGATCTCCAGGTCCGGATGGCGTCGCATCCAGGCGAGGTGGTCGGCGGCCTGCCGCAGATCGGTGTGCCAAGAGAGGTTGGTGGTGACGCCTGCGGGCAAGAAGGCACGCAGGATGTCGAAGCTTCGTGCCTTGATCGCCCGTCCGTACACCTTCTCGTCTTCGCCCTCACTGATCGGGTAGAGCGAGCGCAGGTGTTCGACCACGCGCGGCTCGGCTCTCCGATAGAAGTCCATCCACGTCGCCTGGATCAGCTCTCCCTCTTTCGACTCGATCGGGTTCGCTGGCATGGATTCCGAGAAATCCATGTACCGGGTACTGGCCTCCTGGCCCCGATACAACGGCCAGTCCTGGATCGCCTTGGCCGCCAGCATCGAGACGCCCTCGACGAAGATCGTGGTGGTGCCGCAGTCCCCGATGCTGTCGTGGCCGTAACCGACGTAGTACTGCCCCATGAACTTGTCGGCGCCGACCTGCTCCACCTTCTTCAAATGCTCGATGACGCTTGCCGGGCTGCGCGAGTACAGCGCCTGCACCATCGCCTCGCTCTCCGGATGAAGGTCATCCTTGATCAGAATCAGCGTCATCGACGATCACCTCCGATTGGTTGTTGTGGTCGAGCAGGTTGGAAGAGTGCTCCCCGAGCGGGCTGATGAGTTCGAGCACCCCCATGCCGAACCTCTCCGCCACGCCATCCAGCAACGCCGCGATCTCTTTCGAGCTGTCCGACTTCTTGAGCAACTCCGAGTAGAGCGCATAGACCTGCGCCGCGTTTCGAATGTTGTCGAGCTTGTCGAACTCCGTGCGCACCACGCTCGCGGTGAGCCCGTCGCTCAGAGAGGTTCGAGCGATCACTCGATAGGCGACCGCCACCTCCTGAAGCGCGTTGGTCTGCGACATCAGACGGGCGGCACGCAGCACCGCCTTGTCCCTTTGCTTCGTGGTGGTGTCGAGCTTGCGCTGGACCGCCGCCTTCTCTGTGGTGAGACGCTTGATCTCGTTGTCCTGCTGCTGGATCTTGTGCAGGAAACCATTGCTGATCGCCCGCGCCGACTCCAGCTCCGCCCTCAGGTTCGATACTTCGTCGCTCATGTACGGTCCTTGCGTGACAGGCTCGGGACAGCCGAGGCCTGGTTCTGGTACTTCGAACGCCGACCACTGTCGCCGTAGGGGCGGCGGGCCGGGAAGTCGAGCTTCTCGAAGCGGACCTGGCAGATCCGATCTCCGGGATACAGAAGCATGGGACGGCTACTGTCGAGGCTGATCTCCAAGGTGATGGCACCCTGGAAGCCAGCATCGATGAGACCGGCGGTGCTGTGGATGCGAAGGCCCCAGCGCCCGTAACTGCTGCGCCCGTCGACGAAGGCGACAAGATCGTCGGGCACGCAGATATGCTCCATCGTGACGCCGAGCGCGAAACCCGCCGGCCCTGGATTCATGATGAACGGTGAGCCCGGAGGAACTTCTTCCTGGTAGAAGAAGTCGATGGCATCCGACGATCGTGGATCGATGACCTTTTCGTAGGTGCCAGCGAACACCGGCGCCACGTCGTACATGCGCCAGAACATGCTGCCCAGGCGAAGATCGATGGTGCTGGGCTGAAGCTGCTCGCTGAGGTTGATGGTGTTGTTCGATCCCTTGTCCTTGGGAAAGAACTCTTCGATTCGCTTTTCGAGACTTCGATCACTGAGATTCATGCGCGTCCTACGTTCGTTGGCCCGTACACATCTGCGGGCAGACAGGTCGGGAACTTGGTGAAGGTACTGGAGAGGCGAACCCACTCGCCATCGGGATGGTCGAAGATCCAGGTTCGGAAGCCGAGGTAGACGTGCTCGACGTGCAGCACTGCAACGACGTCGGGGATCCTATCGAGTGCGTCGCCCACGGGTACGTACTCCGCCGCGACGTCGCGCGGCAAGCACGCCAAGAACCCACCAGCTTCTAGCCGTCCCTCGGTATGGATCGAGCGCGCGGTGTACTGGAGGAACGACTGTAGCCCTACCCGCGTGCGGATGAGCTGCTTCGCTGCGATGACGCTGAGCCCGTTCTCCTCCGCAGTCTTGGCGATGAAGCCAAGGCCGTGCGGGAAGAACATCGTATCCGAGCGAAGTGCCGCCTCCGTCTTGTTGCGGTACTCGTCCGTGATCTGTTCGATTCGATCCCAGTTGTAGAACATAGCCTGATCGATGCAAAGGGAACGCGCACGAGGCGCGTTCCCGGGATAGGAGCCCAGACTACCAGGGTCGCAGCAGGTCAGCGAGTTTCGTCGTCGCCGGCTTCTCCGGCTCGGGCTCGACGTACTGACGATGCAGGACCGGCGCCTGAGGCTCGGGTTGCGGAATGACCACCGGAGCCAGCGGCTCCGGCTCGGGCGGTGGCGTTCGACCGTGGGACTCGTGGAAGTCCGCCTTCATCCGGAGGAGATGAGACTTCATATCCACGAGCGCCTTGGTGAACAGTCCGACGTCCAACGTGCTAAGCGGGATCGCATTCCGCTCCACGTCACCGGCATATGACGGCCGGTATCCGTTGATCTTGCCTTCCGCGTCGAGGCTCAATGTCCTCAGCATCGGAATGAAGAAGATCTCTGGCGTTTCGTCGGGATTTTTCGAGACGTAGAATCGGGCGACGGTCAGATCGTTGTGCAGCTCCGTGCCCACGACACTATCGTGGTACCACGCAGTTGTACGACGAGGCCGGCGCCTGCGACGCATCTGTCTTCTCGGGATCCTCGGCTCTGCTTCGTCCGACGTTCCCGCTTCTCGATTCGCTTCGTTATTTTGCTCCACTGGAGCACCTCCGTGTTCGCCTGCTGATAGCCGAAATCGACTACCGAGTGAGCAGGGATCCAGGTGCTCCGAAGAGCTGTTCCATCGCAGCGATGATCTCGGCGAGGTAGGGCGAGACGCGCACCATCTCCGCCGCAGCGTTCGAGCGATACTTCGCCTCGACGTGATCTGCCCAGCGCGACTTGGGGAGCGGTGCGCAGAGGCTGGTGTACTCCGCCGTCATCGCGCGGTACGACTTGTAGTCGATCTTGCCGTTCGCATCACGCGGCGCTTCGAGGAGGGGACCACGCTGGCTCTGCATGATGATGACCAGAGCGCGCAGCGAGTTCTTGCGCGCCGACATCTCGTACTCCTGAAGCATCGTGGACAACGTGTTGCACCGCGCGCGAAAGTCCGAAGACACGATGATGGCGTCGATCACCTTGTAGGCGTCGTCCATCGTCGCCTTGTTCTCCCGCTCGGTAGCCGAGCCCATGATTCGCAGCAGAGGGCCACCAAGGTTCTCGCTTGACATCAAACCTTCCTTACGATCGGACCATAGTGAATCGGCAACCCGTCGCCTCCGATGTCGACGCGCACCTTACCGTCTAGAACAGACGTCTTGATCGAGAAGCGGATGAAGCCCGCTCTACGACCGTACTCCGCCCAGGCCAACCGGCCGGCGGGCGTATGCTTGAGATGGGTCATGCCCATCATCAGATCTCCGGCGGTGAGGGCGTCCAGGATCCCTTGCAGCTCTTCGGGCTCTGGTGCGTGCGTCCAGCTCACCAGCCGGATCAGTTCTTTCGAAACGATACTGTCGCTAGGCATCAGCCTCCGATGTTGAAGTTGTAATCGTCGATCAATGTCCAGCCCACGATGCCGGCACGATCTGGCGTGACCTGGACGTTGGTGGGGTTCGTTGCCTGGGTCGTCAGAACCTGATCGACATCGGCGCGTGTGATGCTCCGTTCGAGCACGAGAGGAAAGGTCTGAGACGGGGGCCAGCCCTTACCCAGCTCGATACGCGGCGGAGGCACGCCACCGACGTCCTCCCAGCGGATGTAGAGGAAGAAGCGGCGGATGCCGTTCGCCTTGTCGACGATGTCGCGCAGAGACCCCCCATTCACCGGGTCCTGCTTGATCGCCAGATTGCAGAGGGCTTCGTACTGCTCGCGCGACATCGTGACGTTGGCCATGGGCCGAAGTCTACTCCTTCACGAGCCGGACGGCGCCATCTCCGAACACCGGCAGCGGATAGAGGACCCGCGCCGGGCGATTATGCCGATGCGTCGCCACCTGTGCGAAGCGGATGACGTCGATCTCCCGAAGGGCCGACTTCTCGGAGTCCGAGCCGTGCACCGCGTTGTACATGATCGGCTTGTCCTTGGAGCCGAATCGCTGCCTGATGGTGCCGGGATCCGCCGCCTTCGGGTCCGTGGCCCCCATGAGCGTCCGCCAGCGCGCCACCGCGTCGTCGCCCACCAGACTCACCGCGATGATGGGCCCCGAGACCATGAACGCGATGAGGTCGAGGAAGAACGGGCGATCCTTGTGTTCGCTGTAGAACTCGCGCACCAGGTCTGCTGGCCACTTGCAGCCGTGCATCTCTCCGATGGTGAAGTTCTGCTCCATCTCCGTGATGAGCTGTCCCGCGCAACCGGAGAGGACTGCGTCGGGCTTGATGAGGGCGAGAGTGATCTGTTTCATGTCTTCTCCATCCAAAAACGACTACGGGCCGCGCCTACGTGAGGCACGACCCGTAGTAACCCGACCGAGCTTGATCACTTCTTCGCGGGAGGCGACATCGCGACGAGCATCTTGGCCGACTCCATCTGGAACGCGGGATCGTTGACGTGGAGATCGATGATCTCCCCCATCTTGTCCACCCACCCCAGCATGGTCTCGCGGGTGAAGATGAAGATGCCGTCGGGCAGCTTCGCGTTCGGCAGCTCTCCGCTCTCCACCGCGGCGTCGAGGTCGTCGCCGAGGCTCGCGGCGCCCGGCGAGAGGTAGAAGATCACCTGGATCTGCCCCTCCTCGTCGGAGCGCTTCACGATGTTCGCGACGTCGGCGGGGCTACCGCCCATGAAGAAGTCGTTCTTCAGCGCCTCGGGCGTGAACTTGTGCGCGAGGAACGAAGCGTTCCGCAGGTCCATCATGACCTCGGGGATCTTCTCGAAGCCCTCGTCCTCCTCGCCCAGCTCCATCGCCTGGCGGATCTCCGAGTAGTTGAAGCCCGCGCTCTTGTCCTCCTGCGCGGCGAACACGCCCATCACCTTCTTGTGCCACGAACGATCGGCGTTCTTGGTTCCGCTCTTCTTCTTGCCTGCCATCGAGATCTCCTTCTTGTCGGGAACGGTTTCGGGAGCGGACTTCGGGGAGCCGCTAAGCCCAGGGATAGCGTAGACGTATGCCGGGCGTCCAGAGGTGTTCTTACGAACCTCGCCCGTCTTGATCAGCGCCCCACGGTTGAACAGCGCGTTGATACGTGCCGACACCGACTGGTGCTTCTGCTTGAGCGCAAGCTCGACCTCCTCGGTCGTACAGCCTGCGGGTGTGAGGACGAACACTGCGTAGACCTCGGCCTCCCTCTTCGCGAGGGAGGCTTCGACGCTGCGCGCAGCAGCGATCGAGGTCGCGGTGTAGTTGTGCGGCGCCTTCATCGCGTCTTCAGCTCGTCGTAGCCGAGCAGGCGCGCCTCCTCCACACTGCCAACGCGCAGTGGCTTCGGGTCGCCCATGACGACGAAGTGCTCGGTCTCGCAGTCCGCGCAGATGATGGGGCCGCGGATTGTCTGGTCGGGGCCGTTCTCCTGGCCACCCAGCTTGTCCCAGCTTGCCTTGAGGTCAGCCTGACCGATCTTCTGGCCGCCGATCTTGATGGTCCAGTTGCGGTCGGCGAGGGGTACGATCTTCTGGATGGTGACCTTCGCCCGCAGATCCTCGCTACCGCAGCTACCGCACTTCTTGCTCGTTCCGCTCATCTCTCCTCCAGTACTTTCTCCAGAGACTTGATCACTTCTTCGCTCGCCTCCACCTCCACGGGGGAGTCGCCCATGTTACTGCGCATCTGCTTGATGAGGTGCCTGACGCTCTCCTCAGTGAGACGCCATTCCCAACACAGGTCGGGCGGGCTGTCCAGCAGCCATTTCTCTGCGTCCTTGCCACGAAGCACGGTTCCTTCGGGCGGGCTTCGCGGATCGACGTCGCGCCCATAGTACTCGGGCCGGTCATTTCCGAAGCCCGAGCCCATCGAGGCCCAGGAGAAGAACGCCTGCTTGATGTCGGCGTCCTGCGATCGAGCGACGAACTCCTCCGCGATCTTGACGACCACTAGCCTGTCAGGCACGGGCAGCCGTTCGCAAGATCTGAAGCTCGTCGTTGATGGTGTCCAGGAACTCGCGGTAGTCATCCTGCTTCATCTTGTTGGGGTTGCCCAAGTCTTCGATGAGGACGATGACCTGCTTGACCGGGTCGTGAGAGGGGGTGGTCGTACGGCGCGGCGGAACGGGCTTGCTCTTGGGCATAGATCTCCTCACATGCTGATACGCGAAACACGAAGAGAAGCGGAAAAGGCCTATCAGCAAGCGGAGGAAACGATGCAGTTCAGCCTTGCGAATGGTTCCATGTCCCCCGATCTTCCCATCACCATTGTGGACCAGTCCTCGATGACGATGGCGGACGAAGAGATGATCGTCGCCTTCGGCGAACACATGCCGGAGTCCAAGTTCCATCCCGGTGATCTCGGCTACCTGACGGAGGCGACGTCGTACCTGAAGCAGCGGGGCAAGACGTTGCCGCGACTGTGGCAGGTACGCTTCATCATCTCGATGTGGCAGCACGAGCTGATGGCTCTGGCCCACACCCACAACGGCCTGATGGGTATCGATCACGCCCACTCCCTGCTCCAGAGCAGGGGGATGGTGGAGATGAACTACCGCAAGCCGATGCTGTACTGCCACGCCTTCCCGCACGGCATGTACCCCGACACCGCGGCTTGGATCCCCGAACGTGCCCTCCGGAAGATCAGCTTCCGTGAACAGAACCAGCAGTGGCAGCGCATCCTCGACGAGGCGAAGGCCCCGTTCGTCGGGTACGACACCTCTCACCTCATGGCGCCGTACATCTACGATCTTGCGCCCGACCGCTACAGCAGTGGCGAGAACCTCGGACGCCCCTTCAGCTTCGAAGAAGCCACGGTCCATACCGCCGCGCTGCTCGGGCTCGAAGAGGTGATGTTCAGGCCCGTCGACGCCTACTACATCAACAGCAACCGGATCATCGATCCGCAGCACGACATCTTCAAGGGGAAGTGACATGACCAAGAACGGAACGATCGCCGTATTTCTCGCCCTGTGCATGAACTACGGGTGCCTGCTCTGTATCGCATACGTGCTGCACAACGGCATCGACCTGTGGCAGCACGCCATCCCACCTGCCGAGCTTCTAACCCAAAATCAAAC